TGGTGTAATGGTAGCACTACAGATTCTGGCTCTGTCTGCTAAACATGAGGTTCTCTCAGGGGGATATGTTTCAAGTACATTGCTCTCCGCAATATGATTGTTATAGGGAAGTACAATAATTGGTTAATTGGCTACATTTGGGATGTAGAAGATGAAGGTTCGAGCCCTTTCTTCCCTACTTTGGGCTCTTAGTGATAATGGTTAGCACTTCTGCTTTGCAAGCAGAGAGTTGGGGTTCAATTCCCCAAGAGTCCACATTTCTCATTTGTTTTTTTTTTAGTTGAAACTGGGGTATAGCTGGAAGGTCAAGCAACAGACTGTTAATCTGTGGATGAAGGTTCAATTCCTTCTACCCCAGCCACTTGGGTTCTTGGTGCAATTGGTTAGCATAAGGGTCTCCAAAACCCTTGATTAGGGTTCAAATCCTTAAGGACCTGCTAATGGGCATATCTTCTAATTGGTTAGGAACCCTGACTGATACTCAGGAAATGAAGGTTCAAATCCTTATTTGCCCACTGGTGTCTTTAGCTTAATGGTAGAGCACTTGATTGTGGCTCAAGATGATGTTGGTTCAACTCCAATAAGACACCCTGATTCTCCAGGTAGCAGAAAGGTTAATGCAGTAGTCCGCAAAACTACTTTGTGTAAGTTCGATTCTTACCCTGGAGTCTATGCTTCCATCTATGGAGACTTAACATTAGTGGTAAATGTGCTGGACTGAAAATCCAGAAAAGTGTGGTTCAACTCCCACAGTCTCCACTAAAAACTTACAATTTTATTTGGAAGTTTAAAATAAAATACTTATATTTGCAGAAGAAATGATAGGAGATTTACTTTTAGACCCTATACCAGCTCCTGGTCAAGCACCAAAAGATGAGACTCCAGATACCTTCTCATTCTTTATAAGTTTTATAAACAGACTTGAAGGATGGAAGGCTAAATGTAAGAATCTTCACTGGGCAGCTCCAAAGAAGAATATTCATATATATCTGGATGACTTTCTTGAGATTTTAAGTGACTATCAGGACTCTCTTGCAGAAGAGATGCAAGGAATACTTGGTCACATGGCTCCAAACAAGATAGTTGGAACTGAGAGTAACACTCTTAATGCAATGGAGTTCATACTTGAAGTGAAGAACCTGACCCTTAAATTCTACTCATCAATTCCAGACTCAGTGGAATATGCAGGAGTGAGGTCAGAGTGTGAGACTTTCATTCACAACATATGGAAGTACAAGTACTTGTTTGAACTTTGTGATTCAACAAGAAGTTATTAAAGGGATTGGGGGTATGATGAAACTGGTAAACATATGGGTCTTAAACACCCATGAGCATGTCTCTTGAGGGTTCAAATCCCTCTATCCCCACAATAAACTCTTAAGGCTTATAAGCATACTATAAGAGTGTTGCCTTCTTAATATAAAGGTTATTATAACTGATTTGTAATCAGTAGATATTGGTTCAATTCCAATAGAAGGCTCAATAAATATTGCGGGATGTCAGAAGTTGGTATCTGGGGAGTCTCATAAGCTCCTGCTCTTTAGCCTCGGGGGTTCAAGTCCCCCTCCCGCATCTAATTAATATTCAATACTATGGGAGAAGATAAGAATGTTAAAATAATGTGTGCCATCTATGGTGATACTATCAGGGAGATAGTAAAACAGTCTAATGAACTGGGCATACAGAGAGATGATATTGTATCTCTTGCTAAGGAAGGAGGTCAGTATATCTTGACCTATTATGCTTAAATTTCAAGACAATGGAAGAGAAGAATGTAAAGGAAGTTGCTCCTATTTCAGAGGAAGAGTTTCAGGACTTGCTTAGAAACACACTTAAACTTCACTACTTTGAGTGTGTCAAAAGATTTAAGTCAGTAAAGAGAGCCTTTAAGAAGGGATACATAACCAGCTTTGGTTATATCCTCCCAAAGAGACCTTTTAACAACAAGAAACATACTAAGGGTAGAGAGGCTAATATTGAGAAGAAGAGAATTTGGGAAAGAATCACAGGTAAAAGAGTAATATGGTAGAGCAAGATTTTAATAGTGAACCAGTATTTTACTGCAAGCACTGTCTATCACTTAACATTAAGTCAGTAGATGATTCTGTAGATACTGATTATCTTGATTTCTGTGATGAATGTGGTAGTACTGAGGTTGGTCAAACTGACATACATACTTGGGAGAAGATGTATGAACAGAAGTATGGTAGGAATTTTTTAACAGGAGAAGAAGTATAATGGAAGAGAAAGTAAAAGCACAGGCACCTGAGCAGCCAAAACAGCTCAGTTATGAGGAACTTAGGAACATAGCTGGACAGCTTCAGCAGCAGAATATGCAGTTGAGAAGAGCTCTTAATGACCTCAACTATAAGAATATGTTTGAGAGACTCAACTATCTGTTCAAGGTTATGGAGTTCTCACATATGTTCAGTGATGAATTTGTAGGTAAGTGTGTAACAGAGATTGAGTCACTTATGACTCTTCCTGAAGATACACCAGAGGATACTACTGAACCTAAAGCAAAGGAATAATCATGAAGAAGCCTGACAGTGTAGTAATGGTTCCAGGCAATATTGATTCCTTCTTTAGAAAATGGTTTGAATTTCTTGAGCCATTCCATAGACTTACAGCAAGAGAAATGGATGTGGCTACTGCATTTGTCAAGCAGAGATATAAACTAAGTAAGGTAGTTAAAGACCCAGATATACTTGATAAGGTATTGATGAGTGAAGATACCAAAAAAGCAGTGAGGGAGGAATGCAATATAACCCTTCCTCACTTTCAAGTGATAATGGGTAAACTTAGAAAGAATCAGATAATTGTGGATGGAAAGATAAATCCAAGATTCATACCTAATATAGATGAAGAATCTGGTTCATTTAAGTTATTGTTGTACTTTACATTGAAGTAATGAACTATAAGCCAATATTTGAGAAAGTCTCTCAGGAGACAGGAATACCTGAAGAGGTTGTATCTTTAGCCTATAGGACATTTTGGAGGTTCATTAGAGAGACAATCACAGAACTGCCTTTGAAGGAAAATCTCACTGAAGAGGAATTTAATGAGCTCAGGACATGTTTCAATGTTCCATCATTGGGCAAACTTGTATGTACCTATGAGAGGTATTTGGGAATGAAGAAGAGATTTAAGTATCTCAATGGTTTAAAGAGTAGAAGTAATGATTAATATAAAGAAAATTAGACCACTATTTACTAAAATAGTGACAACACTTGATAGATATGAGGAAGACCAGACTACTGAAGGTGGTCTTGTAATAGCAAAGAAGCAGGCAGGTTCTGTCAAAGGATATCAAAGGATTGTAGCAGTAGGTTCTAATCCTGCTGGACTTAAGGTAGGAGATATAGTTATGATTAATCCTGCAAGATATGCAGTGATGAAACATAAACAGGGCTCTCTAAAGGATGGAGTTATTGAGGACAATCCAGTGCTTGACTATAATCTTCCAATCATAGAACTTGATGGAGTCCCTCATTTACTTCTTGAAACACAGGATGTAGATTTTGTTATAGAGGAATATGAGGATGATACCCCTGAGGAAACAATAGAATCAAGAGCAGCTAAGGCTGGAATCTATACCCCAGGAACAAGTAAGATAATATCTTAGTTATATAGCCAGTTTAATAAACTGGCTTTTATTGGTTATAGATATGAAGTTAATAGAATATGATAATTACCAGTTAAAGTTGTCAGATGAAGCCTATCTTGTGAAACCTATAAGGAAACTTTTCAATCAGGATAGGTCTGCTACTAAGGAGAAATTCTGGCAGCAGATAAGTTATCTTTATTTTATGACTGACCCAATCAGTTCATATATGTATATAACTGACCCAGAGGAAAGGGCAAAGGAGATAATTCTACAGGAAGGTCTTCCAGAAGACTTCAAACCTTCAAAGGAACTTGAAGAAGCTATGAACATCTATGCAAAGTTATGCAATACTTCCTCTACTCTACTTCTTCAGGATACAAGAGTTGCCATAGACAAGTTAAGGGAGTTTCTTAGGAACGTAGACCTTAATGAAAGGGATGATAAGGGTAAGCCTGTATATCCTGTGAATACCATAACCTCTGCTATAAAACAGATTCCAGAACTTGCTAAGTCTCTTTCTGAAGCTGAAAGAGCAGTCCAAAAGGAACTTGAAGAGGCTGGAAGAGCAAGAGGTGGTAATAACAAAACAATTTTCGAGGATGGGGTTTTTATCTAACTGTATGACAATATGTTAGTTAAAGATAAAAAATTTACTCTATATAAACACACCAACAAAATAAATGGCAAAGTTTATATTGGTATTACTTGCCAGTCTCCCATCAAAAGATGGGGATTGAATGGGTCTGGCTATAAAACTCAAATGGTTTTCAGAAGAGCCATAGAAAAATATGGTTGGGATAATTTTACTCATGAGATTCTATATTCAGGACTTGATAATGAAGATGCTGTTATATTGGAAGCAGAATTAATAGCATATTATAAGAGTCTTAGATTATCCTATAACATGTCAGATGGGTATGATGATACTCCAGATACATCTATTCCAATAGATGTATATAATTTGAAGCATGAATTTCTTGGAAGTTTCAAATCTATACAAGAAGCCTCTGATACTTTAGGAGTTAGCCCATCTGGATTGAATGGTTCATTGCATACCTATAATGGGATGTTCCATTACAAGGGATACGTAGTGGTAAATAAAGGGACTCCTCCAGATTGGAGAAAATGGGAAGATAGAAAAAGAAAAACTACAAAGGTTAAACAATTTGATAAAGAAGGAAATCTTATAGCATGTTTTGATAGTATCAATGAAGCAGCAAGATTAACTAAAACTCATAAAGGCTCATTGTCAAATTGTTTAAATGGAAAACAACCAACAGCAGGAGGATATATATGGAAGAGATAATAAGGTCACTTACAAGGTTAGCAATAGAAAGAACAAAGAATCCATTTATAAGGTTCATTGTAAGAAAGACCAGCAAACCACTAAAGATAAAGGCATATAAGGAACTTACATTGGAACTGTTTCTCCATTCTGAAGGGAAAAATACTTTAGTATTGAAGGTACAACAGTCTATAAATACATCAGGAACTGATGATTCCAAGGTATGGGACCTTATGGAACCTTTCTTCACATATGAGGTGCTCAAGTGGGTAATGTCAGAGGAAGGAAAGGAGGTGATAGATGGACATAAGGTGTAATTATACTGTTTATTGCCATATAAATAAAGTAAATGGAAAAACTTATGTAGGAATAACTTCTTCAGTTCCAGAACTTAGGTGGAAAAATGGAGAAGGGTATAAAAACTGTAGAAAGTTTTATAATGCAATTCTTAAATATGGATGGGATAATTTTTATCATATAATTCTAAGAGATAAATTATCACTTTCTGAGGCAGAGAAACTGGAGAAACAATTAATAACAGACTCTAAAAAGTTCTCCTATAATATAGCTCCAGGAGGTAAAGTTAATAAAGGGTTTCACTGGACTGAGCAATCTAAGAGAAAATTAAGTCTTTCTAAGAAGAGTGAACCATCTAAGATAGAAATAACAGAAGAGTATATAAATAAACTTAGGACAGGACATTCAAAATACAAAGTATACCAATTCTCATTAACAGGTGAGCTGATAAATATTTTTCAGAGTGCTCAAGAGGCAGGGAGGGTTTTAGGTATAAGTAGTTCTGAAATATACTTTAGCTGTTATAATTATAAGGGAGTTATTCAAACAAAAGGATTTATATTTCTAAGATATAATAATCCAGAAGAACTTAACAGAAGAGTAACTCTAATTAAAGATAGAGTTTCTCCAATAGGGCAGTTCAATAAGACTGAATTAATTAGGATTTTTTCTTCTGTTAAAGAGGCAGAAGAAGCTACTGGAGTGAAAGCATCCTATATCAGGAGGTGTTTAAGAGGAGAGAGGAATTTAGCTGGAGGATTTGTATGGAAGAAGATAGAATATTAATACCAACTAATAAGTATCAAACTCCTGTCACCCAATCTTCTATAGAGGGCTTACCACAGGAGATTCAAGACCAATATCTTGATTTTCTTCATAATGTTCCTTACATAAGAAGTCTGATTTCAGAAAACAGACCAAGGGCTTGTGACCTTCCAAGGGATGAAGAAGGTAAGATTATAATTGATATAACAAAGCCCCATATAATAGAGGATAGTGACTACTTCAGACCAACAGCAATACATTTCAAGGAGACTGGAAGATTTACAGACTTGAGACCTAATCCAAACCCAAATTCTGAGTTTGGCAAGTGGATTAGAGAGGAAATAAGAAGATGTTATGAAGGTTATGTCAGACCTTCTGATGGTGAATGGATAACTGGTGACCTATATTTCTTCCTCAATTATTGTCCTATTCTTCAGGATAGAAAGGATGAGAAAGGGGGAAGAAGGGCTAATAGGGTTGTGGACTTTCCTAAATTCTGGGAAGGTCACTACTATCTCACTCATTATCTACAAAAAGCAAGAGCTAATGGACATCATGCTGCTGAACTTGCTTCCAGAGGTAAGGGTAAGTCCTACTTAGGTGCAGCACTTCTTGCAAAAAGGTTCATACTTGGAGAATCTTTTGAAGTAAACAAGAAAGTACAGTGTGTTGTAACTGCCTCTGAAAAGAAATATCTGTCAGGTGCTAATCAGATACTTGATATGTTCTCTGGGTATATAGACTTCTGTGCTCAGAATACCCAGTTCCCTTCAAAGAGACTGGTCAATACCATGCAGAATCTTCAGTGGACTATGGGTTACCAGGACCTTGACAGTGGTACAAAGAAGGGAACTCTTAACTCAGTAATAGGTATCACATCTAAGGATGATGAGTCTAAGCTGAGAGGTTCAAGAGGCGTACTCTATCTTATAGAAGAGTTTGGTACATTCCCAAGACTTCTTGGTCTTTACAACACTCTTAGACCATCAGTAGAGGATGGAGAGAATATATATGGTCTTATCTTCATGTATGGTACTGCTGGAGACAATGAGTCTGACTTTGCTTCAGCTCAGGAGATTATGTATAACCCTCTCGGATATAATATGCAGGACCTTCCAAATGTCTATGATAAGGAGGGTCAGGGTAGAAAGTTATTTACTTTCTTCTTCCCTGGTTATATGAATAGGGCAGAATGTTATGATAAGGATGGAAATTCAGATGTAACAAAAGCTCTTCTTGAGATACTCAAGGATAGATATCTTGTAAAGTACAACTCTACTGATATTAACTCAATAACCAAGAGAATTGCTGAAATCCCTATAACTCCACAGGAAGCTATCCTCAAGACAAGGGGTAATCTGTTCCCAGTTACAGACCTTAATGAAAGACTTAATCAGTTGGATAATAATCCAAGAGAGTTTGATGATGTCTACACAGGTACTTTGATACAGAATGCCAAGGGAGAAGTAGAGTTCTGTCCTACTACTGATTTGCCAATCAGAGATTTCCCTCTAAAAGATAATAAGGCAGAAGGTGCACTTGAGATATTCAATCTTCCAGAGAAGAATAGAGAGGATAGGGTATTTCCTGACAGGTATATTATAGGTCATGACCCTGTTGATGATGATGAGTCAGATACACTTTCCCTCACTTCAACCTTTGTTCTTGACCTATGGACAGACCAGATAGTAGCAGAGTATACTGGAAGAAAAACACATGCTGATGATAACTTTGAGATGGTCAGGAAACTTTGCCTGTTCTATAATGCAAAGTGCCTCTATGAGAACAATAAAAAAGGTATATTTGCATACTTCTCAAGAATGAACTGCACCTATCTTCTTGCAGATACTCCTGAATATCTTAAGGATAAGGACCTTATAAAAGTCATAGGAGTAGGTAATAAATCAAAAGGAGTGAATGCAACAGCTCCTATTAACAACTATGCTAACACTCTCATAAGGGATTGGTTGCTTAAGCCAATAACAGTTGTACAGGAAGTAGATGGTGAGCAAGTTGAGACTACTATATTCAATCTCTATAGAATAAGAAATAGGGCTCTCCTTAAGGAGCTTATTCTGTTTAATCCAGATATAAATGTGGATAGGGTAAGGGCATTAGGTATGGTAATGTTGTATAGAGAGGAGAAAGTAATTCTGTATCAGGGAGATATGAAGAGGGAGGATGATAAGGTGTCAGCTGATTATTTAGGTAATGACCCTTTCTTCAAGATTAATTATGATGATAGATTGATGAAATTTAGCAAAAAGTAATACTACTCTTAATAATTTACTTATCCTATTGCTTAATAGGATAAGTTTTATTACTTTTGCACAGTTAAAAAAGTAACTAAGAATGTCAGAATTTATTAATTTTCCAAGGCAACAACTGCCCTTCTCACAGAAGACAAAGAAGTGGAGGAAGCAATGTATGGATTGGGCAGATTCCAAGACATTCTTCAACTATTCTCCTGTAAGGAAAAGCACAATACATAAGAAGATAAACTATGACCTCCTTAATGGAAAGCTCCATATGGAGGACATGGAAGCAATCATAAACCCAGAAAGTATAAAGGTAGGTTATATACCTGATAGAATACAGCACTATCCTATTATGAACTCCAAACTGAATGTTCTTAGGGGTGAGGAGACAAAGAGGGTATTTGACTTTAAGGTGGTAGTGACTAATCCTAATGCTGTAACAGAGGTTGAAGACCATAAAAAGGAGCAGCTTCTTGCTTCACTTCAGCAGTTAATTGCTGACAACTCACTCTCTGAGGAAGATTTCAATCAGGAGTTAGAGAAGCTCAATGACTACTATACATACCAGTGGCAGGATATGAGAGAGATAAGAGCAAATGCTCTTCTCAATCATTATATAAAGGAATATAATATGCCTCTTCTCTTCAACAATGGTTTCATGGATGCCATGACTGTAGGTGAAGAGATTTATCAGTGTGATATAGTAGGAGGAGAGCCAGTCATTGAAAGGGTGAATCCTCTTAAGATAAGAGTGTTCAAGTCTGGCTATTCCAACAGGATAGAAGATGCAGATGTTATAATCATAGAAGATTACTGGAGCCCAGGAAGGGTTATAGATACTTTCTATGATGTTCTCTCTAAAAAGGACATGGAGTATATTGAAAAGTTGCCTGACCACATAGGTCAAGCCTATTCAGACTCTATGGACAATATAGATGAGAGGTATGGATTTGTAAATAATAATATGATAGGGGATGAAGTAGTTACTGATGGTTTCTACTTTGACCCACTTAACCTGTTTTCAGATGCAGTAGTGAACTCTCTTCTTCCTTATGACCTTGCAGGTAATCTTAGAGTTCTAAGAATGTACTGGAAATCAAGAAGGAAGATAAAGAAGGTAAAGTCATATGACCCTGAAACAGGTGAAGAGACTTTCAACTTCTACCCAGAGACTTATATCTGTAATCCTGACTTAGGAGAAGAAGAACAAACATTCTGGATTAATGAAGCTTGGGAAGGAACTAAAATTGGTCAGGATATCTATGTTAATATGAGACCAAGAGTTGTACAGTACAACAGGCTTTCAAATCCATCAAGATGTCATTTTGGTATAGTAGGTTCTATATATAACCTTAATGAATCAAGACCTTTCTCTCTTGTTGATATGATGAAGCAGTATAACTATTTGTATGATGCTGTTCATGATAGACTTAACAAGATGATTGCCAGGAACTGGGGTAAGATTGTACAACTTGACCTTGCCAAGGTTCCAAAAGGATGGGAAATAGAGAAATGGATGTACTACGCCAAGGTTAATGGAATTGCTGTAGTAGACTCCTTCAAAGAGGGAAATATAGGTGCTGCAACAGGAAAGCTTGCAGGAGCACTTAATAATGCCTCCACAGGTGTGATTGATGCTGACTGGGGTAATAACATACAGCAATATATAAGCCTTCTTGAATTTATTAAGCTTGAGATGTCTGAAGTTGCAGGTATCACAAGACAGAGAGAAGGTCAGATAAGCAATAGAGAGACTGTAGGTGGTGTTGAGAGGGCAACTCTTCAGTCATCACATATAACAGAATGGCTCTTTACTATACATGATGATGTGAAGAGGAGAGCACTTGAGTGCTTCCTTGAAACTGCAAAAGCAGCCCTTAAAGGGAGAAGCAAGAAGTTCCAGTATATATTATCTGACAGTTCAATGCAGATAGTAAATATAGAGGGAGATGAATTTGCAGAAGCCGACTATGGTCTTGTAGTAGACAACTCTGAAGGACTTCAAAAGTTACAGTCTCAGCTTGAGACACTTGCTCAGGCAGCCCTACAAAACCAGACTCTTTCCTTCTCAACTATAATGAAGATATACGGTTCTTCATCCCTTGCTGAAAAGCAAAGAATGGTTGAGAATGATGAAAGGAAGATGAGAGAAATGGCTCAGCAGCAACAGCAGCAGGAACTCCAGGCTCAGCAGCAACAGGCTCAGATGCAGCAGCAGACTGAAATGCAGAAGATGCAGCAGGAAGATATACTTAATCAGAGAGATAATGAGACCAAGATTCTTGTTGCTCAGATTAATGCTCAATCTAAACTTCAGGATTCAGAGGTAGACATTAATGATGGTATTCAGGAGCCTATGTCTGAAGAAGCAGCTGCAAAACTTAGAGAGCAGATAAGAGAGTTTGATGCTAAAATGATACTTGAAAGGGAGAAACTCAAGGTACAGAGAGATAAGCAGGAAGAGGATGCCAGATTAAAGGAGAAACAAATAAATAAGAAACCAGTAAGTAGTAAATAATTAAGCTATGATAATTAGAGATATTATATTTTCTACTAATCCCCCTGCAACTCCTTATGTATTATGGGTTAAAGCAGGTGCCAATAATATTAATACAATCCATGTATATGATGGAGGATGGAGAAAAATAGGTACTAGTTCTGGAGGAGGAACTTCAGACTACAATGACTTAGAGAATAAACCTAAGATTAACAATGTAGTCCTTGAAGGAAACCTTTCTCTCGAAGAATTAGGGATTATAATTCCAGACCTTAAAAACTATGTTACAGAAGATGCCTTAAATACAGCACTTCTTGACTATGCTAAAAAGTCTGATATACCTTCAATAGAAGGACTGTTATCTGAAGTAAAAGCACAGGAACTTTATCAGCCAAAAGGAGAGTATGCTCTTAAGAGTGAGCTTCCAGATACTACAGATTTAGCTACTAAGACAGAAGTTACTGATGCTATCTCTAACCAGAAGTTTAAGACTATTAATAACCAGGAAATAACTGGAGAGGGTAATATAGAAATCCAAGGAGGAGGAAGCTCTGTAACAGTAGATGAGGCTCTTAGTGAGACTTCTGTAAATCCAGTTCAGAATAAAGTAATCACTGAGAAGATTAATGCAATGAATGAATTGCTTGCTCAACTTGATGAGAAAGTATTTCCTACTACCCTTTCTGTATCTGGAGGAGGAACTTATGATGAAGGCACTTCTCAGACAGTTATGGTGTCTTGGAAACTCATGAAGAATGGACAGACTCTTACTCCTGATTCAGTAACTGTAAATGGAGAAACAGTAGACCCAGCAACAGGTTATAAAGTATTTACTGATGTAACTACAACTACAACTTATAGAGTTGTAGTAGTTTACCAGGGCAAGACTTATAATGGAAGCACTACAGCTACTTTCAAGAAGACTTACTATAGATATTATGGTGCTTTACCTGTAGGAACTTCTGTAGGAAGTATTACAGAGTCTATGATAACTTCTTTAAAGAAAGAAGTATGTACCTCTGCTTCTGCTACTCTAACATATAATTTAGAAGACCAGAGAGCAGTTTATGCGTATCCTTCTACTTTTGGACTTCTAACAAAAGTATTAGATGATGCCACTTCAATGCCTTATGATGATTTTGTAAAAGAGCAAGAAATGGTAATTGATGGGGAAAATTACTATATTTATGCTTTACAAAATCCATCTTCAGTAACTGATTATAAATTTAGATTTGTTAAATAATGGCAGTACAATTTGCATCTAATATAAAATATGAGGGAAGACTTTCTAATTTTACCAGAGATTCTTTTCCTACTTTAGAAGCTATGAAAGCTTTTAAAGAATCTGCATTAGACCCTGGACATATTTCATTTTGTGAAGAAGATAGAAATACATATAAGTATGACCCAAATAATTCAGTAGATGCTATTACTGGAAAGTGGAGATTGTTTGGTGGAGGAGTTACTTATCATGAAGTACCTACCCTTACAGAGGATTATATGATAACTTCTAATCCTTCTCTCACTAATGAAGTGATTTATTATATTACAATAGGAGAGACTGTACATAAAGTAATTGGAGATTCTATCATTAAATGGCAGGATGGCAAAAGTCCAGTTTCAGAAGCAAATTCTGTAATAGTTGTAAGTGTTTTGAATAATTTAGCTGTTTGGGGGATTTTCAAATGAGCATGTTTAGAAACCTATTAAAGAATAATTCCACTTCTTATATTAGGCTTCTTCCAGAATCTTTAAATTACAACACACAAGAAGATGAATCTAAAACTCTCCTTGTTGAATCTAATGATAGTTGGACATTGCAAGTGACTTATAAACAAGAATAGAATGTTTACATTACAACAAATACAAGAGATATCAAAAAAGCTTTCTGCAATGTGTAAAAGAGATTCAGATTTTAAACCTCTGGATGATTGGACATCTATTAGTAAGAAAGACTTTATAGCCTTTGTAAAGGATGGGAAAAATAGGTCAATGACCTTAGACCAACTTTATACATTTGTAAGGCAAAATATAAATGGAGATATTGGAGATGCACTTCATAGAATAGAAATTCTTGAAGAAAAAGTAATGGATATCAATACTTTATTGAGAGCATTTATAAGGAAAACTAATATACACTTTGATAGTATTGATAAAAGTTTAGATGATATCAATAGAGTATTAAGTACATTAACTACTAAATATACACTCACTGTAATACCAGTTACTCCTAATGCAACTGTATTTATAAATGGCATAAAGCAAAGTTCTTTACAGATTGTTAATGGTTCTACAGTCAATGTTAAAGTACAGGCTGAGGGATATGTAACTTATGAAGAGTTTATTTTGGTAGATAAAGATATAACCCTTAAACCTGAACTTAATAGAGAACAAGCAACATTTACTGTAAGTCCAATTCCTAATGATTGTACAGTTAAACTTAATGGAGTTGCTAGAAAATCTATTACAGTAGATAAAGGCTCAGTAGTAACTTGGGAAGTATCTAAAAGTGGCTATATAACAAAAAGTGGTAGTATAATTGTTACAGAAAGTACTTCAATGCAAGTATCTCTAGATGTAATAGGAGAAAATAAAATTAACTTTGTTGTAAATGTAATTTCTCCACTAGATGCAGTTGTAACTATAAACGGAGAAACTACTAATTCAATTGTTATTGATAAAAACTCAGAAGTTACTTGGTCTGTAGAAGCTCCTCATTATGAATCTAAGAATGGCACTCAAACAGTAAATGAGGATACTGTAGTAGATGTAACTCTTGTTGCAAATAAATATACTCTCACTATAAATCCTACTCCAACAGATGCTGTTGTAGAATTAAATGGGGAAGTTAAAAACTCCATTACAGCAGATTATAATACTGATGTTAGTATTAAAGTATCTAAGAAGGGATATAAGACTTATACAGAAAAGTATAAAATAGTTCAAACTGAAACTAAAAATGTCATTCTTGAAGTAGAGGAATTTGTGGATATTAATCCTAATTATATGGAATTTACCTCTGGTGGAGAATCAAAGACTTTACAAATTGAATCCAATACTTCTTGGAATATTGATTAATAATTGATAGTAACTTACAAGGGAGAGTTTAATCTCCCTTGTTAAAAATATGAATAAAATGGCAAAACCAGATTGGATTACATTAAGTAAAAATTCAGGTTCAGGTAATGACACTATATCTGTTGAAGCACAATCTAACACTCAAAGATATTGTAGAGAAGGTACAATAACAGTGAGTTCAGGAAATGGAAGCACTTCTAAACAAGTAAAGGTGCTACAATATGGAGCAGTTACCTACAAATTGACTGTAGTTTTTATAGGAGTACAGGAAGGAAGTTTATTCAAAATATCTTCTTGTATGTATACTTTTAGGAGTGATAAGGCAGAGGATGAAGATTCAAGTTATGAAATTAGAGTTAAGTTATTAAATGATGGGCTTCCTCTTCAATTTCCTGACGGCAGTTCTGACTTAGTATTATCAGCTACTATAACAAAAGGCTCAACCACAGCTGAAGCTTTGGGCAAAATCTTTACTACTCCTTTTAAAGCTAATAGTAAAACAGCATTATCATTTAACACAATAACTGCCACTTCAGTTGCAGGTAAAGGAGATGTTTATGTATCTAAGGATGACAGTAGTTGTATATGTATAGAGGAAGGTCTTGTAGTAGATACATCATCTATTTCAGCACCAGCAGATGGAAAAATTTCCAGTGTTTATGTGAGAACACAACCATTTGTAACATGGAATGTAGAATAAATAAAATAAGATATTATGGCTAAACCAAATTGGATAACAGTTAATCCTTCAAGTGGTACAGGAGCAAGAAGATTTGAAATCACTTTTGCACAAAATACATCAACTTCTTCAAGGAGTGGAATAGTAACTGTAAAGTCACTTAGTGGGTTAACACACGAAATACAAGTAACTCAGGCAGGGAAAGCAACCAAAGGTAAGATTACATTTGAATATACTGGAGGGGAGATTCCACAGAAATACGTGGGTAAGTCTCTTTATTTTGCAGATGATGATGTTTTCCCTAGTTATTCTTATGGGGAGTTTGGCGAGATAGAGTCTATTAATGCCAGCACTCTTGTTGTGAATATAGAGTATATGGGTGAGGTTTACTTAGACACAAACCTCGAAACGCTTAATAGTCTTAACTCAACAAAATTATATTTCGGTATAACATCATCTGATGACCCAACAATAGACTGGGTTCCACTTTTATTGGTTAATGACCCAGATGACAAAGATTATGTTTCACAACTTGTAGCTGCTAAGATTCAAAACGCATTTAACGGATTAAATGAAGTGATTTCCGCTGAAAGCCTTGTTGCACCGAGTGTTACGGATGTTGTTTGTTCTTGGAGTATGCCAAGCACAAGGCTTCTACTTGCTGTCACTACACAAGATGCGTTGGATAGAGCTTCAGTATCATCTGTTAAGTTCAGTGTATTTGCAGACCTTTATCCTGATGGTCAGAGGTTGTTGAATGATAATTCAATGAATAATATTCAGATTGGACAGTTTATTCTCGGTGAATCTTCTGATGGAAAGTGGCTGAGCATGTGGGTAAATGTTAGTAGAACCAATCCGATACATCAGTTTACTTGGTATAAAGAGTGGTCAGAGGTGGCTCTGTGTAGATTTACAATAAAATGCGATAATTTTAATGATGTTGATGTCTCATTAAAGGGGAAACTCATTATAAATGGTAAGACATTTATGCAACATAAAAATGGTGGGGATATTTATTTTGAAAATACAGAAGGAATTCCTCTTCAGAATACGACTGATGGCCAAAATGTAAGTATTTCATCGAATACCCCTAATTTGACCTTTAATTCCTTTGATTAACATATATAACTATAACAAAATAGTTAATAAGGTTAAACACTTAATCTTATTAACTATTTAAAAACATTTAAATTAAATTTAATTTTTATGGCTAAACCAAAATGGATTACAATTGGAACCGCAGAAGGTTCCATGAATGGCTCAAGTAAAATTACTGCTGCTGCCTATACTGGTAGAGTTGCCAGAGAGGGTACTATTACTGGTACAACAGCAGGTGGAGCTAGTGATACTACAGCTGTAACTCAGGTAGGTGCTGCTGAGGTAATTACTATTGCAACAAAGACTTATTCTGCGGATAAAGTAGGTCAAAGTGTTACTATTCAGGGTAAATCTAACTCTGCTAATCTTAGCATTGTAGCAGGGACTTCTAGTATTCCAGGTCTTGTTTACAAGCTTGCTGTAGCAGGAGTAGCTGATGCATCCTGGGATGGTAGTAAAGATACTGTTGTGGATGGTGACCCAGGTGCATCTGCAATATATGACTTTACTCTTACTGTAATTGTTCCAGAGAATAAATCAACATCTGCATTAGTTGCTAAGTTTGCAGTTAAGAATGCAAATGCTGATGTAACTTCAGGTGAGCTTACTATCAATCAGGCAGCAGGTGTTAAGAGCTATGCTGCTCCTGTTATTTCTGCATTCAGCTACCCTGCTGGAAATATCCCAGCATCAGGTGGCAGCAAGACACCTACCCTTTCTTACTCACAGGCTTGGGGATGGAATAACTCTACTACAAATGGAGGCACACTTTCAGGTACTCTTGCGGCTCCTATTTCAGGAACTACATTTAAATTTGAAGGTGCCACTAATACGAGTACAGGTGTTGTAACTGCTACTTCTAAGGGTACTACTGTATCTGAAGTTACTGAGGTAGCATCAGTGACAGCTAAGGTTACTCTCAATGGTAAATCTTCTGCTGTATATAAAGCACAGACTGTTAGCCAGGCTGCTAATACTGCTACGTACGGTGAGATTAATATTTCTAGAAGAGTACCTTCAGCTAATGATATTCCTGCCGCAGGAGGTACAGTTGAAGGAAGTGATATTATTTGGTCTGATGAGGGCTCAATAGCAGCACAGGTTATTACTTATACTTCTGGAGCAAAAGTTGGTATTACGGATGTTGATGGTTCTACCAATCCAACATTTGACCCTATTGCTATCACTTATAGTGCAGCTGTTACAGCGGCTTCTAAGGGTACGGCAGTTTCTGCAAAGACTGAAGCAGGTGTCATTACAATTACTGCAACAGGTGCTGGTGGTAAGAAAGCTACTAAGACACTCACTATATATCAGGCAGCTAACACTGCAACTTATGGTGCAGTAACTATTGGTCAGGCTACTCCAGTATCTCTTGCTGCTCCAGGTGAGACTTATGCTATTGTTCCTGCTTTGAAGCAGACAGTTACTTACACTTCAGGTGCTACAAGGACTGAGGCTACTCCAGCAGATAACAAGGTACAGCTCTCTGCTGAATATGCAGTTAAGACTGCTAAGGAAGGCTTCTCACTTGATACTAATGCAGGTAAGGTTACTGTTAATCTTAACCCTACAACTGCTCCAAGAGAGGGCTTTGTTGTTACAATCTCAGCTGAGGGTGAAGGTGGTAAGACTGCTACTAAGAACATCACATTCAACCAGCAGGGTTCTAACTCAACTCTTGACCTCTCTCCTGATACATTGTCATTCATTGCAGCTGGTGAGACTAAGACATTGACTATCACATCTAATGATTCTTGGACACTGTCCTAATCATAGATTAGAATAAAATTAGCAAGAGGTTAAGTGTTCTACTTAACCTCTTGCTTTTTTTATTTATACTTCTTATCTTTGCCTATTGGAGGAAAAAGATATGAAACTTAAGAGTTGGATATATATAGGAGTAGTTGCTCTTATACTTGGTATGATTGGTGTTATATCACTCCAGTCTTCAAGAATAGATAGTTTGAATGAAGATTTGTCAATAAGCATAGCCAATGAGAAGGCTTTATTTGCTGACAATGATTCCCTTAATAATAAGGGAAGAACATTACAGCTTACAGTAGAACAATTAAACTATATTAATGACTCCATCATTGTGAAGATGAATGAAGTCAGAAAGAAACTTAAAATTAAAGACAAGAACATAAAAGAACTTGAATATCAATTATCTGAAGCTAAAAAGACTGATACCTTGATATTCAGAGATACTCTTTTCAGAAATCCAGAACTTAAAATAGATACTACTTTAAGAGATAAATGGTATTCTCTTAATCTAAAACTTGAATATCCGTCTACTGTAATTGCCTCTCCCAAGTTCATATCAGAGAGGTATGTAGTACAAAGTTTGAGGAAAGAGACTATTAAACCTCCTAAGAAGTGTTGGTTGGGAAGACTGTTTCAAAAGAAACATAAGGTGATTGAGACAGAAGTAATTGAGAAGAGTCCTTATATAATAAATAAACAGGAAAAATATATAAAGATTATTGAGTAATGGACTTAGGGATATTGATTACAGCAGGTATAGGTACTGTGACTACATTCTGCTCTGCATTTTTTACTTTTCTATTCTCAAAGAAGAAGTATAATGCGGAAGTAGATGGTACACAGATATCCAATATGCAGGCATCTTTAGATATATATCAGGACATGGTTAAAGACCTTGGCAAAAAACTTGATTTATATTCAAAGATTGTAGACAAGAATAAGGCTGAAGTTATGAGACTTAAGAGTGTAGTCATCAAGATGATTGGTAAAATCTGTACAGTTGAATCCTGCAAGAACAGATGTCCTTATAGTGACACAGAGCTTGATGATTTGTTCAAACTATTGGATTTTGACACTGATGAAACTAACTATAAAGAGAACTATAACAAGGAATAGCTACACTTTAGGTAAGCTGTATGTAGATGGGGTCTATTTCTGTGATACTTTAGAAGATAAGGATAGGGGCCTAACACAGGACATGAGCATTGGTCAGATACAGTTATTGAAGATACCTGGCAAAACCGCCATACCAAAAGGGATATATAAAGTCACCTTGGATGTAGTAAGTCCCAAGTTTTCGCAGTATCCCTTCTATATGGAAACATGTAAAGGCAAACTTCCAAGACTTATTGATGTAAAAGGATATGATGGAGTTCTTATTCATGTTGCAGATGGTCCAAAGAGAGATTCCTTGGTACAGGGATGCATAGGAGTAGGCAACCTTTCAGCAGAAGAATATCTTATGAATGGTAAGAAGGTATTTGCTGAACTCTACAATAAGATGAAAGGTAATAATATAGAACTTGAAATTGTTTAATTATGGCTTGCAAGAAAAGTAAAGGTAAGGGAAAGAAGGGTAAGTAGTATTACTCTAAGTGAAAAAGTTTATAGGCAATAAGAAAAACATTTTCCTTATTGCCTATTACATTTTTTGTATATATCTTTGCATGAAGTTTAAGGAGAAAATAATATGGAAGAACTCGATTTAAGTAACATCCTCAGCCCAGAAGAGATGGATAATCTCTTTGATGAGGAGGGAAGTAAGACACAGGAAACTCCACCTGAACCAACGGAGGATGATAATAAAAATAATGAAACTACTGAGGTTCAAGTAGATGCAGAAGATTTATTTGAATCAGAGAGCGTAGGTAGTGGAAAAGAAGATAAGCAAGGAAAGGAAGATACCTCCCCAGATGGGACTGGTACTTCTCCCAAAACCAACTTCTACTCTTCCATTGCCAGTGCCTTGAAAGAAGATGGTATCTTCCAGAACCTTGATAATGATAAAGCCAAGGAGATAAAGGATGCAGAGTCCTTTGCCCAGGCTATAAGAGATGAAGTTTCTGCCCAATTTGATGAAAGACAGAAGAGGATTGATGAAGCATTAAATGCTGGAATTGAACCTTCTGAAGTCCAAAAGTATGAGAGAACACTCAACTATCTTGATTCAATCAAGGATGAGAATATCTCAGATGAGTCAGAGCAGGGTGAACAGTTAAGAAGACAGCTCATCTATAATGACTTCATCAATAGAGGTTACTCTAAAGAAAGAGCTCAAAGGGAGGTAAAGAAGTCTTTTGATGCAGGCACTGATATAGAAGATGCCAAAGAGTCTCTAAAGAGCAATAAGGAGTTCTTCAAGAGCTCTTATGACTCTATAGTAGAGGAGGCTAAGAAAGAAGAGGAAAAGGAGATTGAGGAGAGAAAGAAGGATGCTGAAACTCTCAAGAAGAACATACTTGAAGAGGAGAAAGTATTTGGAGAGCTCCAGATTGACAAGGCTACAAGACAGAAGGTCTTTGATAATGTAAGTAAGCCTGTCTATAAGGACCCTGAAACAGGGGAACTCTTCACAGCATTACAGAAGTATGAGATGGATAATAGACTTGATTTTCTTAAGAATGTAGGTCTCATATACACTCTTACTGATGGCTTCAAGAACCTTGATGGGCTTATTAAAGGAAAAGTAAAGAAGGAAGTGAGGAAGGGATTGAGAGAGCTTGAAACCACTATCAACAATACTGCAAGAACCTCAGATGGTAATCTGAAGTTTGCAACTGGAGTTGATGAAGACCCTGAGTCTTATGTGGGCAAGGGCTGGCATCTTGATGTCTAACCTCCTATTCTGAATAAATAATTATAACATAAAATTTATGGCAGGAAAGCTTGGTAAATTTCAGATGTTAGGCTTCCAGCACTGGAAGGGTACAACCAAGGAAAACCACCTTGGACAAATCTTCCAGTTAGCACCCCAGAAGGCTACAAACCTTATGGTGCAGCTGCTTGCCTACTACAGAGGTAAGACCCTTGACACATTCCTCAATCAGTTCCCAACAAGGGAGTTTGATGATGACAATGAATATTACTGGGATGTGATTGGTTCTTCAAGGAGAAACATTCCACTTGTTGAAGCAAGGAATGAGAATGGAGATGTTGTAAAGGATACAGATGCACCTGTAGGTGCTGGTTATGCTCCATTCTATCTTGTATTCCCAGAAGATTGGTTTGCTGATGGAGAAATCCTTTGGGGTAACTACAATGAGGCATATCCACTTAGGGTTCTTGGTGAAGCAAGGTTTGAGGGAACTAATGCAGTTTATAAGGTAGAGGTCTTTGGTACTAATTCTAAGGGTGTACCAGCAGAAAGACTTCTTGCAGGAGAAAGGTTCTCCATTGGTTATGCTCCAGTAGAAAGAAGTTTCTCAAGAAAGGTTGGTGACATCAGATTCAGCTCACCAGTTTCTATGAGAAATGAGTGGTCTACAATTAGAATTCATCACAAGGTTGGTGGTTCAATGCTTAATAAGAAGCTTGCAGTAGGTATTCCTATTACTAAGGAAACTGAAGGTGGAAAGCTTGTTAAGGATACCACTAATATGTGGATGCACTATGTGGACTATGAACTCGAACTTCAGTTCTCAGAAGCAAAGAATAATGTACTTGCTTGGGGTGTTTCCAACAGGAACAGTAATGGTGAGTACCTTAACTTTGGTAAGTCAGGTGAGGCTATCAAGACTGGTGCAGGTCTGTTTGAGCAGATGGAAGTAGCTAATACAATGTACTACAACCACTTCTCACTTAAACTTATTGAGGATGCTCTTTATGAACTTTCAGCATCTAAGCTTGATTTCAATGACAGATACTTTGTCATCAAGACTGGTGAAAGAGGAGCAATTCAGTTCCACAAAGAAGTCCTCAAGACAGTTTCAGGTTGGACACAGTTTGTACTTGACAATAACTCTATTGGAGTAGTTCAGAAGACTCAGAGTAAGCTTCATGAGAATGCTCTCTCAGCTGGTTTCCAGTTTGTAGAGTATAAGGCTCCTAATGGAGTAAGGGTTAAGATTGATGTAGACCCATTCTATGATGACCCAGTAAGAAACAAGATTCTTCACCCAGAGGGTGGTGTAGCATACTCATATAGGTATGACATTATGTACATTGGTACAATGGACCAGCCTAATATCTTCAAGTGTGCTATCAAGGGTCAGACAGAGTTCAGGGGCTATGAGTGGGGTCTTAGGAATCCATTCACTGGTCAGATGGGTAATCCATACATGAGCCATGATGAGGATTCAGCAACATTCCACAGAATGGCAACTCTTGGAATCTGTGTTCTTGACCCTACAAGAACAATGTCAATTATACCTGCAATACTTCAGGCATAAATCATAAGGGGTAGGGTAGTACCCTATCCCTTTATTTTTAAAGGGAGATAAATAATGGCAAAGAAAATGGAAGAGTCTATTGATTTTGGAGCTATAGATGATAGCCCAATTTCAGTACATGAAGTTAGTTCTATGGAAGGTAATGAACCACCTGCAAGAATAGAAAGTGAGAAGAAGCCAAAACCAAGTAGAGTGGTTGAATCTTGCTTAAGAAATGAGAGAGTAATTATCAGGCATGTCCCTAAGGAGGGAGGGCTTGTTACTAACCCTAAACATATCCTCTATGGAGGTATGGCTGAAAGTGCAGTAAGATACTTTACAGTTCCTATCCTTGGGTCTTCTGGTGCATATAAGAATGTACTTACAGATGATGAGAAGACATTTCTTGAGGAGATTATGGGGCTTGAATATAATGCTCTCTCTATCTATAAGAAAGAGAACAATTACTGGGATAACTATCAGGTCAGACTGACAAAGCAAGACAATTATCTTGACCTTTCAGTACCAGATGATTATATCAAGTACAAGGTCCTTAAGGCTAACTCTGACTTTATTGCAGATTCTCTTGAGACATTACAGGACAAGCCAAAGGTAACATACCAGTTTGTAATGATTAGGGAGGGTGAGCAGGAAAGCCAGGAGAGTGAAAAGATGTCAGCTACCATGAAGTGCTACATGGAATATGGCAGAATTAAGGATGACAAAGACGCTCTTAGGTGCATTATTGAACTTATAGATGGTAGACCTGTAGCCTCTAATTCAAAACTTGAGTTCCTTCAGGGTAAGATTAATAACCTTATTCAGGCTGATTCTAAGTTATTCCTCAAGATAATCACTGACCCACTTCTCAGTACTAAGGTGCTTATCAGTAAGGCTATTGAAGCAGGAGTAATATCAAAGAGAGGTGACCAGTTATACCTCAGAAGTGACAACTCACCACTGTGTGACCATAATGAGGACCCTACTCTGAATGTAGCTGCAAGATACCTTAACCTTCCTAAGAATCAGGAGCTCAAACTTTCAATTGAAGCAAAGGTAAAATAATATGACAACACAAGAGTTTTCACTTGAATTTGATTTAATGTATAATAACATTTCTTCAAATCAAGCTCCAGGACTTTCAGAGTATGAGAAGAGCTTGTTCTTAACCCAAGCACAAGAAGCTCTGGTTCTTGATATTTATTCAGGAAAACTTGGGAGTTCTTTTGAAAGTACTGAAGAAGTCACTGATTATTTAAGTCCTTTGGTTAAGCAAGCTACTTATACAACTAAAGTAGAAGGTAAGGGATTGGATTCAAGGTCAGTATTCTTTAATATAGATACAGACATTTGGTTTAAGACAGGAGAAAAGGCAATAATAAAGGATAATTCCCTTAAATGTGGAAATTCTACAGAAAGAGAAGTAGATGTAGTTCCAGTAACACAAGATACTTTATATAGAACTAAGAATAGCCCATTTAGAGGACCTAATGAAAGAAGGATATTAAGATTGGACTGTGAAGCCAATAAAGTTGAATTAATAAGCAAATATCCTATTGAATCTTATACAATAAGATATCTTTCAAAACCAGAACCTATAATACTTGAAAATTTACCAGAAGGTCTGACTATTAATGATATAAGTACACCTCAAACTTGTAAATTAAGTTCAGCAATTCACAGAGCAATCCTCATCAGAGCAGTAAGTATTGCTAAGTCTGTTTGGGGTTCACAACAATAGTTTTACAAATATTTTTAACAAACAATAATTTATGGCAGCTTTTTCAGTGCATCAGGTAAGGCAGCTTTATGTTGCTAATGCCTACAAGGAAAACCTTGCAGCTCTTAAGGATACTGGGGACATCACTGTAGTAAAGACAAATGAAGGTGGTGCTATATATTTCCAGTATATGGGAGCACTTCTTGATAAGATGAGAAGTGACCTTATTAAGGTTGACAATATTACTAATCTCACAGCTACTAAAGCTGAAGACATGGCTACTAAGCTTAAGGGATATACTCTTACTCTTAACCCTGAGGTGAATGGTGGTCAGCCAGTAGCTGGGCAGGATTATATTCTTAGACTTGCCTTTAGAGAGTATATTGGTATGTCAGAAGCAGACCAGTACTTCAAGTATGGTATGGTTCATGTATTCCCTGGGCTTTCTGCATCAGACTTCTATAAGAAGATGGCACACTCTTTAGTAATTAATCTTTCAAAGGATGTAACAGCTCTTGTAGATGTTTATCTCTATGACGGCTCTGCTGAAACTAAAGTAGAGGCAATGAGTTGGGAAGCTTTTGATAAAGCCTATACTGGAACTTATACAGCAATTAGATTTGTAGAGGCAGTTCAGCCTTGGCATCTTGGATTAATGCCTCAGGCAGTAATTCCTTTTGAAGTTCAGCCAGTAGATGTTCTTGTAGATGGAGACCACAGAATTTGGGGAAAAGTTGAGTCTTATGACCCTCAGGTTTCTCTTCCAGAAGGACAGCTTATTGCAGACCTTGAGTACTTCTGCATGGGTGAGAGAGGAGACCAGTACAGAAATATGGGATGGCCTAATGTTATTCCTACCAAGTATCTGGTTGACCCATCTAAGATGTATGATGTTATCAACATCCATTACTTCTATCAGGGTGATGGAATTTCAGTACAGAAGTCTGAGAAGGACATCCAGATTGTAGTTCCTAGACCAGGAGAAAAAGATTATACAAACATTAATGCTCTTATCGCAGCTATTAAGGCTATTGTCCCAGCTGAGACAAGTGAATTCCTTAAGGAACTTGCATAAACTAAAGGGACCTTAAAAAGGTCCCTTTTATTGTTTAATTTTCAACTGAATTAGTATGGTAATTTTTAATGATTTAAGAATAACTCCTGATGGTCAAAATCTTTTTATAGATGTTAAGGTAGCTCCATACAAATACTTTGAAAATATGTTTATATCTTCAATAAGTATTGATACAGAAGAAACATTTTCTCCTACAGGAAAACCAAGTTCTAATGCAGTTGTAGTATATGAAAATCAAGATACAACTGTAAAAGAATACAGTATAAATCTCTCACCAGATAAATTTAAGTTATCATCATTTAATAATCATATATTTTATGTATATGTATCTGTAGCTGGTACTCCTTCTATTGATACTCCTTGTGCAATGGATACTGAGTATACTTTAGGAGTAGTATTGAATTGGCAATCTATATATCAAAAAGGTATAAATCATATGAAGCAAGTAGTTAATGGCTGTTGTGAATTGCCTAGAGACTTCATAGATTATATACTTAGATTTAAAGCATTTGAACTTGCTATTAGAACTGCTCAATATACTTTGGCAAATGATAAGTTCAAAGAGTGGTTTGCAGAAGAGAATGTGAAGTTTAACCCTCCTTGTAGATGTAAATAATATGTATGCAGGAAAAACAACTCAACAAGCTCTTGATGCCCTCAATGAATATTTTACTAATCTTAGTCAGACAGGCTATTTAAGATATGATATAGTTGTAAAAATATTAGGATTATTATTAGTAGATTCTTTTCTTAATACTGACCTGAATACCTATGTAACTGAGGAAGACTACAACATAATGGCAAAATTTTTATATTGTTTGTATGGAAGTAATTGCCTTATGCCTTATCCTCAATTCTATAAAGAAATACCTCAGTTAGGCACTATTCTTCCAACGCCTGGAGGAATGCAACCTTATAGGGGCACAGAGGAAGATATATTAAGATTTACTGAACAAGATTTTAGGGTGAGAGCTACTGAACATAAGACAAACTATTGGGATAATTAAGTTTATAAGACATAAACAAATTTGATTAGACTATTGCATGAATGACTATTTTTCCTTACATTTGTGCAATAGTCTAATTTAGGTATGATAGAAGGAGTTATTTATAAATACACTGCACCAAATGGAAAATGTTATATAGGTCAGACCACTAATGAGAAAATAAGAAGAGAACAGTGGAATACAGCCAATTATCCATATGCAGGAGTTAAGATAAATAGAGCCAGAAAGAAATATGGTATTCACAATTTCAGGTATGAAGTTTTAGAAAGGAATACTTATACTTCCAAAAAGATAGCTACAGAGGAACTTAACAAGTTAGAGATATATTATATAGGTCTTTACAACTCCTATAAAAATGGATATAATTGCACTATAGGAGGAGAAGCTACTTCAGGATATTATTGTGATGAGACAAGAAAGGAAAAGATAAGGAAAGCTGCCAAAGGTAGGAAGTGTAGTCAGCAGACCAGAGAGAAATTGTCCAAATCATTAAAAGGTAGAAAATTTACTGGAGAGCATAGAGATAAAATAAGCAAATCTCTAAAGGGTAGAGAGGTTCCATGGACTGTGAAAATGGTAAATTCTGAAGAGTACAGAAGTAATTTGAAAAAGGTGATTCAACTTACTCTTGATGGAAAATTTATAAAGGAATATTCATCAGCTATAGAGGCTGCCAAGGAAAATAATTTTAACTCCAGTGCTATCTATAGATGTTTAATAGGACTTTCCAAATCATCTTTTGGATATAAATGGATATATAAAGAAAAATATCATGACAACTTATAGAAGCATAGTATATATGGCTTTAGATGAGTTAAAACTTATCTCAAATGATGCCACTTATACCCCAGAACATCTCATCTTTCTTGCAGATAACTATAGGGCACTTCTTCTTGACAGGAGGTATAGGGATGCAAGAAAAGGAGAAGTTACCAGAAGTAATTATCAGGAGATATGTCTTGACCTTATAGAGGTGCCTGCTATACCAGGGACATCATGTGCTGGTGTGTATCTTAGGAGTACCAAAAAGATGCCATCAGTAATGAATATAGGAATAAAGCATATATATCCAGTAGATTACTTCACCTCAGAACATATATCCTATATACCTCTTGAGAGAATGCCTTATGTGGGAAACAACAAATGGCTGTCAAACATGATATATGTTACTAAAGGGCCAGATGACTATCTATATCTAAAGTCATCTAATCCTCAGTTTCTTTACCTGAAGAAACTTAGGATAGACGCAGTCTTTCATAATGCACAAGAGGTAGCAGCACTTGCATGTTCTGCTCAGTCTGAAGGTAATTGTGATATACTTGATTCTGAGTTTCCTCTTGAGGATACTCTCATATCACCTCTTATACAGCTGATGGTACAAGAATTAAGTGGAGCTAGATACTTGCCTACAGATAAGCAAAACAATGCTTCAGATGATATGAGTGGAATGATGGGAGTTAATCCTAAAACTACTAAACCTACTAAAACGGAGGAAGACTAATGGATATAAGGGAGTTTATGTCTTCTGCTAAGAAGGCTAAAGAGAAGAGAGTTCATAAAGTAAGAAATTCCTGGGGAGTGAAAGATGCTTTCCACTACTATAGGAAGACAAGACCAAAGGAGTCTGAATATGTACTTACTGAATGTGAGTTCCTAAGTATTATAAGAAAGACCAATGATATTCTAAGGCAGCTTATTATACAAGGAGAAGAGATTGTATTGCCTGAGAAGATGGGAAAATTGGAGCTTAGGAAGAGACCAACTATAGTAGAGTTTAAGGAAGGTAAACTTAGAACCAATCTTCCAATAGATTGGGACTCTACTCTAAAACTGTGGTATGAGGATGAACAGTCTTATAAGGATAAGAGGCTTGTAAGACAGGAAACTAAAGAAGTATTCAAAGTCTTCTATAATAAGTATAGAGCAGACTATCCAAATAAATCTTTCTATCAATTTCATATCAACAGGGAAATTAAGAAAGGACTTAAGCATAAAATAAAAAACGGGGAAATAGATTCCCTTATGTTATATAGAATTAGGCATGGAGAAGACAACTAACATAAGAAGGGTTGCTGACAGAATAATGAGACATCCTCTTCTCAGAGATGTGCCCTTTGAAACTATTCTTGATTACACTGTAGATTTCTTACAGATAGTAGGAGTTCCTTCTCTCTTTGAAGAGAAGACTGCTTTACTTCATGTAGAGAATTACAGATGTATGCTGCCTTGTGATTATGTATCTATGATACAGGTAAGGACAGCCAAGAAAGTTGATGGCATAGAACCTGACCATAGGTCTCATATATCCTATAGGTATTCTACTGACTCATTTCATATGAGCAATGAGAAGCCTGATGTAGGAAGATATGGGACTGACCTTACATATAAGATTCAAGGAAGTGTTATATATACCTCAACTAAGGATACAGATATAGAGATAGCCTATAATGCCATAGCAACTGATGATGAAGGTTATCCTTTATTACCTGACAATCCTTCCTTCCTTAGAGCCCTTGAAGCCTATATCAAGAAACAGCAGTTCACTATACTGTTTGATTTAGGAAAACTACAGCCTGCCATTCTACAGAATGCCCAGCAGGAATATGCATTTTATGTTGGCCAGTGTCAGACTGATATGATAATGCCATCTATTGACCAGATGGAATCTCTTACTAATCTGTGGACAGCTTTAATAGCAAGGGCTAATGAACATTCAAAAGGATTTATAAATTCTGGGTCTAAAGAATATTTAACTGTACAGTCATGAAGTCATACAGTTTATATAGACATACATCTCCATCAGGAAAAGTTTATATAGGAATCACTACTCAAATTCCTGAAAAGAGATGGTACAATGGGAAAGGATACAAAAGACATACTTATTTCTTTAATGCCATACTAAAGTATGGATGGAATAACATAAAGCATGAAGTTCTATTTACTGGATTAGATGAATTTACAGCTAAGTCTCTGGAGATAGACCTTATAAGACACTATAAAAGTTTAGGTATTTCTTACAACCTTTCAGATGGTGGGGATGGATATTTGGGATACAAACCATCAGAGGAAACAAAGAAGATATGGTCTAAACAAAGGAAGGGAAGAACTTTATCTAAAGAGTGGAGAAGTAAAATAGCAAGTTCTCTTAAAGGAAGGATATTTCCAAAAGAACAGATATTACATGGTGCAGAAGCAGCCAAGATAAAATGTAGTAAAGCTGTTCTTCAGTTTTCAAAAATTGGAGATTTTATGGCAGAGTATAAGTCTATAAGAGAGGCAGCTGCTATAAATAATCTGTGTGCTGGAGATATTACAAAGTGTTGTAAAGGAAGGCAGCATTCTTGTGGAGGATTTATATGGAGATATAAGTAATATGGAACAGAAGATTGCATCATTTCAAAATAGAGGAATGACAAGAGACCTCTCAATAAGTAAAGTAAACAATGAATTTGCTTATGAGAACTTCAATGTCAGAATAATAGCCAGAGACCATGATACCCTCCTTTCTGTTACAAATGAAAGAGGTAATAAAGAAATAGAGCTTAAGGGGCAGCCTTTTACTAAAAGTACTGCTTACATAATAGATTATTATGCTGATGGAGATTTTGAAGTTGATTCTAAAATTGAGAGTTATGCTAATTCACTAACTCTTCTTTGGAAACTCAAATCTGGAGAAACAGGAAGTATGGTATATACTTATAACTCTAGAAAATGGGTATTTAAAGAAGGGAACACCTTAACTAGTCCTATTTCAGAAGTAGAGTATTTAAAGGCAGAGTTAGGATATATATTGGAGAATCATACGTATCATCCTATAAATATTGTTTATCATGATTATGATGATGGAAAATTTTTATATGAGAGTGAGGATTCTCCAACAGAAACTCCAATAACCTTAAAGGGAACTTTAATAGGGCATAGTGTATTAAATAATTATATGGTTCTATTTACTCATGAAGAGGATACTAAGATAGACCATATCTATAGAATAGAGTATATTGATGAGGAGAATTGGAGAAGTTTATCACTGTTTGATGGAAACTTAGGATTTGATTCTAAACATCCAATAGAAACTCTTGCCAATTATGAAACAGAAGCTGTACAAAAAGTTTACTGGGTAGATGGAATAAATCAACCAAGATTTATCAATATAAAGAAACTTGACTATAGCAGTGATAATCCAAGTCAGTTTGATTTTGTTACAGAGTTTAGTCCTGACCTTGATATTGAAATAACAAAAACATTTTTAGGTACTTCTTCATTTAGTAGCGGGACTATACAATACTTCTTCACCTATTCAAATGATTTTGGACAGGAAACTAATATAGTTGGTAAAAGTAATATATACAATCTCAGTGACCAAGAAAGAGCAACTTCAGCTGATTCTACAGCTTCTTGTGCTTTTAAAATAGACCTAAGAGGCTTAGACAAGAGATTTGATAATATAAACATTTATTCTGTTATTACTACAACTAATTTGTCTTGTAATAAAGTAGCTACTCTACCTATTACAGATGAAGTTTCTTATGTAGATACAGGTTCTTATACTATATCAATAGACCCAACTACTCTCCTTTATATAGGAGGAACAGAGATTCATGCAGAGACTCTTGCTCAAAAAGATAATACTTTATTCTTAGGTAATATAGAGCTTCAAACAGATTCAGTTGATGCAGAACTTAAAGCTCTTATAGATAATACTATAGGAAAGACTCCAAGCGGAGATTTTACTGGAGAAAGTTCTATGGTTGAATTTGAATATTCTGATAAGTATGTATTTCAGAATAACAGTTTGGGAACCGTATATTATGAAGACCAGCAACTTAATTTAGGTTCTAATAAATATCTGTTCTTTAAGGGTGGGGAGAAATATAGATTTGGACTAGTTTTCTTGACAAGTACAGGAAGGAGAAGTTCAGTATATTGGATAGGAGATAAGGTTAATACTTTATATCCAAAATCAAATTCTATCAGAACATATAAGGCAATAGCTAAATGTACAATACCTCAAGAAGTAGCTTCTTATATTTCTAAAAATACCCCTTATAAAAGGGCTATTTTAGTAAGGGCAATTATGGCTGAATCTGATAGGTCTGTCATAGCTCAAGGTTTTGTTAATCCTACTGTATTCAATGCAACTCAAAGAGTATTGAATTCTCCTTATGCAATGTCTTCTTGGTTTTTTAGACCTAAGAATAGCAATGTTATTACAAATACTCATTTCTCACAAATACCAGCAAACAAAAGTATTTCAGCAGAAATACAGAATGTCAATGGAGAATATGATGAGCAGGGCAAAGAAATAACTAAGCCTCCTTATTTTACTCTGAATGATATAGCTTTAGATAGAAGACAGGTTTGGGTTAGGTGGACTGTCAAGGCTTATTATAAAGACAATAAAGGAGGATTTTATGGTGTAACAGGAGCAGAAGCTCAAGCAATACTGGAGTTTTTTAATAATGAAGGAAAAGAAGAGGTAGATGATAATGTTGGATTAATTTCAGAAGCAACTATAAATATTAGTTCTAAATGGAGAGAAGCTTATGCAGCAGCAGGATTTAACAAAGTATGGCAAGAATTTAGTAGGTCTTATACGAAAGATTTATATCCAAGGTTATTAGCTCATTATCCAAAATATGCTAGATATTTCCCTTCTAAACCCACAGAGGAGATGAAAACTGCTCTTTATGCAGATTGGAAAAATGCAGGAAAGGCCGCCTATCACAAAAGAACCTCTGCTCCTCTGCAAAGAAGAAAAATAAAAGTAGGAGGAGTATTAGCAAATAATGGACTTTTATATAGCAAGACTTTAGGTAATAGGTTCTATATAGATGAGTCTATAGTAACTCTTAATTCTCCAGATATTGAGTTTGGTGAGTATCAGACTCTTCCAGATGATTTTAAATTTAGAATTATAGGTTATTCTCCACTTACAGCAGGAACTACTGGTTTCTACATGAATCCTGAAAAAGACAACTCTGAAAGTAGTTTCTTGCCAGATAATTTGAATAAAGAGAATATTTCTCAATATCCAGAACAGGCTCCTACTTTACCATTTTTTAGTGGAGATGCTATAAAAAAAGACAGCAGTTCTGTGGTAGCTCCTTATATAATATATCCTTGGCATAAAACAGGTGCTCTATATAAGAAAAATGATATTGAGGAATATGTAGTTAAAGATAAAATACTTGCTAATCTTAAATATAGTTTATTTACTAATTATTGCTGGCTCAATAAATATAGAACAGATTTAGATATAACTAATACTGGAGATTATAATTATTATATGAAGATGGCTTGGGAGCCTAAAGGAGGAATCAGTAATATAAATATAGCTGATGAATCTATAGACAATGTATTTCTAAATATCAGGGATGAAAGGCTTTACTATAATAATTATGACTTTGTTTTGAGTGTTAGTTCTGATGATAAATCTTCAGAAAAATATAAAGAGTATACTACTGGAGATAAGCAATATACAGAAGGATTAGACTTTTTATCAGATACTGCTAACTGGGAAGCTGTTGTTACAGACTCTACAGCTCCTGTAAATGTAGCAGCAAAGAGTAAAAAGAACTGTATTCTGTCTTTTAATCCTGTAGGAGATGAAACAATTATATTGCCTTCAGTAAATGCAGATACTCCAAATATTAATTTATCTAATTATTATCTTCCTTGGGAAACTTATGTTGATGAATTACCAATAAATGATACTCTTATAACTGGAGATTATCCTTATTATACTCCAGATAGATTGCTGAATTCTGGCTCTGTTTATATAATAGAACTTGATAATACTTCCACAGTAGATGCTTATAATTCCTTTGATAAGGATTTTAAAAATGCTAAGAATGCTTATTCAAATAAATTAGCTATTGCTTTTATCAAAGAGATATCAGGTAATGCTGTTACTTATCTAGGAGAAGATGTAGAATACAAAAAGAATGTTTATCCTGGTTTTACAGTAACAGTGACTCCTGTAATAGAAGGAGGTGTTACTACTAAATATACCTTAAGTATTACCCCAGGAAGTGAATCAGGTCTTTATGATTTATTGTATATAAATTCAGAAGGTATTAGTGAAAAAACTGTTGAGATAGGTAATACTATAACAATTACAAAAGCAGATTCTGACAAGTATTCTTTCAAAATAGATGCTACTTATAGCCCATTGTATATAGGATACTCTTCTAATAGAGCAGTTCAATCTCCAATATTTAAGCTTAATACTACTGAAACTTTAACTGTCGATGATATAAATAAAGGAGTAAGTATAAAAACAAATATTGGATTAAATCCTGAACTTGAAGTTGTATACTTAAAAGATTATAAAGGAATGTCTTATAAATATACTAGAGAAATAAATACTTTGACTGAGGTACTTTTAAATAATATTACAATAAAACCAGACAATTTATCCATTCCTCTAGATACTTATAATTCAGGTAAAATAGATACAGATACTTTTGATACTTCTTTACTCTTTGTAGGAGAACTTTATAGAGATATTAAAGATTATTCTGAAGATGATTATAGATATGGAGGAACAAGAGAAGATGCTTTAAAGAAGAATACTTTTGTAGATTGTGGTGCTGTTACTGACATTACTAAATCTAATATTCTTTATGGAGTAGAAGGTGACTCTTATTATCAGAGATATGATGTCCTTAAAACTATACCATACACAAAAGGTAAAGACAACAGTATTATTGAAATCTTTTCTGGAATGATTGAAAGTAGAATCAATCTTAATGGAAAGACTGATAAGAATATGTCTACTTCTGATTATACTCTTGTAAACACAGAAACCTTTAATAGTATTAATAAAGCTTATACCAGACAGGATTCATTCAATACTTCTGTTGTACTTGATAGTACTGATACTACTACTTCTTATCCTACTCAGTTTACTTGGACTAAAGAAAAAACTCCAGGAGAAGATATAGATATTTGGACTAATATTACTTTATCTGAAATTGAAACTCTTGATGGTGATAAAGGACCACTTAGAGCTATAAGAAGGTTCCAGAACTCACTTATAGCATTCCAGGATAAAGGTATTGCTGAGATACTCTTTAATTCAAGAACTCAGATTGGAACTCAGCAAGGAGTACCTATTGAGATTGCCAACTCAGGTAAGGTTGATGGAAAGAGGTATATTACTGACAAGGCTGGATGTATCAACAAGTGGTCCATAGTTGAAACCAAGAATGGTATCTACTTCATAGATAATATCAACAGTTCACTCAGTCTGTTCACAGGAACTGTGAAATCTCTCTCTGATGAGAAGGGGTTCAAGGATTGGATAGGAAGAAACAATTCTACTGACTTATGGAATCCTGTGGACTTCAATAACTTTGTTGCTTACTGGGATAGGGTGAATGATGATGTCTACTTCCTTAGAGGGAGTGAAGAGACCCAGCAGGATGTACTGTGCTATAATGAAATGCTTAATCAATTTACATCATTCTTCAGCTATGGAGAAGTTCCAATGATGGTTAATGTTCAGGATAAATTTGTAGCATTCAGAGAGGATAACAAGGGAGTAAATAAATTGTGGATACAGGGTAAAGGAGAGTTCAATAATCTGTTTGGAAGCTTACAAGGCTATCATATGTTATATAGAATTACTCCTGACCCTTATGGAGACAAAACATTCAGTACTCTTGAATATAGAGCTGACATGTTTGATATGAGTGACCCAGATTATAATCCTTATATACCTGGTGAGGGAAAACTTACGGGAGATACCTTTGATACTCTTGAAGTATGGAATGAATATCAGGGAAACAAGATTTCTGTAGGTGACTCTACTTCTCCTCTATATCCTTTTAAGGCAAGAGATAAATATCCTGATGTAAGGAGGAAGTTCAGAATATGGAGAATGGATATCCCAAGAGATAAGAAAGGTCCTGATAATCCTTATGGATTGAATAGAATAAGAAACCCTTGGATATATCTTAAACTGTCCAAGACTCCAACTCTTTCTAATGAAAGAATGGAGTTCCATGATTTGGCAGTAAGATATTTTGAATAGTTAAGAGAGTAGTAAGTAAATCACTTACTACTCTTTTATTATTTTACATACCTTATTGTTTAAATCAATTAATTTTGTTACCTTTGCAACAAATAATTATGTTATGGCTAAATATAATATTAAAAGAAGACATAGTAAAACACTTGACTTATCTCTACAAAAAAGAAATAAGCCAACTGTTGGTAATATATTTGATGGAGAACATAATTTCGGAGCCACTATCCAACCAATTAATAACTTTGTAAGTAACTTTGGAGACATAAGGAAACTTACTCCAGGACAAGCAAGAGCCGCAGGACTTATTCCTACTAATAATGGACTTGCTCAGACCAGTAAATCAGCAGGTTCTGGATTTGATTTTTCTAACTTTATGGGCAAAGCAGGTAATGTAGTTAGTGGAGTAACTTCAATAATAGATTCTTCATTAAAGAATGCTCAAATTGCAGATACTACTGGAATAGAAAGTACTATAAAAGATTTAAGAGATACTGATTTCTCTGGAGCTACTGACAGTAATTCTCTTATGAATACTTACAATAGTCTTGATTTTCTAAAAGATGATTACTCTTGGAAAGATGTAAGAGGAGTATCTAATAGTGAGCTATTTGGAAATACTTTATCAGCTGTAGGTTCTGGAGCTATGGCTGGAGCTTCTGTAGGAGGTCCTTATGGTGCTATAGCAGGTGCTGCTATAGGATTAGGAGGAAGTCTTGCAGGAATATTTACAGGTAAAAATAAGGCAAGGAAAAAAGCTAGATTCCTTAATCAAGCGGCAGAAGCTGCCAATAATATGGCAATAGATAACTATGATTTCCAAGTAAATGATGTTATGCAGAATAATGCTAGAAATGCTATGCAGTATGCTTATGCTGCTGAAGGAGGACCTATTAATATAAAAAAGAAAAACAGAGGAAAATTCACAGAATCTGCTAGTAGAGCAGGTATGGGAGTACAGGAATATGCAAGACATATATTAGCCAATAAAGATAAATATTCTTCTACTCTTGTAAAGAGAGCTAACTTTGCTAGAAATGCAGCTGGTTGGAAACATGCTTTAGGAGGATATATAAAAGATAGAGATAATATGTATGACAGTTTGTTAGAATCTCAAACACATGGAGGGGATTTCAGTAATGGAGTTACATTTATAAACAATGGAGGAACTCATGAACAGAATCCTTTTGAGGGTGTTCCTATGGGAGTAGCTCCAGATGGGCAACCTAATTTAGTAGAAGAAGGAGAAGTCTTATATAATGATTATGTGTTTTCTAATAGACTTCATCCTACTGACAAAGAACTAAAGGAATCTAATCTTCCTAAGAAATATAAAGGACATACCTTTGCTCTTATTGCAGAAGATATGAGTAAAGAATCAGCAGAAAGACCTAATGACCCTATCAGTAAAAGAGGACTTGAAGCTTCATTAGGTAAGTTGGCTTCACTCCAAGAAGAACAAAGAATGAAGAAAGGAAAAACAGGTACTCAACAAATGATGGCATTTGGAGGTAGAAAGTTTGCAGGAACTAAAGATACTTATTCCAGATATGCTCCAGCAGTAGGTTCTGCATTAGGAGCAGTTCAAAGTGTATTTCAAAAACCTGATTATACTAACTCAGATTTAATTCTTGATGTTGTTAATAATTCATCAAGAAATAAAGTTTCTCCAACATTACTTAGTGATTATTTAAGTTATAATCCTATTAATAGAGATTATTATTTAAATCAGCTTAAGGGACAAGCAGGAGCTACAAGAAGAGCAGTAATGAACTCAGGACTTAGTTCTGGACAAAGAATGGCTGGTTTACTTGCAGCAGATTATAATGCTCAGCAAGGAATTGCAGATGCTTTACTTAAAACTGATATGTATAATGAGCAACTTAGGCAAAGTATAGCACAGTTTAATAGAGGAACTAGTCAGTATAATTCTGGAGCACTTATGCAAGCTGCTGCACAAAATGCACAGTTAGCTCAAGCAAGAGATAATATGAGATTATCAGGAACTGCCACAGCAGCTAATATGAGAGAATTAGCAGACACTGCATTAGCTACTTCAAGAAGTGCTAATCTTACAAACTTCTTTGATAACTTAGGAGCAATAGGAAGAGAAAATAGAGATACTAATATGCTTCAAGCAATGATTGATTCTGACTTATTTGGAACTCTTAGTGAGCCTATGAAAAGAGGTTGGAAGAAAAATGGTGGAATGCTAACTAAAAGAAGTAGGAGGGGAAAATAATGGCTACAGCATATACAACAATAGGAAGTAAATTTCAACCATATACTCTTGCTGAAATGCTTGTACCATATCAAACATATAAGCAAGAGTTTGATAAGAGGGAAGAGTTATATAATACTTATGCTGAGAATGCAGGATTGATAGGTTCTCAATTAGATGATACTCTTGATAAAGATTTAATGGACACTGTATATAACCCTTATATGCAGGAATTAAATTCAGCAGCTGCCACTCTTTCTTCTAAAGGATTGTCTTCTGAAAATAGAAAGACTTTACAGAATCTTAGAAGAAGGTTTGGTTCTGACATAGCTCCAATCAAAGTAGCTACTGAAGCTAGAGCTGAGGCTAGAAAGAATTGGGATAAATTATCCAGTCAAGATAAAACCCTTATGACTAATGCTAATCCTTACTATCAGGCAGTATCAAGTTACATGAATGGTAAATCTCCAGAGACTTACTATGTAAGTGGAAATGAACTTTATTCAAGAGGTAAAGCACTTGCAGAGGCTTTTTCCAGAACACTTAGAGATGTTCCAGAAGGAGAGGCTTTAGCTAATACTTTAGGAGGACAGTATTATAGGATTACTAAACAATATGGTCCTGATTCTAAACAAATGCAGGACTTCATGAATGATGTAGCAGATAGCATTCCAGAATTAAGAAGTCAAATTGAAGATATTCTTAATAATACAGATATTGGTAAACAAGGATTTACACAGGAAGATAGAAATAAAGCAGAACAGTATATTATAGAGGGAATGAAGGCAGGTCTTTCAGGTAATACTGAAGTGCAATACCTTCAAAATAGAAACTGGGATTTAATTCAGGCAGATAGAAGAAGAAAACCAGAAAAAGTTCCTACTGTTCCTAAATTACCTACATTTCTGTCAAGTATGGGGCATGAAGGTAATGGAGATGAATTCTCAGATATAGATAAATTTATACAAGCTTTAACCCTTAAAGATGGTAAAAGTTTATCAAATCCTGAGTTAGATGCCTTATTAGCAAAGTATCAAAAAGACCTTGATACTGTTTCAGAAATTCAATCTAAGTATGGAACATATACTGAAACTTCCTCTACACCTACAGGGTCATTAGGAACCTCTGGAATGGATGCTCTTTCAAAATCAATAGCAGCTTCTACATCAAAAAGTAAATATTTTATTAAGAATGGAAAGAAAACTTATCTAGGGGACTTAAGTAAAGAAGAGCAAGCTGCTTTTACTAAAGCAAGAAGTAATATCTCAAGTGGTTCTGATAGAACTAGGATACAGGAAATTCAAAATAAATTAGATTCTTTAGCAGAAAGATATTCTTATATTCCTGGAGAAAACATTGTACAGTCTATACAATTAGGAGTAGCTTTAGATAAAGCCCAAGCTACTAAAGAAAAGTCTGGTATTATTCCTAGAGTAACACCTACTGAACAACATAATTCTATAGATGCTATATTAAATGGTGTAAGTTCCTCTTTAGGAAGTGGAAAAAGTCAAACTAAAGGTTTGATAGATTTGGAAACTGGTAAATTTATTTCTAAGTCAGATGTAGATAATCTTATTCATAAGAATAAATCAACAGAGGATAGACTTAGAATAATAGCAACAGATTCTGAACCTGTAGTTATTCATGATAAAGACACTGGAAAATCATATGCTCCTTATGGCTCTATTTTAGAGATTGATGATTATAGAAATAGATACATTGCAACAAATAATTACCTAAAAGATTACTCAAATTCAGAAACAGGTATTAGCAATAAAAATGCTGAATTAAGTGAATTCGGTTTAAGTATGCTTGAGAGGACAGGAATGATGCCTATACAAGGAGGAGTAGATTTAGGTAAAGGTTACTATGGCTATATTACTTACACATCAGATGGAGATGTTGTTAAAACAATAGTAGAGGAAGACCCAATGACTGGTTATGGAAGATGGTTAGGAACTTCTTCTCTTAGAGATGAAATTAAGGGAGGGTTTAGTAGAGGTAGTTTTATGAAAGATGTTGCCTCTGGATTCCTTTATGATATTTTTGTTACTAATGAAAACTAAAAATGGGAGATAGAAATTATTATATAAATCAAGGCATAGGTAATTCTGGAGTATCAGAAGTAGAAAAATTTAATAAAATAAGTGATTATATTAGGCAGCAAGACCCTACTTTCTTCATGAGGGAAAGCAGACTTAGGCCCAACTCTGGTACTTATTTTGGAGCTTCTTCTTCTAAATGGGATAAAAATCTCCCATCTGTAGACCAATTAATGGCAGAAGGTTTAACTGCTGACCAAGCAAGAGGAGAAGAACAAACAGTCTTTAATAGAATAAGTAATGCTCTTATAAATAATGCAGTTATAGCAGGAACAACTGCAATCAGTGGTTCTTTAGGAGTTATTTGGGGAGCATTAGATGCTCTTTCTAATCAAGAGTTAAATAAACTCTATGACAATGCAGTAAATAGGAAAATGCTTGAGTGGCAAGAGTCTGCTGCTCAAGCTGCTCCTAATTATTATACAAAGGGTTATTCAGAATCTTCTATTTGGAAAAAACTTGGAACATCTGTATTTTGGGCAGACCTTATAAAAAATCTTGGTTTTACAGAGGGTATGCTTGTTCCAGGTATGGGAGTATCCTCTGCTTTAAGTAAAGCTCCATTAGCAGCACAATTAATAGGTTCTTCTGTAGCAGGTGCTTTATCAGAAGCTTCTATAGAAGCTCTACAAGCTAAACAAGATAAACTCAATTTAGAGAATACCCAAATTGCAGATGAATATAATAAAGCTATTTTGGCAGCTAAAAGTCCAGAAGAGAAGGCATTAATAGACCAAGAATATAAGAAGACACTTCTTGGTATGGAAGAAGATGCAAATAAAGCTGGAAATTATGTATTAGGGTACAATATGGCTCTTCTCACTTTAACTAATTCTTTAGAGTGGGGAAAGCTATTTACCAGAGGAAATAAGGCATCTAGAGCTGCTCTTTTAGCCAAAGAAAGGTCTAAAGGAATAAAAGTAGGGAAAGATGGATTATCCCTTAATATAGAACAACCTTGGCTTAATACTGCAAAGAATGTTGGGGAAAGAAGTCTTCAAGCTTTTACTGAAGGTACAGAGGAAGTTTTACAGGATGTGGCTGTTAAATCAGCAGACCTTAATCCTAACTATAATTCCTTTAATGAAAGTGTATTTAATCCTGAAAAAAGAGAATTAGCAAATGGGGCTCTACAATCTTTAGGAATGGCTTTTTCTCAAGCAATGAAAGACCCGGATACTGCCACAGATTTTGCTATGGGATTTCTTACATCCGTAGTAGGTTCTCCTAGATTTAGGAGTCCAAAAGAAAATGGACAATGGAGAAGTCCTGTGACAATGGAAGGAGGAGTAACTGAATTTCTAAGAGAAAGGAGAGAGTATGGAAAAAGAAGGGCATTAGTAAATGAAATAAATGAAAGATTATCTGACCCTACTTTAGAAGAATACTATAAAGGCATTGTTAGGGATACTGATTTAACTGATAAAGCTAATTTAGCATTAGAGGCAGGAGATGATTTTAATTTTCACAATTATCAATTTGCTAGCATGGTATCTGATATTATAATGTTGGATAATGCTGGACAATTTGGGCTCTTCAATACTATTCTTGAAAAGGCTTCTGCCATATCAGATGCGGATATCAAAAGTCTTATAAATTCAGGATTATTTCAACAGAATGGTAATCCTATGAGTGTAGAGGATGTTAGGAGTAAAATACAGGAAAATGTAGGAATAATGCAGGGATTGGCATCTCAATATAGAGAGATGAAAGAAAGTCTGGAGGCATCCAAAAATGGTTCACAACTGTCTAAAGATGCTTTGGAAAATATCATTTATGCTAAGATGCAGCTTGATAATTGGAGACAAAGACAGACGGATATTTCTAATGAATTAGTGGGTTTGTATAAAGATGAAATATATGATAGTACTGATGAAAAGGCTGTTTCTCCTGAACATTTTAAATTACTTGCTACACTTCCAGTAATAAGAAATGAATTAAAAAAATTAGTTGAAGAATCAGAGCTTACTGATGATGTTAAAGAAACTTGGATTAAAAAGATAGAGGACTTAAATAGAATCCAAGATAACATGAAGAAATTTTCTGATAAGATTAATGAGTATTATTCATCTCCGCAAAAAGCAAATGCTGAGCAAGAAAAAATAAAAGAAAAAGCTGTAAAAAAAGACCAAAAGAAGAAAACAGATACAGCAAAAGAGAGTTTACAAAAAGCTACTACTCCAAGAGAGTTAAGAAATGTCTATAATAATATATTAAGTCAAGGTGATGTAACAGAAGCAGAACTGGAAAGAGCTCTTAATGAACTTGCAGAAGAAGATAATCCTGTAGCTAAAGAAAATAAAAACATACAATCTTTATATCAGGGAACAGTAGCTAAGATTTCAGAAATGGGTTTAGAGGATACTGAAACTGCTAATGCTATTCAAATGCTTAATAATGCTATGAATAGTGCTAAAAATGTTGGGGAAATGATTGAACCTTCCAATCCTAACTATACAGAGGCTACAACATTTTTTAATACGGAGAATCCCTCTTCTGGAAACCCTGCTTTAGATAAACAGACTTTTTTAAGTGCCCAAGTAGCTGTTGCAAAAGCTTTGCAAAAACAGCTCATAGAAATGGGTAAAAATGCAGAGGCTGCTAAATTCACTACCTCTGAAAATCCAGCACCTGGAACTAATGAAAGTGGTACTACTGGAAATAGTGGAGTTTCTGAAGTTCCTTCTGCAAAAGGACATGATTCTACTCCTTCTGCAAGTACTACATCAGAGAGTGGAGAACCTGGAGTAAGTGCAGGAAACTTACCAGCTAATTATGATAATTCTGGAGTAGAACAGCAGCCTAATACTAATGAATCTCAGAAGAAAGAAATAGAAGAAGAGACTCCTACAGACCCTAATAAATCTTGGTTTCCTCTTTCTTGGTTTTTCTTAGGTTCTAAGAAGAAGGGAGTTCTTATTCCTATTTCAGATACACAGGCTATTCAAAAAGAAGATGCCTCTGTAAACTTTGGACAAATCCCTCAGTGGATAGAGCAAAATAGAGTTCAAGAACATGTAGATACTGGAAATCTCAAAGTAGGAGATAAACTTGTATTAGGAATACCTTCTGATTTAAAAGATATTAACGGCAATCCTGTCATAGTTTATTATAAAGTAATAGGTGATGACTATATGCCAGTTGGTATATTCACTGCAAGTGGAAACTTAGCCAAAAATACAAAATCTAGGATATTAGAGGAATATAAAAAGGCAGACCAATCTAAACCTTTCTTCTCCTCTATTACTACTACTGTTAATGATGTAAAAACAGGATATGTTGAATATGGAGAATCTAGAGATTTAAATTCTGCTGATAATATTACTTTTGCTATTGTTAGGAATGGTTCTTTGGATTTAGGAGCTTCTTCTATAAAATTAAATGAAGTCAGCAGACCTAAAAATATTTCTCAAAAGAATGGTATGGTATATATAGCTATACCTAATTCTAGAAAAGGGATGTCAGGAGGATACACATTAGTAGGAGCTAAAGTTAGAAAATTTAGTTCAAAAGAATTTGATTTAACTTCTCCAAAAAATGCAGAATCTTCAGTAGTAAAAAATATTAGAAAGAGTGTTGAAGCTATTATAAATGCAAAAACTCAAGCAGATTTATTAAATAGAGTACAGGAATTAAGTAAGTATCTTTATATTCCTAATCTTAATTTTTATATTGTAGAGGATGGTATTATCAGAGTTACAAAGAATGTTTTAGATAGTTCAGGAAATGTCATAAAGAAACTGGTCAAAAAGGCAGATGGCACTAGTGTTTATGAAAATTCAGAAACTGTTGTAGGAGTTTATAAAGACCCAGAAATTTTGTTTGGGGATTTATATAAAATGGGATTAAATTTTAATATAGATAGAGCTTCTATAAACACCCCTGAATACAATAAAACAATTCTAGACTCAGGAATAGTTTCAACTAATGCAGTTAATACTAATCATACTACTGGAGGCTGGTTTACTGCTAATCCTGTTGGAGAAAAGGGAGAAATAAAAGGAAGTAAAACTCCTTTTAATAATCCTACTCCTGGTAATACTCCCAAATCTAATGATAATAGTGTTGTTGTAACTGTTAATAATAAACAGGTTACTCTATTTCCTAATGGGGAATATCTTTCTCTCAAAGATGGAGCAAGAAAAATGCCTGTAAAAATGGAAGATATAGAAAGATGTCAAGTCTTATATACCTTACAAAAGCAATATGGAAATGCTACTGAAGGTCCAACCATGTGGAATAATAAAGCTATTATTAATGGAAAAGTAATTGATAGAACTACAGGAGAATGGGTTATTGGGGTAGCAGCAGATGAAGTAAGAAATCATGTTAATCCTAAAGTTACATCTACCAATATAGAAAAGTCAGATATTCTATTTGAAAATCACGATGATATGAATCCAATAGAAGACTTATCTGATAATTCTAAGCTTCCTAATAGTAAAATAGGTTATTATTTAGATAGTAGAGACAAGAAGATTCATAAAACTTACATGGTTAGTGCTGGAGAAATATTAGGAACTCCTGTACAAATTATAAAAATACCTGTATTAACTTCTGGATTAAATAGTAAAGGACCAAAGAAAGTAGCAGGATATAATTATGGTATTGTGTTACCTAATGGACAATCCTATATAGGAGCTAATCTTAATGTAGAAACTCCTATAAATACTGTATTTGAGGGTATTAAAAAATCTTTTGAAGGTCCAGGTGCTGGGCCTAAAGGACAAGAGTTTGTAGAAAAACATAAGAAGGAATTTACAGAATTAAAAAATATGCCTTCTGTTTTTCCAACTGAAACAGCTACTCCTATAGGCACAGAAGTTAAACAAGAAACTCCAACTACTACTGCTGATAATGATGAAATGTCATTTGAAGATTTTGCTGCTATGATGGGAGCAAATATAAGTGGCAATCCTACTGTAAAACTTAGAGAAGCTAAGAAAGAATCTGAAAAATTTGACATTGATAAAGAAGTCAAATGGTTAAGTACTGTACTTCCTAACATTCCTGTTGAAGTTGTTAGAGGCCTAATACATATAGCAGGAAAAAATGCTTGGGGAACATTTAGTAATGCAGGTATTACATTAAGTAATGTTGCAGCAGAAGGTACTACTTATCATGAAGCTTTTCATGCTGTATTTAGTTTAGGACTTAATGGAAATGAGAGAGCTAATTTGATGAAGGAAGCTTCTGAGGAATCTAAACTTACAGACCCTGTAGAATTGGAAGAATGGTTAGCAGAAAGATTTAGAGAATATGTTATTAATCAAAAATCCAAAACTGTAGGACAAAAGATTAAGGAATTCTTTAAGAAACTTTGGAATCTTATTAGAGGAATTCAAGAAGCTGAACCTATGAGATATTCTATATATAAAAAGATAATGTCATCTAAATATAAGAATATGAGAGTAGGAACTGCAAAAGAAGCCTCTGTTAGACTAAGGCCAGAAGAGTATACTCCAGAAATGCTTGATATATTAAGTACTGCTAAATATGATAAAGATGGAAATATCTTAGCTCCTAATGATAAACCTTCTAATTTAGATGAGAGGCAATGGGTTCATGTAAGAACTAAAGCTTTCAAAGAGTGGTTTGGAGATTGGGAAAATGACCCAAAGAGTGCTTCTAAAGTAGTTGATAAAAATGGTGAACCTAAGATAATGTATCATAACACCCCATTTGATTTTAATGGTGTATTTGATATGGACCATCCTTCAAGGACTATGCCTTGGACCTCAGAACCATTTGGTCATGTGGGCAGTAAGGAAACCGCTGATACTATTAAAGGTACTCAATATGGATTATTTATTAATTTAAAAAATCCACTAAGAACTTCTGATTATGTACATGAATCCACAAGTTCTATGTTAAATGAATTATATAAGCAAGGAATTATATCTAGAGATAAATATTCTACACTTAGAGGATTATCTAATTCTGAATTGAGGAAATTAATGCAAGAACTTGGATATGATGGAACAGTATATAAAAATGAAGTTGAAGAAGGAGGAGATTCTTATAGTTTCATAAATCCAAATCAAATTAAATCAGCTACTGATAATATAGGAACTTATTCTAAAGAAAATAATGATATAAGATTAAGAAAAGTTGAGAAAGATAATACATTATTCTTAGAGAATGGATATTCTGAAAACTGGATAAGAAATGCTACTGAAGAAGAAAAAGAAGTAGCTAAATACTGTATAGGGATATAAATTTTTTCTAGGGGTAAAATAAAAAAAAAGAGACTCAAAACTGAGTCTCTTTTTTTTTGTTATTAATTGTTGAAGAAAGGCATACTCTCTTCTGGATTTATAGCCCTCTCAATAGACCTCTTCATAGGTAAGAATGGAGAATTCATAAAGGATTTATATAATTTAGAATGGTCTTTATATTTACCTCCTTTTATAAGTCTCTCTTCATCTCCTAATCCCATAAAGTCTGTTTCAAGCCCCCAATGCCAAGGATTAACAGCATTCCATACAAAGTTAAGTAGTCCTTCTGCTGGGTCTATACCTGCCATTGGTGATTTAAGAATCTTGAAAGCCTCATCAAATATTAATGGAGTAGGTGCCATAGCTCCTACTTCAGTTTGTAACCTTCTTGACAAGTAGGCTAAATTCCTCATTATCCAAGGGTTTTTCTTATCATCCCAATCAGAAAGTAAGAAGCTATTTGCTGCTATTAATACTGCAAAAGTGGTTAGTTCAGTCAAAGCTCTAGCCATATTAGCCTTTTCTGCATCAGACATCTCGTGCCAATAAGCTATTGCAGTGAATTTAAATTCTTTTAAATCTTTCAGAGTGCTCCATAAAAATTTACCCAGAGTTCTATAATAACCTTCTGTGTCAGAGTTTAACATGAAGTTATACTGTGCTCCTCCAAATCTTCTATTGATAGCAGGTATCATCCAGCTTCTGTATAAGAAAGCTAATTTACCTATAGCAGTTCTTTGTAAAGCATTTTTATCAGCCTGATTATATATACCATATAATTTTTGATTTAAAGCCATACATTTGTTTTTAAACTGCTCAAAGTCTGCTTCTGTAAGTTCAGTTCCATCTTCTTTAAGTACCCCTTTTTTCAATTCTAAGGTAGCTCCATATTCTGGATGAGAAGAGTCTATAGGTTTAACTTCAAGAGCATCCCAAAGATTTATTTGATTTCCTCCTGAATCTTTGAGTTTCATATGAAGTGCTTGAGCTAAAGCTGTTCTAGTTTCTCCCCAATGAGAACCCATTCTCAACATAAAATACAGAGTGTTAGAACTAAGCATTTTCTTAAACCAACCTTTACCAAAAGATAATTCTCTTACTTCATTTTCATAATCATGAAGAATATCAAATTTTTCTATGAACAAAGAAAGTTTAGATGATTTTATATCCGTTCCGATTTCCTTTAAAATGCCTGGAAGCCCTTTAAAAAAGTATATATTATCTGCTTTAAATAATTCTCCTGCACTAAAAAACTCACCAGCTACTGCTTCTTGATTCACATTAGCCATATCCTGAGCAGAAGCTGCCATTGCAGCTAAAGCACTCAAAGCTAATTGATTAAGAGAGGCTACCCTATTCCAAAAAGATGCAGCCTTTTGTTTATCTACTTTAGTATTACCTATGGTTCCCTCATCTTTAAGGTATCTTCCATATACTTGGGAATCCAATAGATTATTATAAGCGGTGATGAAATTAGCATTATCTTTACTTAATTTTTCAACAACAGTATTACCAAATTCTCTGACCATTGATACAACTGGCTTCCCTCCTAATTCTTTAGATGCAGTTCTACCAAATTCTTTACCCCACTGGCTCATCATAACATCTCTTCCTACCTCTAAAGAATCTACTATTTCAGATAAATTGGAATAATTATAAACAGAATCTGCAAACATTATAAGAGTGGATACTGTATCATGACTTAAATCAGAAGCCCTTTCTACTTTTTTAGTAAAGAATATAGGTAAAGACATTAATTCTCTTCCAGTAAAGTCCTGAGGAGCTAATTTAACTCCAAATTCAGTGTCATCTTCTCTTCTTATTATAGTGTCTGCCAAAGAGTCTTTAATTTCACCCCACCAATTTTCTACAGGAGAATGTGAGAGTCTATCTACAAAGTCTCTTCTAACTTGTATAGCTCTCATAGGGTCTTCCATTTTACCTGGTTCTGCATATATATTAGGTGGAAGTAAATTAAGAAGCTCTTCTCTTATAGCCATGAACTCATTGTAATAAGCTAATTGAGCTCCAGAAAGGAAGTTAGGATTTCTATATTTACTATTAGGAAGATGTTGCTCATTGGTATTATCTCTATACCATTGAGATATTTCCATATTTCTCTTATCTAAATTATCTCCTACAGGCTCTTTCCCATATTTCTGTTCCACTCTTTTGTACATATCTCTCTGAGCTTCTTTGAATTTGGCCCATTGAATTTCAGATACATAGTTATGGGTATATTCCCCCTTACTATTTTTCTCAAACATGAAATCCTCATTAGATATTCCTGCTGCTCTTAATTTTTGGGCAGCAACTTGAATCCTTTTTCTCAGAGCTATGGTTTCATTTCTTGCTCTATCTTTATATTTCTTTATAATTGAATCAGCAAGTTTTATAATAATATCATTAGTTTCAGCAGCACTATTTATCCATATATTAATTAATGATGGGTCATAATCTGTGTGCTTCAAAAGATTTTTTAAATCCTCTCTTCCAATATGTTGTTCTTTACCTTTAAAAGTAATATCTATACCTTCATTAGGAAAATACTTCTGCAAGAAATTATTAAAGTGCCTAAAAGATAATTCTCCAAGATGTGTTTTAGCCCTACTTAAAGTCTCACTAATATTAGTTACTAAAGCTTTAATTTCAGGACCTAATTCTTGGTCATCCAACACTCCCTCATTAAGAGTACTTCTAATATCTTGGATAGTAGTACTATAGGTTCCAATGTAGTTCCCTATTTCTCTCAAATACCTAGCTTCTTCCTCAAAACTAAGAGAAGGAGTTTGTAATTTTTCATATAAGTTCTTTATGGATTTTATTGTATCACTGGCTTCTTGTAAGTAGAATACTATACCTTCCATAAATTTACCAGACATTAAATGACTCTCAAGCAAATTTATAAATTGTCTTTGGGAAGCCTGGAATCCAGAAGAGTCCTTCTTAATTCCTCTTTTAGTAGTTCTGGTTTTATAAATGTGGTATCTTTTTATTTCTTGTTCTTGTAATCTTTTGAGAAGCTTTTTTATACTATCTAATTTTTCATCTATATGAGATAACTGTCTATCATTTATTTGGAAGGAAATTTTTTGTAGAGGTAAGTTAGTAGCTAATTGCTGAGCTGCTGCTTTAGCTTCCCCTACACTTCTCAAAAGACTCTCTGCATCCATTTTTGAGAATTTACTATTGAATCTACTTTTTACTCTAGAAAGAAGACTACTCCAAACCCCTTTTTGAAGATTATTTAACTCATATATACTATCCAAAAGCAACCTTGCAGCTGCTTCATGAGCAAGTGCCTTATCAGTTAGTGTTTCATATGCACCATATGAATCTCCTAAAACACTTTCAGCTAATTCCCTATTACTCATGAGATTAAGGAGTCTTGAAACCACTGGTTCATTCTCCATAGACTCTATTATAAAATGAGCAAATTCCTCTGGAAGAACTTCTTCTCCTCTACTTCCATTAGCTATTCTTATAAGTTCAGCTATACCTTCACCCTCTTTAAAAGCTTTTGAAAAATCTGTTACTCCACTTCTTCCAAGTGCTAAATCTAGAGAATTCAAAGCACCTACTGAAATACCATTCTTTCCTAAAAAGTCTCTAATCTTTTTATTGAGATTATAGGAAGCTGCCATTTTTTGAGCCAAAACTTGATTCTCTGTAGTAGATTTTTCCAAAGAAACATAGATACCTCTTTCTGGAGTTCTTCTAATAATAGCAGAAAAATTATCTTTATATTCAGAAGAAGCATTAAAAGAAATAGCTTTTTCTACTAAACTGTTGTAATTTTCAGTAGTATCATCTAATACAACAGGAGCCCCTTTTTCAAAAAATCCATAATTCTCAGAAATTTTTCTTTTAAGATTACCCTCTTCTAACATAGAAGACATGTCTAACTTTAAGAGACTATTCATAGTTACTTCTCCTAAATCATCATATTTAAGAATATCAGAATAGTCTGATTGAAATTTAGGATTTTTAGTAATATAATAAAGCCTATTAGTTTGCTCTCTATTATTATTAGTAAAGGATAGCAAGTCCTTAAATAACTTGCTATCTTTTACATTACCATCTTTTCCCTTTATTTGGGGAATAACTGCACAACTTTTCATAAATTATAACTTAAACAAAGGAGAACCTTCCAAATCAAATCCTCCACAACTTATTTGTCCATTTGCATCTTCTACTGGAGCTGCTTCATAATCTTCAATATTTTGTTTAAAGCTTATATCAAATCCTTCTGGAATAGGAGCCTCAATTTGCTCAACAGAATCATATGGAGCAATTTCCTTGCTAGGGAGTCCATCTTCCCCATCTTCAAAAGTAGATGAAACCATGTCTTCTTTGAGTCTTTGAACTTTATAAAATACGGAGTCCAAATTAGGTTTTCCATATTCATACTCCAATACTTTACCTTTAAATCCAAGTGGACTGACTTTATGATACCTGATAGGTTGTCCATCTGCTACATACCAAGAATCTGCTTCAAAATAAGCTAATTCCCCATTAGATTTTATGATACTTATAAAAGGAATTAATTTATTCATTAATATCATATTCTTACTTTCATCAGTAGTAGTCATCTGCTCTTTAATAAAAGAAGGATTATTAGGAGTAGCTTCAAAATTTCTGTCATAATTTGAATAAGTAATTCCAGAAAGGTCTTTTTCAGCATACTGAGGAACTAAATTAGGCATATCCATATGATTCAATATAAACTGTCTAATGAAAGGAAAGTAGTCATCTTTCTTTACAAGATTCCTAAGTGTTTGCTCATATCCTGGAATTGCCTTTCTCAGGAGTACAGGAGCCATATGTATAAATGAATTTGGACCAAATCCAAATCCTCCCATGAAAGAAGCATACTTAAATAAGTTCAATCCAAGTTCTACAGCTTTTGGATTAGGACTATATAATAAAGACAGCCAGTCTCTCGAATACATATCCCTCTGTATTGTACTGAGTTTACCAGAATTTCTAAATGCCAAAGATGCTATTGGAAGTTTTCCATTTGCTCCTCTCTTAGGATATTTCAATCTAATTCTTGATACAAATCTATTCTCAGCAATATCTGGATTTTCATTAACTATTTTAATAAATTCATTAGGAAAATCTATTATGAATCTCTTTCTGTTTTCAATTCCAGTATGTACATTCCCCACATTATCTACATAAGAGTTAAAGAACTGTGTTTTAGACATTACATATACTAGTAAATCATTAAGAACAGTATTTATAAACTTCGTATTAGTTCTGCCCTCTTTTAAATATGTAGTCAATCCAAATTCTGGGTCAAATAGCATGTTGTATATAGAGGCATTGAAATGAGGAAAATACTTCTTCATTAAGACCATTGTTCCTCCAATTCCTGCATTAGTAAAGGCATTTAGGAATGGTAAAGAAGTTTTCATACATGAGTCATAAATATCCTCTCCTTCTTTTGGATAACTAAAGCTGATTAAATCTGCGTTTATAAGATTAAACCTATCAGACTGCATCCTCTCTTGAAATCTTAATATTCTGTTAATCTTATTATAAGTATCTGCATTACTTGGTCCAGCAGAACCATTTGAAGTATCTGCCCTCATAATAGCAGTAAGTTCAGATAAATCATTACTGGTTGCGTACATGTTCTTGAAAGCATTTCCTACATATAATTGGAAATTAAACCAATTTTGTTCTTCTTTAGTTGCATTTTCATCAAATGTTCTTTGCATATCTTTTTCAAAAAGAATTGCATTGAATAAATCTTCTGAATAAAGATTCTTATATCTTTCTGCATCTTCTTTAGAAGTTTTCCATTGTCTTTGTTTAGCCCAAGAATCTATCACAGAATTTATAATAGTCTTTCTATCACCAAATTCATTTTTTCTCAAAGCTTCTATAATTTCTTTGACAATAGGCTGGTTCATAAATAATCCTACTTCATTAGGTTCTACTCCTGCCCTTAACATAAAACAAGATAAATCTCCTGTAATAGTGTCTTGCATAAGGTCTTTAAGCACAGGGTCTTTTACATTATCCACAGAAGCTGCAAGGAAGTTAGAAATATTTCTTGTAATATAATTACCTCTTTCATTCTTTATAGAATGAAGAGAATTATATGTATGCCCATCAATAATAAATGGAATACAAGAAAGTTTAGTGTGCTGCACTATTGCATGACTAGCATTATTATTTGCATAAATACCAATCATCTTACCTCCTGTAGCATTTTGACTATGAAAGAATAATTGAGTAGTTGGATTTATAGGACTAAGTACTCCAATGAATGAAGAAGAAATAGCATCCAATTCATCTAAGGAAAGTTTAGCAAGAGTATCATATATAAGTTCTTTATCTGTAATTCCTAAAAGACTCATTAACTTAGTAGAGTCTGCATTATTTGCAATACTACAAATTCTAGCAGCTATTTTAGCCTTTTCAAAATTGCCAGGGTTTAATTGCTTCTCAACAGTATCTGGGTTAGTAAGTACTCCCCAAATCATATTAATAAGCTGATTATTTCTCTGTTGTACTGAGTTCTCTCTTGTAGATTTTGAATAATCATACCTATTATATATTATTCTAGGTTTATCATATCTATAAGATTCTTTGTTATCTTCAAACCATTCTTTAAAACTTTGAGGAGCTTCATCAAAAGCTTCTTTGAGGTCACTGTTCTTGAACCAAGATGCTACCTCATCAGTTATTTTGTTTAACCTTTGGAAATCCTCTTTAGCTCTAGAATAATTGAACTTTTGAATATAGAATTCAGGAAACATAAGATAAAACTTATCAACATCAAAATCTGAACCAGTGAGTTCAGTTATTTCTGCTGGAAGCATAATCATAGAACCATTTTCCTGTGGAAGAAATCCTTTAATATATAAAGGAGCCATACTATATTTATCTTCAGTTGGGATTCTGTATCCTATGATTCTTCTAAGTTCATTTGGTAATTCATTAATATCCAAATAACCAACTTGTTCTCCATTCACTGTTTTAAACTTCATCAAAGGTTCAAAGAATTCCTTAGAATAAGCTGGAAGATAACACTCCATATACTTCATCCTTCTGTTTTTCCCTTCTCCTTCCCAAACAATGGAAAGCTTATCAGTTAAACCATAAGCAGATACCTGAATTCCTGTTCCTCCTTTTATAGTTTGTTTTACAACTTTCTTCTTAATTATACTATTTAAAAGATGCTGAACTCTCTCACTTTGTACTGGGTCATAAAGAGGAAGATTAAATACTTTCTCAGTCTCCCCTGTAAGAGGGTTTGTTACTTCTATTAATTCACAAGCTTTCTTTATCTCATCACTATATCTGGTATTACCTTTAAGCTCACTCTGGATTATTTCTGCAACATGTTCTATTGAAGAAAACTCTTTAGCTACCTCATTATATGAATCTACAACATTGGCAGTAATGAGCCCATTATACATAGTCCACCATTCAGCTTTTGAGAATTTCTTTTTAGAACCAAAGAGGGAAATTTCAATGTCATCAGCCATATCTGAAGAAATAAGTTTCCTAATTTGGGTACCAAACAACTGGTATTTATCTACCATATGTTCAGGAGTCTCAACTTGGATACCATAATCTTCATAATCAAACTCATGAATAACTTCTGCATTCTCAGAGCCATCAGAATTCTTAATTTTAGAATTTAAGAGATTCTTAATATCAGGAAGAGACATATTTATATCTATCTTAATAGGAGCTTGATTACCTGCTTTTACAGCAGATTCAAACATCACTATATCAATATCATTCTCTTCCATAAATTCATTAATAGCTCTCAATACTGAAGAATCCTGTAAAGGAGTAGCAATGGTATTATACATAGCAAGAAGTAGGAACTCAGAGTTTTTATACTGAGAAGGAACTTTTATATTTCCATAATCAGCTACTCCAGAAGGCCTAGGTCCTTGTGTATACATAAATGGTTTAATAGTTTGCCAAATAGTATTGAAATCCCTAATATTCCAAGTGCCATTTTTAAGTCTGTTCATAGCATCCTCATCTGTTTGAGTCCACCTACCAGACATAACTAACACTCTTCTATAAGAATCAAGGGTTCTATAAGCTTGGGCATCTGCAACATTAACCTTATTAAAGTGATTTAATATAGCATCTTTATCCAGTTCAGATATTGCACCTGCTTCTACTCTACCTTCAAGCATTTGCTTTAAGGCTTCTTTAGAAGGAGCAACCATCTTCAAGTCCTTCAAATAAGCTACTCTTCCTTTTTGCCTTCCCACCTTTTCACCATTAAAAGTTGCTTCAGTATTGAGTTTAAGAGTTTGTGCATAAACCTCTTTAAACCTTTTCTGGAAGTCCCTCATATCCTTATAATAAGCAAGGTCTGTGGTAGTAAGCTCAATAAGCTGAGTTTGAGCAAGAGCATTATTCCAATAAAAATTTCTCAGAGTCCCTTCCAACTCACTTGCTTTCATTTGAAAATATTTAGAAACTCCATTATTAGTCTCTAAAACTCCTGCTTCATCCATGGTTTTCATGAACTTAGCAAATCCACTCTCCATAATATCACTTAAGGCTGATTGAATAAAGCTAGCTACATCAGAATCATTTCTAAGTATTTTTTCTTGAAGCACATCTATAAAGAGTCTGCCATTTATTTTATAGGTATTAAGTGCAGGGAAAAACTTAAACTCATTACCAGTATTTCTACTGATAATATCTCCATCAGCATTTCTGACAACTCCTATTTCCTCTCCATCCTTGTCTCTTATAATATCAAAGTTAGCTATTGGATTTACTTTACCCTCTCTCTGCCTTACAAGCATGATTCTGTCATACTCTTGTCTTACCACATCCTCTAATTCATTAAGAATTAGTTTGTCATAAGGAATATAATTACCTGATTCATCTTGTACAGAAGAATCAGTATATTTAGTGAACTTTATGAACTCAGCAGATTCAGCATCAGCAAGCAGAGGTAAGTAATACCAAGCAGAATTATTATCAGCAGTGCTTAAAAATTCAGAAATCATTACCTTAGCATATTCTGAATTTCCCCAGTCATTAAATTCAAGTTTACCAGAATGTAAAATTACTTTCCTATCAAGCAAATCTCTCTTACTTTGGCTATTTACAAGTTGTCTAAGCCAAGAACTTCTATATCCTGTATTTCTACTATAAAACCATTTATATTGACCATATTGTTCTTGATAAAACTTGTTTAAAGACTCTGCTGTTCCATCTAAGTTCTTTAAATTATTTATAAGTTTACCTAAATAAGAAGGAGCTGAATAACTCTGATAGGAATTACCTGCTTCTCTAAAAGAACTTAATACAGAATCTTCTGGAATAGTGTCTATTATTTTAGCTATTATAGTATAAGTGCTGTCATAAGCATTAAGAAGGTCATCATATTGTACAGTGCCATCTGAAGATACTGTCTTGCCAACTTTATCCTCTTTAATATCTCTGAACATTCCAGATAAAAGCTGATAAATTTTATCAAGTCTTTGAGTACCGTCTTGTAAGTCTTCTCCTTTTAAAGCTTCTCTTACAACTTCTGCATCAGCAGTTATTCCTGCCATGTGCAGAGCTCTCATTACCTTATTGAGATTATCATCTGATTCTATCCATTCATTAACATCCTCAGGATAACTATTTTGAAGCTCTGAAATATAATCAAATGCTTTACTTGCATTATCTTTGTCTAACTGTTGTCCTTCTTTATAAACACTAAGCTCATCTAATTTAGACCCTTCCTCATAATTATCCCTCCATTCATCAAGCATGTGCATAATTCCAGGAATTTTATTTACCCTCTTAGTTTGAGTTACAACTGATATTACTTCTCCATCAGTATTTTTTACTTCTTTCTGAAGTTGTACCCAATAAGGCATAAACTCCTTTCTAAAGTTCTGATAAAATTGAGATTTAGTATCTTCTTCTTTATTGAGTCTGTCTATAAGAGGCTGAACCCACTTCTTTCTTTTAGCTAAATCATTAAGGATTTTCCAAAAATGCTCAGAATTTCTTGACTGTCCAAAAGCTTGTAAAAGAGTAGCTTGCACCATATCTGGTTGCAAATATCTTTTAAAACCTAAATCATCAATTTCTGGCTTTCCGTCAAAGCCGATTTTATCAGTAGTCCAAATGATTTTTCTAACCTTCTTACTGAGAGAATCTCTCTGGTCTACAAATCTAGCTTTAGTCATCCAACCATCTTTGTAACCATACTCCTTCTGACTATCATCATCAAAGTAATCTCCTGATTCTTCATCTATCTGAGTTCCATCATCAAAATTAGTTTCAATGAAATCAACTGCTAAACCATCAGTTTCTTTTAAAAGCTCCAGGGCCTCTGCAACTACTGTATCCCAATTATCTTGAAGTTTCACAAACTCTGAATTGTAATAAGCAGGAAGAGAATCTTTTGGTTGAAACATTTTCCTTATTCTTACAAGGATATTATTAAAACCGAGTTCAACAGCTCTTTTTTCATCAAGAGTATCTAATTGCTCCTGTAGTTCTACAATCTTATCAGCATCTGTTTCAGAAGAAAGTCTTTCCTGTAAAACTCTTTTCTGTCTTTCAAATTCAATACTGAAATTTTGTCTAATAGCATTAGCAATAAGATTAACTCTATCCCTTCTTCTTTGAGGAGTTCCAAAAGCAACATCTGCTTTAGCTTCCAAATCATTAGGATTTATAGCAGGAGTAAGCCCTCTCTCTTCAAGAGAAAGCTCTTCTATTTCTTCTGAAAATGGAATAAAGTTATTTATTGCTGTGCCTCTTTCCTCAGAAGAAGTTTCATTATCTTCAAATATAGGAGCTTCTTCTACTTCCGCTGACTTTCTCCCATTAAACTTCTCCTGAGCAGCTTTAATGATTGCATTTCTATCCTTATTCTTCTCATCCCACTGCATCATTTTACCAGTAGTAACAGAGATAATTTGATTTCTATCATTTACAACATATCTACTGTTATTATGCTCGACAACTACTGCTCTCCCAGATTTAACAGCAAAATTAGCGAATATCTTATTTCTATCTATACTGTCTTTTGCAAATACTTCTTTGCCATCCCTATTATAGATATGAGACCCTTTAATAGTATATACTTGAGTTCTCTTACCTTTTGGAGTATATGAAATAGTTGAATCCACTCCTTCTTCTTTCTTGTTAGTTCTTTCAGCAAGCAGAGAATCTATCTTATCAGGAGATGGATATACTTCATAATCAAACTGAGGATTTTTTTGTTTCTCTCTTCTCCACCAAAGGGATACAAGAGTTTTAAATTCCTCATAACTTTCTACTTTGTTTTTAACTTTGTTGTATAATTCCTGAAGTATTGGAGTGTCAACAACACAATTAATTCCTGAATTCATGTTATTTGGTATTAATTAATTTAAAGATAGACAAAGATAAGTATTTAATTTTAATTAACCAAGCTATTAAGTATTAATCTGTATACTCTCTAATTTGATTACTAATTATAGTATAAAAAAATAAGGGAGATATTGCTATCTCCCTTAGAAAATTTCTTAATATTATCAAAAAGAGAAGTAAATAGTAGAGATTTACTCTACAACATACTTCACTCCATTGTAGATAAGCTGAGAGATTGAGATTTGATAGCTTTTTCTACCTTATCAGCAATAAGTCTCAGTTCCTGAGGAGTAGAATCATTTTTAATTCTATTAGCTCTTAATGATATTACCCAAATATTACCTTTAATATAACCTTCAGCGGGGTTTATTCTATCCAATGAATAAGAATTATCTTCCTTTATACCTCTATTATATTTTAGAGGTATTCCAAGAATAGGGCATACATCTGGAACCAAAATATCATCAACACTAATAGAAAACTCTATTCCTTTTTGACTTGCTCTTGATTTTGCTGATTGATATAAATAGAGCTGTATATTATTCTCCTTTCTCTGCTTAGTAAGTTCTCTCCCAGTAGTTTCATAGTACTGTTTGCATCTGAGTTTATTAGCTACTGGGTCAGTATTACTATTTACACAATTCTTACACCAACTTCTGACTCCATATTTGCTTGAAGCATTTTTAGCAAAGTCAGATAATGGTAGCAATCTACCACAATGTGGACACTTTTTGTATTTAATCCCACTAACTTCAATGATTTGTACTCTCTTTCCTCCCATAATATTTTCTTTTTACAAAGGTAAGCAAAATAAGTAAGATTTCCAAATTTACTGAAAATTAATCGGCTTATTCCACAATATATTTTACACCATTATATATCAAGCAACTTATGGTGTTGATGTTTACCAATCTTTCACCTGTTTCTTTCTCAGTTCTCTCAATATCCATGTCCATACATTTGTATTTACCATCTCTTGAGACAAACTGCATCTTGTAGCCTCTCAGTACTCTATCCTCACCTTCAATATAGTCCTTTACAGGATTGTTCTGAATGAACTCAAGAGCCTCAGCATAGGCTACAGCCATAGACTTCTTCTGCTCTTTGGCTCTGCTAATCATAGCAATAGCCTCATCTATCTGAGAGTTCTTCTCCTCTGCTATTTGCTTTTTGGTCTTCTTTTTATCCTGCTTTTTGAATGTCACTGTAAATACCTCAGAAGAATGGATGTTCTCAAAGATAGTTCTTATACCTGGAGTACCATCAGCTTTATCCTCTTTGGTCACCTTCTTGATTTCTTCATAGACATCTCCTGAAGAACAATACTTCAAGGCGTAATCATTTCCAAGACTTATTTTGTCTCCACTTTCCTGAAGAATACAGTCAATATGGTCTCCAAACTTTGCCACTACCTTGTAGTGAGTTGTCTCAGAAAGTATATTACCGACTTTTAATTTATCCTCATTCATACTAAATAAACTTTTCAAGGTTAGACATAAATCTCTTAGTCTCTTCCTGAGTGATACTAATCTCCTTTATTTGAGCATTAATAGACTCAATCTGAGACTGCTTTGTTTCAATTTCTTTTTACATCTCATCATTCAATGCAGATGCCTGATTGTGTGCAGTCTGAAACATAGCTTTTACACTGCTGAGTCTCTCTGCAAATGTAGCCTTACCATTACTAAAAATTGCCATATTCTCTTTTTTTTTAATTGCTTATTATAAAAAGAGCAGGAATTACTCCTGCTCATAGTCTGTGCTTCTGTATTTCTGCAAATCCTCTTCAAATTTCTTAGTTTTAGAATACCCACAAGGGTTCATAAACTCAGGACAGAATCCTCTATACAGACATTCAGGAACACATTTATCAGCTAATACTGGGTCTACCTCCCTGATAGCTTCTACTACTTGTTTCCATGCCTCTCTGGTTTCTTTAGAAGCACAAGAACACAGTCTCTTCCTTGATATGTTTATGATAGCTTGAGCATTGGCTGTCATATCCATATCATTGAGAGCACCTTGAGGTAATTCATTTCTTGGGACAGGTAATACTCTCCTGTCTCCTCTCTGGCTATGAACAAACTTCTCACAGCCTTCATGATGTCTTACAAGATGAGTAGTAACCCACTGCATGATGTCCTTCCATGTCCAATCAAATTCTACTAACCTAATTGGACTATGCTCAGCAAGGAGCATCTTTGCTTCCCAAGACTTTGAAGGCTCTTTAGCTAATGGTGTTTTACCAATAGTCCTTCTTGCAGCATTCAAAGCTCTCTTCCAACTTGTTACTTGGTCTAATCTAACAATTTCACTCATATGCCTTTTGATAATTCAAAAGTGAAAGATTCCTTGTAAGTTTCACCATTATTCTCATGAATCCAAGTTTTACCAGTACAATATCCACAATAGCTTGTCTCATTACCTTTATGGTATCTTCTCCAAGCCTCCTTTTTCCCTTTCAACTTATTTTCAATGAACTCTTTAGCTGCTTTTCTAGTTTTAAAAGTAGTAACATTAATTACTACCGCTTCAGCCTCTAAGTCTCCTTTTCTATAAGTAGGTCTACAATGCCACTCTTTAACTGTATACATAATTTTATCTTTCCATGATTACTTAAACTTCCAGTTTATTCTCCTTAAACTCTATGTTACCATCTTCAACAATGATATAATACTTAGGCATCATATCATTGAACCATACTTTATCCCTATTCACAGGAACCTTCATCTGAGTATGTCCTACTACCTGCCTGTATCCATCAATGGGGTATTTCAGAAGGGACATAGGTCTAAGCCAGATAGGACTCTGTGAAGGTGTATCTCCAAATGGATTGTACCCAGTAAGTTCATTGAAGTTGAACTTATCAAGAGGAACATTCTCCCAAGTAATGTCCTGAGGATGTGCTAATTGGGCTACCTCTTTGAGCCAATATGAAGATACTCCTGCATGAGAGAAGATAATGTCATCGTGAATATACACAGGTTTAAGCCAGCCTTTATCCTTAGCTTCCTTAAGTACTTCTTCATAAATAAGTTGATTTTGCCATTTATAACCACTGCATCTTTCCTTGTTAAGATAGGAATGGTCATGATTTCCATAGAGAAGTTCTACCTTATCAGGGTGAGTAGCCTTCATTGCAAGTATCTTCTTGAAGTTAGTAACTTGCTCTTTTCCAGGAGTATTCCTATAATTGTCAAAGTAATCTCCAAGGAAGACTACTTTATCCCAATCCTCCTTGGAGACTACTTTCTCCCAACCATTGTGACCATGTATGTCACCTATAACCAATATTCTCATTCTCCTACTTCTATATTATCTCCATTTCATCTTCAACCCATACCTTAGAGAAATCCCCAGGAAGAGTTATCTGATTTCTTACAGCCTTTTTAAGGTCACATTCCTCATAATTATGAGGAACTTTAACCTTGACTGTACCATGATATGTTACACTTACACAAACTTCAACCTCTTCATCTGGAGGTTGATTCCAAGGACATTTAGAATCAAATTCTGCCCCTGCTGGGTATCCCCCATCACTGCTTACACCATAAATTCTACTCATACTAAACTCATAATTCAGTATTTAAATTATATTCTTTAATCAGTCTTCTTGCAATGACACACTCAAGTTTCTGAGGTACAGATATATGCCTTCCTCCCTCACTTACATAGATATGATGGTCCCCATTATGTCTACTGTAAGTATATCCATTCTTTCTAAGCATCCTTAGAAACTCTTTTGATGTCCACTGTTTCATGATTTCATCACTTGACTATCTCTGTATTTTCTGAAATCAACTGTCTTGATTTTGGTTATAAGCCTTTCTCCATTCCTTCTCAGAAGTCCTGTAGTAGTCTTAAGAACAAGACCCTCAGCCTCATAATCCTTATTCTCTGCAATAGTAGACTTGAAGCCTCTCCTGACATACTCAACTGCCTCAGGGATAGTCATATATCCTATAAGAGGAACTATTTTGATGTTGAGTTTATTTGCAATATCCTCAACAGCATCCCTTTGCAGCCACCATTTATCAACTTTAACATCAAAGAGGATAAAATCTACACCAGAACTTATGTAGTTACCTCCTTTTTGAATCTTAGCTCCATATCCTTCACCATAGAGGGTAATGGATGTAGTACTTGTGATATCAAATATCTCAAGCCAATTAACATTGTCAAACAGTTCTTCAAGCCTTCTGTACAAATGTTCAGGTATGTTAGCCTCATCAGTTCTTCCTTTGAAATTAACATTTACCTCTCTTACTCCATCATCATGGACATTGAAGTCAAGTTCTATTCTGATGTTGGTTCCATCAATCTTCTCAGTACACTCCCATTTATTATCTTTCAGATACTCAAACTCTGGATAAGTGAACTGGTCAGGAATGATAATATTCTTATCATCTCTGAGAAATAGTGTCTGTATTTTCTGATATTTAGCCATTGTTTTTTCCCTCCATCTTCTCAAGAAGTTCTGCTGCCTTAGTATTATACCATGCAGCCTTTCTCAAATCTTCCTGAGCTTTGCCTTTATTATTAAACCTAAACTGATATTTGAAAGCATTAAGCACACAGAAATGATATGTCCAGTCTATACCAAACAGTTTTTCCATAACATCAATACATTCCATGCCATTGACATTATAATGGTCTGGATGATTAACCATATCTTTCTTTTCTTTTTCTTTCTGATTCAATAGATATTCTCTTGTTTCCATGTTAAATCTGTCTTATTTCCATCCTATCTTTCAAGGCTTCCTTAAATCTTGCCCAATACATTGAACTGTCCCTCCAATAGTAGCTATTACCTTCAGCTATTCCCATAGAGCCTACTACTCTCCACCTCATCGCATCATAAAAAGCAGTAACTGCCTGTTTCCTTGAGTTAAATATAAAACTTCCTGAATAAGGTTTCCATACCTGACCATCTATAAGAATAATCCAACCATGAAGAACTTCTTCTATTGGCTTTGTGTACTGGCAGATTATATTATTGATTATAGCATTACTCGTTTCATTCCTCTTTTTTTTTTATAAAAAAGCCTTACTACTGCACTCCTATGGAATTACCCAATGGTCTGTTACCTGAAAGGTTCAGGGGCTCAGGTAAGGCTTAAAGGTACTACAGCCCCTTTTTCCCAAATATCCTAATGTATCCAATGGTCACTTGTCTCTGCATCTGCTGGAAGTTTAAGCTTTCTACAGAAGTATCCTCCTGCTTTAGCCATACAATCCTGCAATACTTTGGTCATTTCATCAGCAAGTTCCTCTGGAACCTCTATATTCCATTCATCATGTGCTGGAATACAGAGTTTGACTTTGAATACTAAGTCATGTTTAACAAGATAATCCCATAAGAAACATGAGGCTGTCTTGAACATGACAGCTCCTGTACCTTGACAAGGATAGTTGATTGCCTGCTTTTCAGAAGCAGCTTTTCTTTTGAAGAAATATTTGACAGGGTGTACATAGGCATCTTCCAGAGTAACTACTGCTGTATAATGCTCCTCCTTCTGTCCTACCTTCTTTGTATAAGGATATTGCCCTGTAATCTGCCTTATATCAGTACATTCAGCAAACCTCTTATAGAGTTCCTGCTTCACTACTTTTGGTAGATTCTTGGTCTCTTTACCTTTACACAGTCTATAAGTAGACCAAAAGTCTGATGTAAACTTGGACTTAAGTTTCATCAGAAGGTCATAGTCATAGATATATGCCTTATGTTGGCTTATTGGATTAAGGATGATAAAGCCATTTTCCATGACAAACTTTCTCTGTCTGTCCTGATATGTTTTCATACCCTTGAAACCTTTCATATAACTGTCATATATCTTCTGAGCCTCTTGTATAGGCAGGCCTTTATTTGACCTGATAGTGTTGGCATCTCCACCATAATTTATGGCAAACTCAACACCCTTTGCCTCACTTCTCCAATGCTTGAATTTGTGTTTGATTTCCTCAATAGGGCAATCTCCAATAATTTCTGGATATGCCATCTTCGCTACCAGAGAATGAATATCTCCACAACCATTGTTAAACAGGTCAAGCATAGCAGTATCATTGGTTATGTCTGCTATAATCCTTGACTCCTGTCCACTATAGTCACAGCTAATCCACTTCATTCCAGGACCAGATATAAAGCAGGCTCTGGTCTCAGGGTCAGCAGGGAAGTTCTGAAAATTCAGATACTCAAGTCCTGCCTTCTTATCCTTTCCTCCAGAACTCAACCTTCCTGTATCAGTTCCTAACTGGTTGAAGTTGGTATGAAGCCTTCCACTAGTCCCATTAATCTGCCTGAGTACATTCTCTCCATAGGTAGAAGTGACCTTTGTGGCAGCCTTATACTGAAGATATAGATAAGCCAAAGTAGACCTCTCTTTCTGAGGCTCTATCACTTTTGACTCAATACTATCCTTCATTTCACCAGTCTCAGGGTCTTGAACCAACAGATTGAATCCAAGGAACTTGAAAAGTCTTATCACCTGCATAGGACTGTTCCAGTTTATATTACACTGAACAGCATTGTCCCAACCAGAAAACAGGTCTCCTTGAGGGTCATCAATGACAAAATCTTCAAGAACCTTAACTCCTATAGGAACTTTATATGCTTCATAATAGCCTCTCTTTACTCCTTTTATATCAGCCTCTGGTGCTCTTTCCCCTTCCATTTTAGACCTCATCTTATTAAGGTCATCTTCTGGGACACCTTCTATCTGAAGATAGTGATAGGAGTACTCTTCTCCTTTATAAGAACTTACTACCCACTTATTGAGAGCATCTTCAAACACTTGGACATTCATTCTGTCCAAGTCCATCTTTCTCCTCCATCTTTCTCTACTAAGAAGCACTCCACAATACTCAGTATAGGCAAGCCAGATGACAGACTTGTTCTCATAGACAAGAGCATTTGACAGACCTTGTTTTTCAAGTTCTATAGCCTGCTTCTCCATAATCATAGGCAGCCACTTTACATCATTTGCAGCATAGTCAATGACTGCATCTGAAAGTCCTGCCCACATAATCTGACCTCTGACTGTCTTGTCAAGTTCAACCCCACAATATCTCTCTCCTGCTGCTTTAAGACTCATAGAATGAATACCAGCAGGATAACCCAACCACATGAGTTTCTCTGCAAGGAACCCATCATAGACATTCTTAAGCACTATTCTTTGATGGAACAGGAACTTCAAGTCAAACTTTATATTCCATCCAATGAACAACCTATCAGATTCAAGATAACTTTTGTAGAGTTCAGGACTTACTGTGGTACAGTCTATGACTACTTGAAAGTCATAACAGCCCAACTGAAGCATAAGGAGTTGTTTTGTATATGGGTCAAAGCCCATAGTCTCAGTATCAAGACCCACAACAGAGATAGTTTCAAGCAACTGTAGAGATTCCTCAACACTTATCCTTTTGTAAGTATCTGAGGGAGGCAATATCTGCTGTGATACAAGATATATCATTTTGTATATGCAACTAAATCATCATAATCAAGTACATATCTGTACTTTCTAAGGAAGGTATTACCAAGAACACCATGCAATTGTAACCCTGTCTCTTCCTTTATATCTTCAAAGGTATCATGTAAGTCCAAAGGCATGAAATCCTCGATAAAGCTCTGTTTCTTGTAGTTCAAAGGAACTCTAATCCAGCTGTTGTTACCTTCAACTGAACCATTTGCAGTAGCAATAGCAAAATTGTTACCTTCAACTTCCTCTACATCAGATAGAGAATCCTTAATAGTAGAGTCTATATGAGATATAGTACTCCCAGTATCAAGAATGAAGTTAAATTCTTTCTCTCCATTCTTAAGGGTAACTATGGGAATACCTTCCTTAGTTATAGTCTCCTTAAGAGGAAACCCTACCTTTTTAGATAGCCATAGGTTAAGTGCATCTCTACTGAATGCTGCCATTACTGCAACTAAGAAACAAATTACTAAAGTCAATACCATTTTTTTTTTTCATTTTCTGTCCAACAATAGCACAGGTTATTTCCTTCCTGTGCTTCCAATCCCACCTCTGTTAATGGTATTCAATTTTTCTACGTTTATTATCTTTATTTTATCATTTAAAAACCATTTTATTTTTTGCCAAAAAGTGGCTTTTTGAGATAGCTGAATTCTAAACTGACAAATTCTATCTCCTTTATGAATAGGCTTCTCTACTAAACAATATGCAGGAAATCTCCATTCATCATCATCTCCATTATAGCTACCATCTATCATTCCTACAGAATTGGCAAGAAGAACTCCATAGTTCTTAAAAGTAGAACTTCTTGGAATTACAAGAGCCTCAAAACCTTTAGGAAGTTCCATTGCTACTCCTAATTTAAGTAGTTTGTATTCTCCTGGTTTTAGGTTATATTCTTCTGCTGCTCTGAGGTCTATCCAATCTCCCTTATTGATAATTTCTGGCAGAATTTGGTCTTTGAATGTTTTTATCTTTATTTTAAGCATACCTCTATATATAATAAAAGCCCTCATTTCTGAGGGCTTATTTCTACTCTTTTTCTTTGTGAAATCCAATATGCCATTTACCACATACAGGACACCTGTAAGCTACATAATTCTCTAACTTTCTCTCTTCAATAAAGAGTTCAGCTGCTTGCATAGAGACGTAAGGAACTTTAGGCTTCCATCTGTGTTTCTTTCTTGTATAATGGCATCTTGGGAATGTTTTCTCCCCAATTACTTTTCTGAGGAATCTTTTTTCCAAAATTTGTACGTAATATCAATTAACAATGTTGAGTCCGTTTGAGTATGAAGAACTTGATAAAACACCTGATTAGTATGTGGATTATCTAAAGGCCCCATACTTTCTTTATAAGAACCAAGTTTAAGATAATTTAAATATTTGGTTATCTCCTTGTCTTTAAGATAATCTAAACCAGAATACCAAGCAGTTTTTATTTTTGGATAGTTCTCTTTAGTCCATTTAATCAGTTGTTTAAGAGATTCAATATCTCTATCTCCTCCCATAAAACATATACAGGTAACTCCGTTATTCTTTTCTAAAAGTTCACGTACAGATGTTTTAGTTAAAGATTCTCCTACATCTTCTCTTAACCAGGGGGAGTGACATCCTTTACATGTTCCTGGGCAGTTAGATATACTTATAGCAAGAGTAATTTCATCAGGGACTTCAGAGAATACTACTTTAGCATCTACATACTTCATATCTCACTCCTTCCATCACTATAGGTTCTCTTAGCTGCTTCAATCTGTCTATCCTCACCAAAGGACTTAATAGGCCTAAGATACCCAATTACCCTTGTATATTGAGTAATGTTGTGACTATGACACTTAGGGCACTCTGTGATTGGGTGCTTAGTGATATACCCACAATCATCACACTTACTGTTAGGAATATTGAATGTGAAGTAGTTAGTACCATTGGCTATTGCAAAGTCTATCAACTTGAGATACTGCTCTTTACTCAGATGGTCTTCAAGATTGATATGAGCCGCTGAACCACCATCAGTGAATTGATAAGTCTGCCTTCCATGAAGAATAAACTTGTCAAGTACTGAAGTATCATCATGGGCATCATAGAAATATGAGTTGTATAGGTTCTCATCATCAGGCACTACGTACCCATCTTGCAAATCCCATTGATAATTCTTTCCTCCCAATCCCTCAGCAGGTACTACCTCAGAATTAAACAAGAAAGGTCTCTTCTTATCATGAATAGAATGCTTCTTATTCTCCTCTTTGATAGTTCCAAGTATGAGTTGTAGAAACTCAATGTACTCAGGATTATTACCTACTTCAAGACCCAAGAACCTTGCAGCCTCATTCAAGCCATTAATACCAATAGTGCTGTACAACTTGCTGATATGAATATATCCACCATTTGAAGCTGCAAACATTCCCTTATCTTCGAGTTCATAGAGCATTGTCTTGAATGCAATATGATACTTGTAGACTCTTTCAAGGATATCTACTAAATATTTCTTAAAGAGTGAGACATTATCCTTACAATGAAGAAGGTTTTTATCTCCTTCCGTACTCCACCAAGTAGTTTCTTGTTTAGCCCAATCCTGTATAATTCTGTTAATATTAAGAGTAATAACATTACAAGAACCAGTCATAACACCAGTAAGACCTGATGTAGGATTGAAAGTATTCTCTGCAAGTTCATTTCTCAACCTACAGCATGAAGCCAAGCTATCAGCACTATCTGATATATAGGTAAAGAAACTATGACCTTCTGCATACATTTCAGCAGTAAAGTCTTTGTAGTCCTTATCTATAATATCATTGGTCTTTGGGTCATACACCATAGCCATTGTCTCTACTGGGAAAGTAAGAATCTGTTTAGTTCTCAGTTTATTGAAGAACTTCATAAACAGCTTCTGAAGACAATCTATAGCTTCCCATTGAGGTTTAGTACCATCAGGATAGATGAACTCTCCAAACAGTGAATTAAAATATGTGTGGTCATAATAAGACACATTAGTAAATGGACTCTGATATGACCTATTACCAGCAGGCTGATTTACACCATAAATAAACTGCTTGAATGCCTTATATACAGCATCTCTAATAGTTCTTTGCTTATTACAAGCAGGAGAAGTAGTTACCTCATCTAATCTATTATACCAATCTTCTCCAAACTCTTTCACAATATAATAATTCAGTGCAATAAAGTATTCACCTACTGCAACTGCTCCCTTACATTGAGAAGAAAGAAGGAATATAAGATTGGTAATTTGTCCACTGAATGACTGTAAATCATTAGGTGCTGAAGGTGTGACACCATCAATATTACCTACTCCCTCCATCATAAGAGGATATAGACTTACTGCCATACAGTATTGCTTCAATACAGGGGTGGTAGCCTCATCATGGGTATAAATGATATGATGATTCAAATCCTCCTCATACTTCTTAGCTACCTCAGGAAACATCTCATTTAGTTTATCCTTCATCCTCTGTCTTTGAATGACTCTATTAGTGGTTTTATACACTTCTCCTTCAAGATTAGCCACATTCTTCATAGTTACATTTGCATTAGCATCTGTCTCTGATGAAGTAGCTGCATTATCATTAGACTGGCTATATTTATTCATATAATCAATCCTCTCCCTAATGAATCTTGCCTGCTTGTGTTTCTCTCTATATAGAATGAAAGATTTTGCTGCCTGAAAATATTTGTTGTCCATAAGGTATCTTTCAACCCTATTCTGTATCTCCTCTACTGCTACAGGATTAGGGAGATTGACTTCAATTGTCTTGATAAAAGACTCTATAAGTCCTGGTGGCAGGGTCTGCCCTACTGATTCAAATGCAGCAGCAACTGCATTGACAATCTTTTCTTCATCAAATTCTGCAAGAGTGCCATCTCTCTTAACTACTTTATACTCATTCATTCTCTAGCCACTTGCTTATATTGTTGATTGAATTCATGTTAATATCTATTGGAACTTCATAGTCCTTGGTAAGGTAAGTATTAAGTTCTTTTGCTATACTTCTCCAGTTCCTGAGTTTATGCTCCCCAAGTTTAAGGTCAGTAATAGCCCGAGTCTGTGGGAATTCCCACACAAGAGGTTTTCTTGTCCTGTTACTTATGACAATAAACCTGTAATCTGCCAGTTTGAAGTCCTTGAAGTATTCATCTCCATCCATAGCCTGCCTGATAAGATACCAGTACAGTTGAGCTTGAATCCAATATCCCCATTCCATGAAGGACTTGTAGAATCTCCACTCAGGTTTGAAAGAAGTCTTAAGGTCACAAGGATATACTATCTTCTTCTCATGGTCTACTATAATAAGGTCAGCCATACATCTGAGGTTTATACCCTCATAACTTCCTTTGAACTTCAACTGGTATAGTCTTTCAATATTCTTGTTGAAAGGATTGTCTGCTTCAAAATACCACTTGGTGCTTTCAGACCTTCTTAATGTCTCCACACAGTCTAAAGCATCCTGATACAATTTCTGTGATATCACTGTCTTTCCCTCAGCAAGAGTAAGTAAATCATAATATTCTCTACCAGCTTCTCTTATTACTTTAATTCTGGTTTCTGTTCTCCAATTAGGCTGATAATTATTAGCCAATAGATACTCTAAAATAACAGCATCCATTATCTTATCCCAAGACTCCCCAGGTTTAGCAGCATGAAATATGCCTTCAACAATTTCCTTTTGTTTATCTGGAAGTTCAGGGAAATCTGCTACAAAAAATCTATCTTTAAATTCCTCCTCAGTTCCAGTAAGTAGACAATCAACTACTGAACCAAATAACAAAGATGGACTTTCTGTTTTATCAAATAGATGAGCAAGATTGTCAAAACCCTCTCTATTGAATCTTGAAAGGGTTGAATAGGACAATGCTGAATCAGCTCTATATTGGTCTTCTGTTACATCCCATGATATATCTTTCAATGATTTCATTATTCTCCTTCCCAAAAATCTGTTTCAACTTCATCATCTTCAAGACCTAACAAAAGCAGATAGGAGTCTATCTCAGTTTTAAGAAGTCTTAGATTGTCTATCTGCTCCTCAAGGGATTCATCCTTCTTCTTAAGAAGTATCCTTATATCAGACTTGACTAAATCTCTGAGGGCTTCAAAATCCCTTTCCTTAATGAACTTATTTGCATAAGGAATGTCTTTCTCTGGTACACAGGAAAGCAACTGTTTGATTCTTTGGACTGGTGTACTCATCTTGAAAACTTCTTTATTTCTGCTATTATAAACTCCATATCTCTTTTGGTATGAACCTCTGCAAACACATAGTTGTTCTCTGAACTATCTATATGATTGATAAGCATCTTCCTTTTGAGAGGGTATCTGTCAGTAATAAAACCTTTTACTTCCACTATAAAGAACCAGTTTTTATCTGGAACCTTCACAATGAAGTCAGGTGTATAGGTAATAGCTCTAATCTTGTCCTCCCTGTACTTTGTACCTTCATACCATCCCATAGGATAGAAGCCTTCTTGAAGGATTATAGGGTCTGGTTCATATTCAAACCAGAGCCCTGACTCCTTCAACAGTTCATACATCTTTGCTTCAGCTTTACTTCTGAACTTTATATTGTCCTTAAATACAGCTGTAGCATTGACTACTTTCTTATTCATTAGGCCACAGTTCCTTAATGGAAGGTCTCAGAATCTTAGTGGCAATCTTGATATCATCAATGTTTCTGAATGCAGCAAAGTTTCTAAAGTTCTTGATTCTACCTTTAGGAACTTCACACACTTTTCCATTAGTCATGTCAATAGTGAAATACTTATCAACATCAGCATTGTTGATATGGTCAGGATATTTCCTGTCTATCAGAACTGCAAGAGCTCTAAGCACAACTGAGAACCCTGCATAGTCAGGCATTGCAGCAAGGAACTCTTTTGCTGTATCCTTTGCATGAGGAGTGCCCGTAAGCCATGTACTTACAAGAGCAAATACCTCATCAATGGTAGGAACCATAGGTATTGGCTCTCTGTCAAGAAGTTCCTCTTCCTTGAGCATTCCTTTCATTATAAGTATTCTTGCCTCTGAGGAAGTGAGATGGTCACTTCTGAATACAAAGGATGTCTCCATTTCCTCATTCTTGAGAATAGCAGTAATGCTGAGAGGTTCCCCAAGAGAAACCTTCTTTCCATCTTTAGTTATAAATTTATCTCCCATAATATAAATAAAATGTTAAATCCAACGTATCTTCTCCTTACCTTTCTTTGCAAGAATTTCATTTATTGCATTGAAGATAAGAGGAAATTTTTCTCCAGTTCTTGCACTATATGCAGGGTGAGGTATCTCAAGAACAGTACTTTCCTTGTTGATATAAGGTCTGAATGTGCTTGCTTGTGAACCAAACAGAACAAACAGTATATCTGGATTATACAGAGACAGATTCCTCAGGAGTTTTGATATGAAAGGTCTCCATATCATAACATGAGAACCTACCTTGTTCATCTCTACAGTAAGTGCAGAGTTAATCATAAGTATCCCCTGTACTGCCCAGGATATTAATGAAGGGTCAAAGTTAGAATCTTTTTCTGAAATATGCAAGTCTTCAAACAAAGAATTTTTGATGACCTTCAATGAAGGGGATAGTTGTTCAGGCAAAGTTTCTGACTTATTTGCAAACAGTATGCCTGTTGCAACACCCTTCTGAGGATATGGGTCTTGTCCAAGAAATACTACCTTGCAGTTATCAGGACTACAGTATGAGAATGCCTTGAGAATGTCATTCTTATCAGGACAAAAGGGTCTTCCAGATTTTATGACCTTAGACCAAGGAACAGCCATACTATCTACTGATACTATACTATCCCAAGTCATAGGCATTCTATTATATCCTGAACAATATCCTCTCTTGACAGGAACTTCTGCATATCTTCCTTGAAGGTCTGAGGACTACCTACTTTTGCAGGTCTTTTAATCCACTCTGAAAGGTCTTCAATGATAACCTTAGGAGTTATAGGCTTATCTAATACTGCACCCCTTATATTTGCAAAACTTCTTGATACAAGTGAAGGTATAACCTTGGAGATTATGTTCTTCTTGAGCATATCATCCTTAAGAAGCACCTTAGGAGACACTCTCACATTAAGGGCAGAAATGGTTGTCTTCATTCTTGTTAGCCTGGGAGGAACAGTTATAGGAGTCATACCTGTAACAGTAACAGTATACAGGACAAGAGGTTTCATATGTTGGTCAAATATCATCCCATTTCCTCCATAATAAACCTCTCCTTTTCCTGTTGTAACCTTAGAGAGTCTTCCTCCACCTACTGAAGTGTCTCTGAAGAAATATTTTAGGATAGCATAAGAAGTATTCTTTATGACAGTATTATCATAGTATAGGGGCATAGCAATCTGCTTCCACTTTATCTTTGGCTGTGCCAAGATAGTCTCAAGATAAGGAAGCATAGCCATAGGTACTTCAAATGAACCAGTATGATTCATATCTGTACATATGTATCCATTCAGTATATCATGCTTTTCGAGACAGGAGGAATTTGTAACAAACGTACCTGTATCTACATGTATAGTATTGAAGGGACGAGTAATGAGGTCATTGTAAACTGCTGTAATCATAATCAAGCCTCCGTAGTAAACATCATCAAAGAAGCATCATATGATGTAAGGAATGGAAGACTCCTATCTATCATAGGCTTTTCATCACCCTCAAGGTCATTGGCACAGAAGTTTACAAAGAGATTAGTCATGATAGAACCAATCATATTAGCCATGAAAGTTGTCTGCTTATAACTACAGAGTGTGGCATCAGCCTCAACATCTGAGAATAGCCAATCTCTCTCATACTTCTCCATATTATAACTGGCATCACCCTGTATACATAGAACCTGGAACTCCTCTGCTGCAAGTCTTCCATCTATGAACAGGCAGTGTTTTCTTAGTCCTTCAGGTATGCTCATCACATGGTGTTTCCATACACTGTAGAATATCCTTCTGGCAGCCATACTGTCAAATCCACAAATCATGATGTCAGTAGAAGGGGAACCTGCTGTGAACCTTTCATTGAGAGAGATTATGGAATAATAACTACTGTAATTATGCATCATGTCAGTCATAGCTTGAGCCTTAGTCTTGTTGAGGTCAAGAACACTATAGAACTGTCCTGACATATTTGCCGATTCTACAGTATCATCATCATAGATTCTTATGTGACTAGGCTTCATTCTTGAGAGAAGAAAAGCCACATAAGAACCTATACCACCCAAACCTGCAAGAGTGATTGTTTTCTCCTGCACTTTATTATACCATACTGCCCCACTGAACCTTGAAGTACTTGCGTCAATGGTAATAGTCTCAGAGTTGGCAGAAATCCTATCATGAGACTGCTCAGGAACAGTAGTTTCACTACTTATACTTGGGTACTCTGGGTATGCAGCCTGCTCTTCTACCTCTTCAGAAGTATTCTCTTCAGAAATATTCTCCTCAGAGACAGCAGTCTCAGTATGCTCATCATTGAGCTGGTCTATAAGACCACTAATTGCTTCAGCCAGTCTAACTGACGTATCCTGTGTATCCTGTGTCATGCTATTTCCTCCTGAAGTTTAAACTTGATAGCATCAAGTATCTTGTTATCAGGTAATTGCTCACACATGCTAAGCAATTTAGCTGCTACAGCCTTGGCTATCATATCAGAATCCTCATTTTCAACTTCCTTCCAGTCAGTATACCATGTAAGAACCTCTATATAACAGTCAAGCCAGTTCTCAAGGTTCTGAGGGTCAGGGAACCTTCTGAGGAAAGCCTTCTCCATTACAGAGGAACACCACTTCTCTATATCAAACTTGTCACTATAACCAGCTGTGATAGAACCAGTTACTAACTGTATAAGCAGCCTCTGAGCCAACTCTTGAGGGACTTCAATATTGACCCAACTCCCATCTGTTTTTGAAGAAAATATTCCTTCAGCGGGGAATAATGTTGGCTGTACTGATGTTCTCTGTAAGGGAAACTTCCCAGTAAATGATACTCCCTCTTCTCCCTCAGAGGATGTATCTTCCTCCTTGGTAGAAGGGAAGTTAGCTCTTCTTACAGTAGTTTTCTCTGCTTCTATCTCTTTGATTCTCTGAACAACTTCATCCCTGATAGATGTATCTTCCTGTACATTTATCTCAAGAGGAAATGCCTCAAGATATTCATTTATAGTAGATTCCACTTCCTCAGACTTATTTTCTCCACCAAAGGTAGGATAGGTTATCTTAGAGGTCTGAAGACTCACCCTTCTGGTAATCTTAGCAGTATATACACCTGCATTATTCACTATAAGTGAGAGGAAGTGAGGCATATCCATACCTTCCTCTATAATAGTGTTTCTGTCTGTTCCACTGAAGAATGTTGCCATTTGGTTATGTGAGTGGATAAGTCCTGTATAACAGTCAAGCAGGTCATTCATTGCCTGATAGGTAACAATATCAGCACTATGGTCAAACTCTGTATAGGTAGCAGAACCTATGTCAGATACATAAATATCCTTACAGGTAATAACCAAAGAATTATCCTCAAAAGAACCCTCTACTGTGTAGAACAGTGTTCCAGACCATTCTTTGGTAGGGAAATGATAACACCATTCTCTTATCTTTCTCTGAACTAAATCAGGTATTATGAGTTTATACGTAGAATGTCTGTCTATCAAGCTCAGACTCCTCTTCTCCTTCTTTTCTTCCATATCTTAAATTTACAACTTTACAAATAGCTGATACTATATCCCTTATAACATGTGCTTGCAATAGGGTAGCTGAATGCTGTTCAGAGGAAGAAGTATTAATTATGTGTAATCTAATCTCTCTTTCTTTGAATTTACATACAAGTTTACCCTCATGGTCCCTATAATCATTGATATCTCCAGTAGCCCTGGTAGTATGGATTTTACCATCAGCTATCATATACTCTCTAAGGATATTCATATCCTTCAAATACTGAAAATTATATAACCTCCTGTATGGATTGTCTTCAAGATTGAACCATTCTATGAACTTATTACTAATCAAGATGGTAGCATCATAATAAGACATTCCAAGACAGTATGTTCCATTTGAGTATTCCATAGGAAGAGAGACATTCTTAAGCAGGTATCTTGTGAAATCTGGTATGATTCCAAGGTCTACACCCCTAAATTCATATGGAGGTCTTGCTACCTTTCCATAAAGTCCTCTGGCTACATAAAAGAACTTCTGTGTCACATCATAAGACGGGTTGGCACCTATATTCTCAAGTCTTCTGTACGGAACCCCTGCAATTGACTCTACTTGAGTAAAGTCTTCAAGTTCACTACAGAATAACTGCCATACATCTTCGTCAAACTCCCTGTTAAGACCTCCAATAGTAGCATTAATAGGCCCATCTCCAGTACAAGGTGTAAGGAATTCTGAGAAGTTATGGACATTTATTCCAGGAATATGGGAATGCATATATCCAGCTCTCATATGACTTAATGGATAGGTAGCTCTATTGAGATAGAACTTCCCTATAAGTTGTCCCTTTGTATTAATCTTCACTTTAGCATAAAGGTCCTGTATATCTACAGACTTGTTATACTCATTAGTGACTTTCACTTGAGGAAACCATACAAGTATGAATATACCACCTGGATGTGATATAGCATCTATATTATTCCTCCCTAATGATTTATTTTTACAGAAGTTCTCCTTAGCACAGAACCCTTGCATATCCACTTTATCTTCTCCAAAATAATCACTGAATATTTCAAGAATTCTTTTTGGTTTCTCCATCAGGCTGTCATACAGATTTTCCCATTCTTTTTTCTGTTCATCTGTCATATTCATCCCTATAAAAAAGGGGGATAAGGGAGAGGAAATTCATCCTAACCCTTATCCCTCATTATTAGAAGTCAAACTGTTCAGCAAGTTCATCATAAGACTGCTCCCTCTCTACAGGAAGAGCAGGCTGACCATTGGCAACACCCCAGATGTTATCAGCATCATGCTGCATGAGAACTCCCTTAGATACCATCTCATCAAGAAGGTTTCTAAGATTAGACATCATTTCTTTTCCTGATGCTGGCATAGTGTAGGCATCTGCTTTAACTACTTTCTCCTTTGCTATAGGAGCAGGAGTATGTTTAGGAGTCTTCTTGACTGCCTTTTTCTCCTTATTCTCTATATAGGAGATAAGAACAGCAGTTGAACACTGAGTGAAGTTCTTTCCCTCATGTTCCTGAATCTTTCCCTGAAGACCGAGCTCCTTAACTCTTGCATAGGCTTCCCTTCTATCCATAACACCAGACCTGATTTTCTTCTGAGGTGCAGTGACCATGAACACAAGGTCATTAGTTACCTGACCCTTCCAAGGAATGTTAGAAGGAAGGACAGACTCATCAGATGTAAGGATGGTCTTTGAAGCAGCCTCCTTAAATACACAATTTGAATCATACCTTACCTGTCTTTCTCTCAGTTCATTCTTAAGCTCACCAAGGGTGGTAGCATTTGACTCAAACACAACTTTGCTCTGTGTGCTCTCTACAAGCACAGTAACTTTTCTACTCATTGTTTCTTTTTTTTTAGTTTACTAACTCATTTATGACCTCTCTCAGAACTTCTCTTCCATGATTTTTTACTAAGTCTGAAGGGTCCTTGCTCCCCCACTTCTCAGGTATTTCAATCTGAGTAACATTGAATCTCTCAGCAATCATCTTACCATACATCCTTCCATGATTCTCTTCACTTTGAAAGTCATTATCATAAAGTATATAAACCTTATTATATCTGCCTTTCAACTGTTGGACTACATGCTCCTTTGGTATATAACCTTCCCCCTGCAAGCTAAGGGCAGGAATACTTGTATTAGACCATATAGCAAGGGCATCTTTTCTTGATGAAGTGATAATCAGTTTATCACCTTTCTCTGGAATCTTAGTCCATAAATCCCATACAGAAGAGTCATGTTTAGACATCCACTTATACTCTTTTGAGTAGGGCTGGTAAATCTTGAATGAGACTATACCGTCTTTCCTTTCTACATAGACATAAGCATACTTTTCTGCTGGAATAGGATAAGAGTGTCCATTCTTGGTAAAGATAATATGAGATATGGGATATATTTCTCCGAATTTAAGCCAAGGCAGTGATATTCCATAGGAATCCCAGTAGGCAATATCATAGTCCCTCCATTTCCTAACTCTAACTTCAACTTTGCCTGCTGACTTCCTGTACACCTTTACTCCATGCTTTCTTATAAGGGCTGGAGCAGGCATATCTTCAAGGATTCTATCATACACCTTGTCTTTGGAGACATTCCACATTTTGGCAAGAAGGTCATACAGACTTCCTTTTTCTCCACTTCCAAAATCTTTGAACCACAGACTATTAGTCCTGTTGTTTATGAACAATCCCAATGAAGGGTTGTTGTCCTGTCTGAGTGGAGAATTAATTACTTCAGGAACACAAGTAATACCTAAATACTTGTGTGCAATATCAAAGTCTGAATATAGGTCATTGACCTTCTCAATAGAAGTACTGTCTGAACCTCTTGCTACCATATGGATATATTATTTATAGTTTGTTTTTTATTTGCTTCCCCAAGGATTGGCTGGAGCATCTGTGAAATCAGGCATGTCACCAGGAACTGCTGCATTGCTTAGGTCAGTTGCACCTACCTGATAAACCTTAAGGTCACATACCTCAAACTCAGTTGTAGGATATGCTCCTGCATTCTTCCTCTCCTGAACATCCTTGTCAAGTCTTGAATAGTCAGTTACACCATTCTTGAGGAACATTTCAGTATATACAGCCTGGAACTGCTTGTTGTCATCAGTTGTCCTTACTCCAAAGAGAAGTTTAACCTTATTCTGAGGCTGATAAGTAAGGATTTCATTCAACTCTGAATAGTTACCCTTGAAATAGTTGGAAATCTCATCCAATCTTACTTCTGCCTCCTCTGGCTTGTCAATGAGAACCCACTGCTTATTGACATACTTCATTACATTAGGAATGTTGAGGTATGCCCTTATGAAGTTAGTGAGCTGCTCTTCTCCCCAGAAGCATGGTCTATAGTCCTTGTCAAGGTTTGCAGGACCATTGGAATATACAGGAATCTCCTTCTTCTCAAACTGCTCTTTGGTTACCCATGCAGTTCTACCATACTTGTCAATCACCTGAATCTTATCTCCAGCATTGTTGGTTCTATACTGGTTTCTGAGGAAGAATGACACTCTGGTAAGAGCATCAATAGGATTTCCCTGAGAGTCTTTGCACTTGGTACCATCTATCTTGAGGATAAAGTCAAGCCTTACCTGTGCTACTTTCTTCTTGTCCTCTCCAACCTCAGCCTCACCTACATATACTGGGTCATTCTCAAGGGTATTACCATAGAGTTCCTCCAGTTTCTTCTTGTCTGGATTCACTGCAAGTACAAATACTGGTGCTACACCAATGTACCTCTTGACTTCTCCTCCCTCAGAGGATATTTTACCCTTTGCTACTGCAAAAAACAGTTTATTCGTTCTACTCATTTGTTTTGTTTGTTTTAGTTGATTTACTATTAAAGTTCTGGGTTCTCATCTACAGATGTTGATGTATGTCCAGCCCGCATATCAGCAGCTTCTCCCTCCTCTGTATCATCAACAGTTTCTACAGGAACCTCTGACATATTCTCAGTCTGTGAGGCTATCTCATCAGCCTCTCCTGAAAGAATCTGCTCAGAAGAATAACCATGTTTGGTTATGATAGGAGCCTCCCAGAGGTCAATCTCACTCTGAAGAGAATCTATCTGCCTATTAATCTCTTCTCTCTTTGCAAGAAGCTTGCAAATTTTAGCCCTCTTGGGCTTAATAATCTGTGCTGTCTTCTTGACAGCAGCAAGTTCATATCTACTTAATTCCATTTGTATTTATTTTTAGTTGTTACTTCCAAAGTAATACTCCTTCATAGTGTCCACAACATACCCAAGGTCATTAGGTATATACAGTGGAAACATTCCCACAGGAGATTTTGCTGGATACTGTCCATCATCATTGGTTACAAACTCTCTGATGGACTTCTTTTCTTTCTCATCATATGAGGCTTTTCCATAAAGGACTACCTCAAACTTACCCTCAGGAGTAATATACTGGTCAACCATGTTTCCAGTACTCTTATATCTGTAAGACAGACTATCTCCATTCTTATCCTTGTACTCCTCATAATGAGCAAGACAAATCATGTTCTTATCTTCAGGAACCTTGTTGATTGCATCAAAGATAAGTCCCATACCATAGCCAATCTGCTTTGGGGTATCCCATCCTCCCTTGAGAGCATTCTTCATATAGAAGTCCTGAGATATGTAGTTCATATCATCAAGAACTATGTTCTCATAAGGGGAATTAGCAAGCAGTTCAATTACTGCTGCAATGGTCTTTGCATCATTAGAGATAAGTCTGTTCCCAGATGCTATCTCAGCAGGGAAAGTCTTGTCTGTTGGCTGACTCTTAACCTTGGCAATCTTATACTGAGAAGCAGCACCTCTAAAAGGAAGAGGTTTATTCACACAGCTAATCAGATAAGTCTTGGCTGGGTCAAGCCCTTTAAGTCCCAATTCAGGAATAGCACCAATTGAGGTACTCTTCCCAAATCCACTTTTTGCAAGCACTAATGCTTTCATCTACACTTATTTCTTAAAAATTTTTCTCAAATACATAAAGAAAGACTTAGCCTTTCTTTTCATCTTCTGTTTGTTAAGAGTATCTATATAGCCATAGACACTCTCAAGTCCAGCACTGTCTGTTGGTAAAGGAAGTTCATTGAATGTACTTACTGCACCATTGAAGAACAATGGACACATGTTTCCTGCTGAACCATAATCCCTATCTTCAATAACTTCCATAAACCTTATATAGTTCCTAAACTTCTTGATGTCATACCCTTCAAAATCAGGTATTCCATACTTGAACGGTGAGTATAGACCAATCACAAGATTTGCATCTCTGGTGGTAGTCTTACAGTCAGCCAATCCATCTGATGATGGTTTAAGCCTGTTCAGTTTTTGATTCTCAATACCCTCTTGGGCTTGAGCCTGATGCTGAATAAGCACAAATATGAACTGCATCTGATTTCTTAAAGTAATACCATGCTTTGAAAGTTTGTCAATGGATTCCCTCTTGTCCAGACCCTTTTCCAAAGATATGTTAGAAGCATTATCCACTATGACAATCTTGTACTCTTCTGGGTCATCTGGAGTATAAGGTTCAGTAGGGTCAAGTATCCTTACTTCCTCTTCCTCACCAGTCAATTTGTTCTTGTTCTTGACTGTCTTATAATTGTAATGACCATGCTCTTCTGCATAAGCTCTGCACTTTTTGTTTATTCCAGTAGGATTTCTGTCAGTATCTATATATTCCACCATTTCTTCAAACTTCCTTATATAGACCTGATACCTTTCACTTTTAAGAAGTTCAAAGATATGAGGGTCAACTGGCTTGTCCTTATCAGTGCTCTTGAGCTCTGTAGGAGATATGACTATACCATCAAGTCTGAACAGAAGATGACATAAGAACTCATTATACTTCTCTTTAGGACTCATCTCAAGAGTAAAATAGAGAATCTTTGCCTTGAACTCTGGATGTTCAATAGCAAAGAATATAGTAGAATAGACTAACAGGTAATCACATAGTTTTGACTTACCAACCTTCTGATTAGCAGTAACCACTATGTACTTTCCCTGTTCAAATCCAGGAAGTAACTGTTTAAATCTTGGAAATGGCAGTGGAATACAGTTCCACAGTCCATTCATCACTCTATCTCTTCTCCTTTGAAGGTCTTGCAACACTTCTGAAAACTCCATATCAATTCAAGTTAGATGTCCAATCATTTCTGATAGGGTCAAGGTCTTCTGTATTCTCTATAAAAGTAAGTAAATCAGATGTTGATTCTACTTCTCCAGCTTTATTTACTTTTTCAGCCCATATAAAGTATTTGAGCACTCTCATATAAGAATAATCTCCGTTAAAAGATTTTATATATCTTTCAGCTGCGGACAATATCTGTTCATCAGTATACTCTCCATACTTTTTGAAGAAAACCTTAAGTCGTTTAACTATCAAAGAAGTTCCTTCTGCCCAATATTGAGTAGTACCAGGTTTTTTACCTTTTGGGAAAAGCTCTTTTAATTTAATTGCTAATTCCTCGATGTTTCTAGACTCCTTATTATCAGAATCTACAGAGTCCAAATTAACATCTTCAAGTAAACCTTTAGCTTTATCCATTAAAGCATATTTCTTTTCAGTTACGAAAGATTGGCCAGTTGCAGATGTAATATATCCCTTTTTTATTAGATTATTGATAATCTGGGAATGATTTACTCCATTAAGTATTTCGAGCAAAACCAATATTTCTCCAATACAAGTGCCATGTCTAATCATGGCATTTGTTTCAATTGTTATTTTCATATTTCTTGTACATAATCTTTATTTATATTTTCAAGAGCTTTTTGAAGATACTCTTCATCTCTTGTATTTTTATAATAAAGGATATATTGCACAGGGTCTTCTGCTCTTAAGCTTCTACCAAACTTCTGTATAAATCCTCTCTCCTCCCCATCAAGCTGCACAATGATACCTGCCTGTATATTAGTCAAGTTCTGACCTTCCTGAAGCATTCCTACTGCAAAGATTGAGTTAGTCTTTCCTGAGTTGAATGCAGAGATAACCCCCTCTACATCCTTCTTCTTTGAGTGAATACAGTTCTCTCCTCCAAGGAACTCAGCCTGTATAATAGAAGAACAGAAACAGATGAACCTCTTGCCCTCCTTATTGAGTTTGACACAAAGTTCTTCTGCTTCTCTTGTCTTGAGTTCACCAAGAAATCTCTTTCTCTTGGTTCCCCATTGAAGCCACATATTCTTAAGCCTTATGTTGCCCTGATTCCTGAAGTATTGCCTTTTCCAGTAATCAAACTGCTCATTTATATACTCATACTTTTCTTTCTGAGTACATGAAAACTTAAGAACATATCCCAAGTATGCCTTTCTGTTCCTCATATACTTCCACCTGTTGCTCCAAAGGTCTTTTATAACTCCCTTATCTCCAGACTTGGCAGTTCTCAAGTCCATTTCAATAGTCTCAGTTCTGTCAAATCTTTTGAGTTCAAGAGGAATACAGACTATCTTTGGTTCAGGAAGAAAGCCTTTATCAATGGCATCCTGCAAAGTTATCTTGCTCACTTTGAATCTTCCAAAACATCTGGTGAGAGCCTCAAGGACATCTTCCTTGAGAGTTGCAGATAAGGCAAGTACTCTTGGTGAGTTAAGACTTTGCAGAATGTCCTTCCTTGTATCAGACTGAAGGTGATGAGCCTCATCAAACACAATGATGTCCCACTTTGTATCTCTCCAGTTCTTGAGAGAAGCATAACAGATAATCTGAACATGAGGCATTATCCAGTCATATACCAGAGGGTTAAGTCCTTTTTTGAACTCTTCTCTCCAGTTATCCTTATGAGCATCTTCTGCTACTACAATGAGGGCCCTGAACTCTTCTCCATACTGGTTAAACAAATCCATTACAGCATTTACTGCCACTCTGGACTTGCCTATTCCAGTAGCCCATTGTAAAGCCAGATTACCCCTTTCATTGAGGTAATCTGACATTTCATTCTGTAACCTGCTTTTCTGTTCAGTTAATTCTTGTGTCATACAATTCAAAGTTTGAATCAGGATTGTCTGAGGTATAGATGTTCTGTAGAACAAGAAACTCTTTAAGAACCTTTGACATACTATTTATAAAGAAAGAGCAGTCTCCTTTAGGGAAACATACACCAGCTTCAGAATAGTCTATATCAGTATGAGTAATTACAAGATTCATCTTGAGGTTATATCTCTTCTGCATGTTGTCAAGGCAGCAGCCTTTGTTTCCTTGATGCCCTTGAAACTCTGAGTAAGAGCACTCTTAAATGTTCCTGTGTTATCCATTTTTTTTTTAGATTTCTTTCTGTAAAAACATTACTGCACTGTAAACCCAATTCTTCTTCCCCTTTATGAGGTGCCATCCATCATTAGTATATTTGGTTCCCATAGACACTGCTATAAAAATCGAGACTATACATACAAGAAATGCAAGGATGTTAAAAATAGGAATGAGTAGAGAAATGATTAGCAACAGTAATCCCCAAATAGGAAATTTAACTGGTATAAAGCCTTTGCCCCTACCACCGTATTCTGCAAGGTTTCTTGTGCTTACATACAGTATAAGGGCAAAAACTATAGATATAAATATCCACCACATACTACTTGGTTATATCTTTGAATAGAGTAGGAACTGTACCATATACAGGTAGAACACCATTCCACTTTTCTATCCACATCTGTTCAAGCACCTGAGGTGTAAGAGCCTGTGTCCTAAGCAAGTTAGCCTCTTTCTCTGCTCTTGCAGAAACAAGCATCTTCTCTGCCTCTGCCTTTACAAGTTCAAGTTCATTCTGTGCCTTCTGACTCTTCTGTACCATTTTATCTTCACATAAGTTCGCAACACTTATGCAGTTTTCTATGAAACTTCTTTATATTTCTATAAAGTTGAGACTATATCTTCACCTTCAGCATTATCTGTTAAGGGTTTCCCATTTCCATCACCATTAGCTTGTGATGTACTCCCTCTCGGGATAGTCGTTGAACCTTTACTAATTTTAAAAGTATAGATTTTCTTTATTTGAGAGAGAAATTCAGATTCTGTAGAGACATGTTTCATATAATTACAAGTAGGACAACAAGGAACACAGTTATCTAACTGATAACCAATCAGAGGATTCTTTCTATCAATTCCATTTACAGTTATATTGGGTTGAAATCTATCCCCTCTTTTACAAAGGAACTCTTTATCTACCTCTTTAGGAGGTTCTCCACAATAATAACATGGCTGTGATATAATATTATCAAATTCCTCAAATGATAAAGAGAAGTCATGCTTCCTTTTCCTTGCATTATTCATATAATTTCTATATAAATACCTTCTAAGTCCTTCTTGTCTTTTATTTTGAAATTTATTATTTACTCTGTCTCTTATTCTATAAAGTTCTCTTCCTCTTTTAAGATATTCTTGCCCAGAGTTTATATTTACACATCTATATCTAACTTCTGTACATTTAGAAGTTTGTATTTTCTCTTCAGATAATACTTTATAAACTCCATAGATTTCCCCAATAGAAACTATGTATTTTAGAGCATTTTTCTTTATACTTCTGTAATTAGTACTTGGCTGCTGATTGTCCATAATTTATTTCATTTTTATAAAACAAATATAATAAAAATATTTGATTTATGCAAATGAGTAAATAAATTACTTAGGAGTTTCCAGCAATTAAGGAAATATTTTTTATCTAACAATTTCTTGTTAGGAAACCATACATTTTAGCTTCATTCTTTGCTGTAATAGAGGCTTCAAGTGAGGCAGGATACTTAAGACCTGAAGTCATTTCTCCAAGTTCAAAGTTCTCCTTGAACAGCACTTCCCTGAGATAATCTTCTGTAGCCTTTTCAAACTCTTCCCTCTTGGATACCAACTCATCTGTAGTATAATTGCTGAGTTTAATCCTATAGGCATTCTTGACATGAGTATACAGTACATCCCTTATAACTTCCTCCATAGGTCTCCTATATTTTACAAATACCTTAGAAGAAGTACCTGGAATCATGTTAAGGTTGATAGTAGGGTCAATAGTGAACTGAGAACCATCCTTTGCATTGATAGTAAATGGCTCATAGTCTACAGTCTGAATGAATGTAGGATATTCATAGACTGCTGTAGTGATAGGATTATACCATACCATACCAGTTACAAGAGTGATATCATCTACTCCCTTTTTATCTCCATAGAGATTGACCTTGATACCCTCATATCCTGCATTGATTCTTGTACAGGACATTGCCATCATGGTTACTGCTGCAATAACCATAATAAATTTGAAAAATTTACTCATTTGTTTTTAGTTTTTATAAAGTTTGTGAAACATTTTGTGTCTATACTAACCAAAACTAATCCAACTATTGCCAACACTGAGGCAAGATTAGTAATGGTAGATGGAGCACTTAAGCCTGAAAGAAGCATTCCAAAAACAGGAAATACTATTACAAGCCATAGTGCAAATAAGATTACTTTCTTTGTTCTTACTTTCATTAATCTTCAAGGATTGAATAGGTGTAACTTGTGCCTCTCCTATCATCACATATCCTCTGAAGATGAACCTCAAGTCTCTGTTTCTTGGTCATGAGCTTCCAATTACCTTTGAACCAGTAAGGTTGTTCAGGGGATGTCATATAGTCATAGGCATCCTGTGTAAGTTTAATAGTCTGCTGGCAAGATATTTCCTCAAAATCAGGAATATCCGTATGACCTTTCCTGATTGGCTTGAATGCATCTTTACCATGGTATTTTGGGTCCAAATCTTTTTTGGTTATGGACCACTTGACCCTCTTTTTCCCAATGGGTCTTAGGGTTCCTCCCTCTATACCTTGTACAGTGAGAAGAATTTTTGATTGATTGTTCATTAACTATTTAAAGTTTTAACTCTTATGTACTTATTTGTCTTGCTTACTCTTGCAGGCTTTCCTCTCTGAAGGTCATCATACATAAGTTTGGCTATATTGTCAAGATTCATATGAATCTGCTCATATACATCCATCTTATGTCTACGTCCATTCTCTCTTGGGGGCCATGAAGAAAGTATTACTTCATACTCACATCTTGCCCAGAACTGATACTTTGATTCAGCATCAATGAACTCTTTCAGCTTTTCCAGAGTGAGGTCTTTCAATGTTATCTGCCTTTTCTTCCTCTTCTCTTCAAGTCTTCTGTACAGATAAGGCATTATATCATAATGCTCTACTCTGTCAGTAGAAAAGTTCCAAATTACAACTCTATACTCTATCATAATATAAGGTTTTAATGATTTACAAATAAAAAGGACACCTCATTCTGAAGTGTCCTATGGTGGGGAAGGTTTGATTACTCATACTCCCACTTATATTCATATGCTGAGAATGTCTTATGTTTAGCACAATTTGCTATTTTAGAAGACACCCCTTTGCTATACTTTATTCTTCTCTCTTGTACAATATGTTTAGCTGCTTCTTCTGAGAAGTTAAATTTCCTAAGAAATTTATTATCTAATGAATATTGCAAGACAGCTTTAGCTTTACTCTTGCCAGAAGTAACAGAAAATCTTGGATGTCTTTTAATATTATACATATCTAAAATCTTCAAGACAGAACTTTTATCACATCCTACTATCCTTGAAGTTTCTGTTATACTGTTTCCAGATTTATATACCGCAATTACTTCTTTATAGTCAATAGAAAATTTACCTTCTCCTCCAAGAGTTACATTATATCCTTTTCTATAAGTACCTAATTTATTGATATAATAAGACTCCTTTGAATCTGATTCTTCTATACTACAGGTACATAGCAATTCTATATCAAAATTTTCTCTTCCATATTTTAATATAGCCTTATGTAGAGGTCTATTCATAGAAGGTCTAAACAGAGCATCATGGATATGTTGGGAAAATCTGGAAGTTATAGGTAAATGAGTTTTCCCAACATACTTTTTTCCATTTATTTTATTAGTAATACAGTAAATAGAAATCATAATTGTTATATTAAGTAGATTAGCATTACCCAGAACATACCGCGTGGAGGTTCTACTTTTATGTTCCTGGGGAAGGTTTGATTTGAACAAACAATCTTTAGTTTATGATACTAATGCATTAACCTGAAGTAACTCTCAATAACACTATCTCTTCAGAAGTAAAAGCTCAAGAGTTTTTTTTATTATGCTACTTCCCCATTTATTAGTGGAGGTGACAGGACTCGCTAAATATTTCAATTATTAACTTGATAATTCCACGACTTATTCTTATCTTTGCATGATTAATTATATTAACTATGCTAAATTATAAGAAAAATAGAAAACTTATCACTTTTACATGTGATAATTGTGGATGTGAAGCTACTAAACCAGAATCAGAGTATAAAAGAAATTTAAAATTAGGAAGACATAACTTCTGTTCCAGAAGTTGCTCAGTACTTTATGCTAATAAACATAATCTTAATCACACTTCTGATTGGAGAAATAGTGAAGAAGGTAAAAAGCATATATCTTCTCTTTCAGGGAATAAAAGAACAGAAGATACTCCTTTTAAATATACCTTTAGAAATGCTAAAAAGAGGTATAAGAACTTTAATTTGACTATAGATTATCTCAGAGAAGTCTGGAATAATCAGCAAGGAATATGTCCATATACTGGAATTTCTCTTATTTTACCTACATCTAATCATACTAAAGATATTCCTATTGCTAATAGGGCTTCTTTAGATAGAATAGATTCTTCTAAAGGATATATCATAGGAAATATACAATTTGTATCTACTCCTATAAATTATCTTAAAAATACAATGTCTGATTTAGAAACTAAACAATATCTTAAATTAATTTCAAAATATATTTCTAATTTTAATTAGAGATTGGACTATATCATCACCAGTTCTTGGTGCTGCTTACTGTAGGCTCACCTTAGTGTCCTTAGTCTCTGAACCTTCCTCTGTCTTCCCAGAGGCTTGGATGCTGATTAGCATATATGTGTTTCTCAACAGATACTTAGCTTTCCAGCAGTTCAAGCAGTTTTCATCTGCACATTCCTGTGCAGAGGGTCCGAGTAGTTGAACCTGTGTCTTACAAACCTTCAATAATACCTTTATTTATATGCTTAGGATAGTATTTCAATTACTGCTGAAATACTCCAAAAGTCAGGTGGTAACATCCACCCATCATCCACCAAGTATTTGTTTAAGGCACAAATACTAAAGCCAGTTGTTAGGCAGCAACTGCAAAAGAGATTGCTGGTGCCTGCATAGCAGATTTAATATAATCTACAAGGCTTCTAACTGATTTTCTAACTTTGTTAGCATTTATTGGTTTGTGCTTTTTTAAAGTAGGCTGCACATCTACTGCATAAGGTACTACCAAATAGAGTGTAATCAAAACCAAAACACCCCCATATATTTAGAAAATCAATACTGGACAAATAGTTTCAGCATTGTTTTTCTCTGGTTCAACAGTTCTCATAGCTACAACAGAAGATATAACTTTATATCCTTTATATTTTGTAGTAACTATGATATCAGCATCTTCAGGAAACTTCTTAAGCTCCTCAATAAGTTCTTTTACTAACATATTAAATTTATTTAAAAACAAATAGCCATAGATGTTGCATCTTTTAATGCCGTTTTAAAATTATCGCGTACACTAGAAAGACTACTTATCTTTCCTTTTGTGCTCTGAAAATAGATAAAAAATTCAAACTTAAGTTCATCCGTTGGTTCTATAGAGATTATAATATTTTTATCTAAAAGCATATCTAAAGTTTCGGCATATGTGGGAATTCTGAATCTATCACAAGTTTCCCATATAGGATTATTCTCATCCACAGTAAAGAAAGATGGTTTTCCATCATAACTTCCTATACCATATTTGTATAGAGGAAACCCAACATCCAGCATTTTTCTGGCTAAATCTTCTGGGATATAGCTATTATAAATTGACTCCATATACATTACACTTCTAGATTATTTGCATATTCTGACAAGCCAAGCAATCTCATTAAATGCTGAAACTCATGAACATACTTAATTTCAATACCATTAACCTCACATTTAGAGATAACACCCTTGTATAATTTTACTACGACTTTAATATCTCCATTACATAACAATGAGTATGTTTCATTTATGCATAATGCTTCAAATGCACGCAACACTTCAAAACCATTTTTAAGAAAGAATGCTTCTGACAGAAGTACTGCTGAAATATCTTTATCTGAGGGAACATCATAAACTTGACCATCAATACTTATATGCATTTCTTCACCCTCTACATGAATTTCTTCAACAACCCCAACAGCTTCTGGATAATCACAATTAACAATATTGACATAATCACCAAGCATTAATTCTTTTCCGTTTATCATATTATTCTTTTAATCTAAATTAATTTATAAAAGATTTGTCATATCAATGAATTGTGCGCCATCCTCCAAATACTCCATCAAAACATTAAAGTCTTTCATACATTCATCCCATGAACTATATATCTTTGAGTGATATGTATTATTTCCACCATCATGAAGGTAAATAGCCCACCTATACGTATCTGCTTCTCTAACGTGAATATTTGTAATTTTATCTAAATTGACTATACCCTTGTCACTATATTTTAACCACGCCATGATTTATTCCTCCATTGCTTTTCTAAAATTCTCGACATCTATAGGTCTTCCAAACTTATCAAAGACCACATTATCACCAATCCAATTTGCCGCGTTTTCAAGCATCCATTTTGCTCCGTTAATAAACCCGTCTTTAGCGGCTTCATTATAATCATGGTCTTCATACCCGTCAGATGGAGTTATATAAGGGTATTCTACCCTTGCTTTTTCTTCTATTGTCATATTAAACCTCCATTATTTCCCTATCAATCGTCCCAATCAACATAATCATACTTTCCAAAATCACTCATCTTCTTAAACATCCACTCAGCACCAGCCTTAAATCCTTCATATTTGCCATTCATCTTTGCTGAAGTTACTATATCTTGTGAAGATGGCGTGTTATAACCAGTAAAATCTTTTGCCTTTCCATCTATTGACATTTTGTTCCTTCCACTCTATTTTTACTGTTGTTAGATAACCTTCAAGTGACCGCCCAGCAGTTTCTGCATTTTTATATTCACTGTGAATCACTTGTCCAGAATATGCGACTCCACGATTATCGGTATATATATTTACCCAACCTTCTTTTTTCTCTTGGGTGAAAAATAAATCAAATTTAGGCAATAATGGAGAGCTTATACCATCTGAAGTATAAGGATAAACAACTTCTTTATCACCAAAATTTACAAGTGCCATTATTGGTTTTTGACTTCCTCTGTTGTCACAAATTTTATCAGTACAAATAATTCTAACAGGAAGCCCTTCTCTTGTAATAACCTTCCTTTGCGGATTCTTCAAGTATTCATCCAAATTAAACTGCTTCATATTATTCCTCCCATTCAATCTTACATATATTCAATTTATTTTAAAAACACATTGCTGCTGAAACAATCAATATGCCCAGACAAAACACTAACCACATTGCAAGGATGCCCAACATAATCCATGTAGGAATGAGTACTTTATTCCAGCTCCAGTCAATGACATTAGTTATTCTAAGTACAACAAATAAAATTTGTATGAAAAAATACATAGGTATCAACATATCTATTCCTCCTATTTGTTATTTTATGATTATTATTTAAATGATAGCAATTCTACCATCTATTTGCAAAAGAAGTTATTTCTCCGCTTCTATCCATATCTTCTTTGTACCTTTTATAGAACTCCTCTGTTTCCTTTTCAGCTGCCTTTTTTTCTTCAAGAGTTATTTGATGTTCTATAACAAGTTCACCCTTAAAATTTCGAGTAATAAGGTTGGAATATACCTTCGTGTTTTTTGGATACTTTGCTAATGCAGAAATTAGCTCTTCTACTGTTGTTATCATATTGTTATATTATTAAAGTTTCTATTAAAAAACTTCCCTGCTTGGACTCGAACCAAGGACCCTGAGATTACAAATCCGAAGTAACTGTAAACATCACCACAATTAGGGAACATTCTTTACAGTTCTTTTTACATCATGCTCTACCAACTGAGCTACAGGGAAGTTTAGATTGAAAGACACTATGTAACAATCTTTAGAGTCTGTTGAAAGCAAGAGACGCTTGAAGTAACTCTAAATGTCAACAATAGTGCCTTATATAAGATATCATAAGAAAATTTAGACAGAGGTGTTGTTATATGAGAGTTAAAAATTTGCAATTTTTAATGAAGTAACTCTGTCTGTCACTATACAATATCTTTATTTAGTACCAGAAATGAGACTTGAACTCACACGGACATTGCTGCCCAAGGGATTTTAAGTCCCTCGTGTCTACCAATTCCACCATTCTGGCATTTATTATTAACCTTTATTCCAATATTGGTTAGTAATATTAATAGTGTAATTCCATTTTAACCAAGAAAATGAAACTCGCCATAAGTACCAATATTTATGTTGAATTTCTATAGATGGTAATATATAAATCCATCCATATTGGTAAACATCTTCCTTTTCTATTATGTATTTTCCAATTTTCATACGGTTTGTGTTTTGTTTGGGTATAATCTTATTCTGACTGCTCTTAGCATTTTAAGTTATATTTTAATTTCTTTTGTGATAATTTGGTCTACATCAATTTGGTCTACATCTTCATCCGTTGCCTCATATATATAAACTTCAATGCTTTCAATTTCATTAACTTCATGCCACGGAGAATCATTTAACTTATTTAGTAAAGTGCTATCTTTATTTTCAATAGTATGTACTAAATTATTAAATTTTTGAATTACTTCTTCTTTATTTGATGTATCATATTCTCCAATGATTTCTTTAACATCATCATCTGTGAAATTAACTCCGCAATCATTGTAATTTACACATAATTCTATTGTATATTCCATATAATATTATTTTATAAAGTTTATAAAAAGTAGGGAGTAAGGGACTTGAACCCTTAGTCTTGAGTGTATAAGACTCCTGCTTTCACCAATTAAGCTAACTCCCTATTAAAACAGGTATACTTCACAGCAGACCTGTCTATATTCATTTCCTAAAAAAAAAAATAATTCTATATCTCTATGGTGGCATCAAAATCATCCCAATCTTCTACTATACTAATATCTGACATCTCATCATCAATATTGCTCCAGAAATCTCTACCTTCAGGAGTCTTTGCCCAATAGAAAGCTTCATTAACTGTGCAAGGTGATTCATTACCAAGAAGATAGGAGAGTGTCATAGCTGGGGTGTTACCTCCTGCCATACAGTTGTCTACAAACTGAGATAGCCAAGGTTGCTTCAATATCCACTCAGATGCTTTTGGATTGACATTTATTTCCATAATATGTCCTCCTATTTGCCTCTAAGAACCTGTTTGATTCCCTCAGCCATTATAGTTTGCATACTCTGGTAGAACTCCTTCTCAGGAGTCATGCTCCTATCCTTCTTTCTTGAGAGGTTTACCTGTCTGTCATAAGCCTTGATAGCATTCTTGAGAATCTCATCAGTTACAAGATTGTCCTCTGCAAAGATAAGTTTACTCTTGATGGATTCAACTATCTCTGCCATGAATGCAGGTGCTATCTCCATCTCCTCTATAAGGTCAAGGGACTCTTTAAGTTCACCAACCTTATATCCATCTTTGAAGGACTCTTTGATGAACCTCAATGCTGTCTCCTTATCAAGGCAGTCCATAGTAATTACTGAACCAATTCTCTTTCCTCTGAGGAATGTAGGTTCAATAAGTTCTATGTGGTTGGTAGTGAACAAAGTAATGACATTCATATCTTTGGTATCACCACCATCAAGAGTATTCAAAATATCCTGAAGAGATGCATCTCTTTCTCCTCTTGTGACCTGGTCAATGTCCTCTACAAAGACTATCACTCCATTGCATGACCTGTCTATGATTTTCACCATCCTCAAGGTCTCTGCAAGAAGAGCAGGATTCTTAAGATAGATGAAAGTCCAGTTGTTCTTGGTAGCCTCTCTTGCAAGTTTGAAAGCAAGAAGAGTCTTTCCAGTACCATACTTCCCTTCAAACAGACATCCGTACTTAAGAGGAATGCCTGCCTTGAGACATTTCTCAGGATATAGGATTCTTGACCTCAAAGACTGAAGGTCAAACTCTGTCTGCTTTGACAAGACCATCAACTGACCATCTATATGGCTGAGATTGAGTCTCTTAGGCTCTTTGCCTTCCTCTGTTATCTCAAGAGCCTGATTCTTGTAGATAGAGTTTGTAGCAAGGAGTTCCTTTGTCCTATCTACAATATCATCAATCATAGACTGATACTTGGACTTGCACACTCCTGTTATAACCAGTTCTGAAGAATTATTAGAGTAGTTCAACTCTATATAGGAATCATCACCAAGTTCAGGCAATGAAATCCTACCGAAAGGTACTTTTGTTCTTGAGCCATCAGCAAGGATAACATCAAAAGTATTGATATTACCAGAGCCTGAAGGACCTGCATCTTTCTCAGCCCTTACTGAGCCAAATATCTCTTCAACAGCCTTGTTAAACTGGAATGCACCATCAGTCTTCCAACATTTGATGTTGTAATTGAGAGATACATCCTGTTCAGACATTTCTATCTCATTCTTGATGAATGCAAGAACTTCTGCATACTTCATGTCTGACTTGCAGGCTGTAATGATACGCTCTTTCTGCTGCTGTTCAAAGAAATTTACTTTCTTCTTGAGCACATCTTTTGTGCTCTGGATAATTGTTTGTTCCATTGTTTTTTTTTTAATAAATACTTGTCAATATGTTCTTGACATTTTCTATAGTTGTTGTCAAGCATCCAAACTCTATAATTTCACCACTTTTCCTTATGACCAGATTCTTCTGAGGTATGTTATATCTGTCCATGTCACCATAGACAGCCTCTTTAAGAAGGTCATAAGGAACAGCAGTGTTCTTACAGAACAGGATTCTTTTCTCAGGAACATAAATTACATCATATCCCTGAATGTTTCCTACTGTTTGTCTCATTCATCAAAAATATTTTCAATACCTTCATATGCTGCTATGAATGTTAGGAAATTCTCTGAAAAGCCACTTATTTCAGCATCCCAAGCACCCTTATAGTTCACACCATGCCTTTCAGATGATACATCACAGATGTAGTTGTGTTTTCCAAAAGGCTTTGGAACTCTCTTCTCAGGATAATCACAGTCCTGTGAGTCTGAGAATACAATTATTCTATCAAACTCTCCAGTAAACTGTTCTCTTGACCACTCAAGACACTGTCTTGTGAAGATTCCTCCACCTCCAACCCTACTCTTTGCTTCATCTATCTGCTTGAGAAGGTTGAATCCCTTTGAAGGGTATTTGATTACTTCTGATTTATGCTCTTTGGCATAGTCATCACCAGCAGTTACCACCAACTCAAAGTCTTCACACTGGTTTGCAGCAAGCATAGCCATAGCCTTTGCAGCATCAAACCTTGTGAGTTTAGACTTATTTGAGATTGAAGCATACTCCATAGAACCAGAAGCATCAAGTATGAACAGAGTCCTACCAGGAACTTTAGGAAGATTAGACCATGAAGCTATCATAGCATCTTCTATATCCCTCTCAAACTCAGGATTCATTCTGGCTGCCTGCAAGAAATTCATAGGCAATAGCATTGAAGCCTTAAGGTTTTCAAAGCCATATTTTATTACTTTCTTGTCTACACCAGCCTCTCTCATGTTTTTAAGATTTCTCAAGAAAGCTAAACCTCCAATCTTATCTTCAGTGATAAGTTTAGTCCAGGTTTCTTTTTTATCTTTACCAGCAGAGAGCATTGCTTCCCAAGTTTCAGGTACAGGAAGAGTCCTTGAAGCAATCATCTTGAAGAGTTCTGCTTCCTTTTCATCCTGAGGTCTTGGATGAACAAGAAACATTACATCTCTGAGTTTTATTGCAGCATCTCTGTCATACTTTGCAAACTTGTAGGCATTGAAATTATGAAATGCTGCTGCAAGTCCTTTCTTTGCCTGATTAGCCAGTGACTTCTTTCCTCCTTTCCAATATATAGAAAGGAAGTCAGTCAGCATATCTGCTCTTGTTATAATATTTGGTAGCAAGTCTCTTACAAATAGCCTATGTTCAGGGTACTTGCACATCTCAGATGCCAGAAACAAAGGTGTGTGCCTGAGTTTCTGTAGAGTTCTTGCTGCCAAAGCAACAGTATACACATCTTCTGCACTACATAGAGGTATGAGCCTTTCAATCTCTTCAGCAATCTTCTTGCCATCACAATAGGCAACATCTTCCCAAAGAAGATTAGCCAAGGTGAGTCTTTTAAGAAGAGCAATGTTTGACTGCTTAGCAGCAAGAGCACCATCACCTCCAGCAAGTCTTTCATCTGTAAATTTAGATGTTGGCTTGATATTTGGATTCAATTTAGACATAGTAAACTAATGTTTTAATTGTTTAATAAAGGTAAATAAAATAATTGGTATTACCAAATAATTTTACATACCAAACCTTAAATTCCCATTGTTCCCACCAATAAGTTTTTTCTTACCACAATTCAGACATTCACATACTCTGTATCCATTTATTTCAGAGAGTCCAATTGTAAGTAAGGCATTGAAGAATCTTGGGATTCCTGCCCTTTCTCCAAAGTTATTGGTGGTATAAATCTCATGGGCTGTGGTTCTGTTACATATGGGACAGTACGTTTGTACAACTCTGGACATTTCTTGATAGTTCTAACAGTATCTATACTAACTTTAAGTTCTACTTTGTATTTGCCTCTGTCATAATCTATAATAGCCTTGTTCATGCTTGTCTCTATACTTGTGTAAGAAACAAGCACACATAAGCCAAGTGTGACTATAATGAGAAGCCAACTTATGACTTTCAGTGCTTTGTCTGTTTTTTTCTCAAAAGGTGGGAGGCACATCTTACAGACTATACCAAATCCCATCCATAGTAACACACTGAATATAAATTGTCCATACTCCATTATAATCTCACTTTATAGTAGTTAAGCTTTGATTGTAGTTCATCTATAGGGTAATTGGTCTGAATATGCTTGTATATAGTTTTTAATTTACTTTCATAATACTTGTCAGTAGCATACCTATTACCATTAATATCTATAAATGACTCCAATAAATCTTCTACTGTCTTGTTTTGAAGATAATTAGAATCAAGAAGTTGAAGATACGGTTCTACAGAATCATTAGGATTAGCATACTTATGAGAAATATCCGTAAGGCTATGTTCATCATAAGCACCAACATTCCAAACACTATTGGTTCTATAAGCAAGACCTTTTGTCCCAAAATGAGATTCAAGTTCTCCTTGTCCAAGAATGAATGATATTGGTATTCCGTACTCTTCACACTTTTCTACCAAGATTAAGGCTCTGAGTCCTGAGTTAGGAGCTACAGAATCAATATAATGCTGTGTAGCATCTACTAAATCTGATTTCACTCCCTGATAACTTACATGAAGTTCTCTCATATATTCTGTAGCAGTATCATAGGCATTATCTTTCTCCTTCTTTGGAAAAGACCAGGAGAAAGATAACACTGCCATGATAGCCACTATAAGAATACAGATTGAGTTCAGTGTTATTCTGAATTTCTCAATGTTCATAATCTCCGATTTAAGTTCAACATGCTCTGGATAGCACTCCAGAGTTTTACATACCAAGGCTTATGAGCCTCTGTATAATTCCTGTATGCCCTCTCTTCAAGAATATCCCTTGCTAATAGGTCTAGGTCAGTAGATTTTCTGTAGTATCTATTTGCAACAGCCATTCTGGAAATACCCAGTGCATTTGCTACAGCCTGAAAAGTTACAGCTTTCTCATTGTGACTTCTGACCAATGCCTCAGCAATAAGTCTATCTTCTTTTATTGTCCACCTCATAATTGTTTATCCTTTCTTTGTTTTTGCGCTTTGAGTCTTGCTCTTAAACCTTCATTCTCTGCTATTGGCTTATAAGCAAGATTCATAAAATAATGAAGTAGTGAGAGTACACATACTATGCAGAACCAAGTAAACAGAAAATCATATACTATATTTCCTGATATTGGCATAAGATGGTATCTTAGACCTTTTGTGGTGAACATAATCACCAGCACCACATAATGACCTAAACAATAAGGACAGTGAATAAGTTCTTCTATCTTTCCACCTATGTGGTCTTCTATAAGATTTCTGAGCCATTCAAATATACTTGTAACACTTATTGTATAGGATATACTGGCTGCACACAATGCTACAGCTAGTATATAAGTCCAATCACCAGACATAGTAATTATTCGGATTGTGGTCCTTTACAGAACCTTTATATGGGCCTTCATATATTTCCCCTGCTACATCTGCCAGTCTCTGCATCACGTCAGGTCTAGATATGATGTCACCATCTTTTATATTCTCATAGTCTTCAGGGACTATTGCATGATAGGGGTCTTCATTAGTGGCACCACATCCACATTCTGATACGTATGTGATGTTTATGACCTTCTTTCCAGTCTTATGAGGTATTTCCTGAGATTTGATGTTTTCAAACATTTCTTTGAGATTCTCCTCTTCCTGAGGTTCTTCTCTCTTTATGAATAATTGTCCTATTCCCATGTTTTGATTGTTTTAGTTAAGATAGGTTCAGATAGTTCTCCATTTCTTTCTTTGATGATGGAGTAGGAAGCCTTGTCTACAATACCCTTTATAAGAGCACCAGACAATTTTCCATTAAATCTGCTGTACGCTTCCTTAGACATACTCTTAGCCAGCTTATCAACACTTCCAGATACAGGCTTGCCTTTAAGATATATCTTGAAAATATCTTCTGCATCCTCAACTGTAGGTCTTGAAATTTCAAGCCTAAGGTCAATTCTTCCTGGTCTTATGATTGCTGGGTCAAGAGCATCCTTGAAGTTGGTAGCAAGGATTATAAAAGTAGAATTACCTTCAAATCCATCAAGTTCACTCAAGAATGTAGGAACAATGGTGAGGTCTACATCTGATGACCTTCTACTGCCTCTTGCATTAAGGACAGCTTCTGCTTCATCAATAAATATGACTGACCTCTGTTTCCTTACTCTGTAGTTCTGTCTTGCCCTTGAGAACATACTCTTGATATTATTCTCAGTTACACCAACATATGGACTGAGCATTTCTCCACCTTTCAAATAAATAAAAGAGTCTGGATTTAACTCAGCACCATCAAGGAATGCTGATGCAATAGCCTTGGCTACCATAGTTTTACCACATCCTGGAGGACCATAAAGAAGAACTCCTCTTGATGGTTCAAGACCCATTCTCTTGAGAGAATCAGGATGTTTTATAGGTAGTTCTATAGCATCCCTTATCTGTGAAATCTGGCTCTTGAGACCTCCAATCTGCTCCCATTTGATACGTTCAAACTCTACAGGCTTGACAGGTTTCTCAAGTTCTTCTGGGAGAATACTTATAATCATATTCTTGTTTACCATTACCTTGTCTCCTGTCTTTGGGTTTTCATCAAGTTTAGGTGATTTTGGTATAATTACCTCATTACCATTTACCATAACTCGATAAAGTCCATTGTACTGAGAGATGACAACACTTTCCATGAAAGGTCCATCCATTACCTTCTCAAGGAATTCTTCGTACTTTGAGATTTTATCTCTCAAAGCATCAATTTCTTCTTGATAAGTCATTTCAGCACCTCCTTGTTAAATGTTGATACTACTGTGAAGGACTTTTCTCCTTGAGAAATTCCTTCTTTTTTTTTCTTGTTACACATTGTTTTTTTTTGTGTTAAAATAATGACTCCACTGGGACTTGAACCCAGATAACCTACCTTAAAAGGGTAGTGCATTAACCAATTATGCTCTGGAGTCCTCCAGACTACTTGTCCTTGTCAGTGTCACTCTTTGGACCATCAGTAACCACCATATCAAGCATCAGTACAGTAGTCAGCATACTCCTAAGAGCAGGAGTTCTTTTAAGAGCTGACACAAATGCTGAAATGAGATTCTGGTTCTCTCCAATCACTGCACATGTTAATGATTCCTCATCTGTTGCAAGGATTATACATCCTCTATGTTCTTTGTCTTCAGAAGCCCATTTGACTACCTTCTCACAGGCATCTACTCTCCTCTGTTCACCTTTGGTTGGTGTTCTCTTGTCTCCTATGACTATTTCTCCTCTTCTTTTGATTTGTTGAACATATCCAAGAGTCCTCCAAGAGGTCCCATCAAGCTATGAGCTACCAGCCCCCTGATGTCCTCATTATCTTTCAACATAGTTCCAAGGGATACTGTTATAAGACTTCCTGGGCCGACCACACAGCATGAAGACTTTCCTGCATCTTTCTCATTATTCCTGTCACCAAGGATGACTACTGCACATCTGTTGTCTGAATCCTGCTCATACCAAGAAATGACGAGCTCATTGATTTTCTCCTTCTGTTCATCAACAGAGAGAGACTTGAAATCTTTTTCTTTCATTTGTTTTCTTTTTTAAGATTAATACTAATATATTAAAGAAATGTATTCTATTTAAAAAGGGCTATGCAATAGTTTGTGGAGTGTGATTGCCCAAAATTTATGAAGTAACTCCACTATTCAGCAATAGCCCTTTGTTTTCCAGTTAGTCTTGCAGCTTTAGCATTTCATATGCCTTTCTGACATCTTCCTGCTTCTGGAAATATACTATTCCCGGGTACATCACTCTTTCATGTGTTTATAAATCTTCTCCATTTGGCCTGTTATTGAGATTTTCATAGAAAATGGCAATATAATAATTATTAATCTCATGGTAAATCATAAACCACACCATTCCCTGTGTGCTATTTTCCTTTAGATAGAATACAGCATCATATCTTTTATTATGTACTGATATTTCATAAGAAATATCTTCATCTTCTGGGATAGGTTTATTTCCTACAGCGGTAATATATTTACTATTATTGTTGAATTGCTGAAGGAGATTGTTATATACAACACGAATATTTGCTTCATTTGTTCCATCTATACTACAAACTGTTATTCTATCTACTTTATTTTTATTAGTAGATACAAATATTCGAGAATACTGGCCATTGAATTGCCCTATAAGACAATCATTGAATGAATCATACCCAAATCCCTTTTCCTTCAGTTTCTGAATTACCTGTGTTTTACTCCCATCTACAGGAATACCCATAAATTTAAGGACATTGGAATTTGTCTGGGCTGAAATAGCTATACTTGCAAATAATGCAAGTAGCATAGTTATCAATTGTTTCATAATATTGTGATTAAGACTGTTATTTTATTCGTGGTATCCACAGTTTGGATAGTAGCATCCATCATACATACTATCACAATTAGGACATCTGTATTCTGGTTCCCAATCTAACCCTTCTGATGTTATCTCTTCAGAAGGGTTATCTAAAAGTTCTATATTATTCATGTTTTGTCTTTGTTACAACACACATTAAGTTATAGAATCTTCCTCTTCTAAGAGTATATTCTGGCTTTTGAGGAAATTCCATAGAGTACTTTACTTCCTCTGTTGGAATTGATTTCTTTTCAAACTGTTTCATCTAAATCTTTTGGATTAGCCTTTAATAATGTTATCAAATCCTCTTTAGAGATAATATCTTTGCAGAGGAGCATTAAGCAGAATCCCACTCCATATATTATTAAGAGGGGGATTATGTTGTAGCTATCAGCTGTTACTAAAAAGAACAGCCAATATATTAAGGTAAAATACAACAGTATTCCCTTAATAATAAGTGAGAATGTTTTCATAACCTTTTCAGATGAGGATTACTTTATATCCATTCCTCTTCAATTTTGTAGAGATTCTTATATGCAACTAAATCTTGCCCTTCACTCTCAACATAATCAAAAGAGATTCCAGTATCTTTTAGAACAGAGATAAATCTTGGTCCCTCACTTGCATTAGCATTTACCAGCTTTGCAACTGGTACTCTGCCATATGCTTCTTTTATGAAGACTTTTACAGATTTATCCTGATACTTCTTAGCAAAGTCCTCACAGATACTTTTCCAGTATTCAGGACCTTCCTTTGTTTTACCCCAGTTAAAAGCTCCTCCAATGAAGGCTTTAGGAGTACAATTATTCTTTGAAACTTTTTTAATGTAACTTCCAAAGTTTCCGTACTCAGAATTTACATACTCCTCAAAGAATTTAAACCAAGGTTGTTCCTTGGCTATTCGCAGTGCTCTTTTAATGTTCATAATATATGTTTTTAGTTGAACTTCTAATGAATTATACTTTTGGTTTCAGAATAAATCTTACTTATAGTTACACCGCGTAAAGGTAAGTATATTGTAACCTAACTGCCTTTGCATATTATTATATGTTGTAATGTTGATAAGGCAGTTCTATCAACTATATAGATAATATGTTTATACTAATTGTACACTTAGTACAAATCCCGCTACTCTAACTAGTTAGCATTTTAAGACTATTGGAACTAATAGTCAACCAATCGTGCCTCTTATTGATTGGGAGTCACCCTTACCTCGGCTATTAAGGATTTTTACACCTTGCTATATAAATACAGTAAGAGAATATTTATATAACCATTACTCTGTTTTCCTATACACAGAAAGGTTTTATTTTGCAAAAATACTTATCAAATTATAGAGAAATTGTTGGGCTGATTCAACTTTTAGTCTAAGATTTAGTAAGTAGTTATGTTTGTGAAAGAGCCAAGATAGTCATATTAATAGACTATGTAACTCTTTTTCAAAAGGGTATAGAAAGCTAATAAAGGGGAAGGTTTTTTATAAAGCCTCCCTAATTGTAGCTAACTAATTAATAATTAAACAATTAATCCTCAACCAATTGTAGCTAAAGGATTAAAAGTAAAAAAGAAAAAGGGGACAAAGTCCCCTCCTCTCTCTTCTATTAGAACTTAAAGGTAACTTCCTGTGCTCCTCCCTGATACATAAGAGAGGGAACCCAAGTCTGTCCTCCATCCTGAGAAACTTCCTGAACTACTACAATCTTGTCAGGATTAGGCATTCCATTGGTCTCAAGGTCCTTTGCAATGGCATTAGAGACTGCACAAAAGTTCTTCTGGTCATCAGAAACACCGAAGTATTTCTGAGTACCATCTTTGTGCTTGAAATACTCATATTTACCAGAGATTTTCTCTCCAGTGACTTTGTCATACATGCACCTTCTTACAGGTACAATGCTGATGTTCTGAGATTTCCAGGACTCCTTCAAAGACTCAATAGTCTGAAGATTTCGATACATTGGTTCCATAATAAATAAGGATTAAAGTTAAACATACAGGGGGACTAACCCCCATTGGTTGATGGCTGGGGGAGGTGGATGGGGGTTATCCTCCATCTACATAAATCCAAAAAAAAAATTAAAAAAAAAAACAAAAAAAAAATAAAGAAAAAAAAATCATTTATATATTTGGATATGTCAGTTTTTTTACTTACCTTTGCAATACTGAAGATACTACAGAATCTTCACCTCTGCCAGCTGCTATTGGAAGCAATGAAAGCCTGGTACTGGATAGGGTGGGAAGGATATGACCCTATGTGAAAACTGTCCTTAAATATAATGTATGTGACCTGCCAATCTGTATGAGAAAAGGCTGAGGGTAAAAGGTCTATAGGGGGATAAAAGAACGCCATACTGAAATTTTAAGGATAAACCTACTGGTAACAGCAAGGTGAGCTGGGTAACTCTGGCTTAGGGACTTTTATATACAAAAGTAAGAGTAGAAGATTAATAAAATGGAATTCAAGAACAGAACTTTTAAGTTTTTTGGACAAGTATGGTCTATTAAATTTGTAGACCATGCTCCTATGACAGAAGGTCAGGTAGAAGGGGCTTTTAATAATGGTGTAATAATACCAACTGAGAGAACTATATGGATATCAACTAAGTGGCCTAATGGTAAAGCAATAGATAAAGAAACTATTGAGAATACTGTTAGACATGAGTTAGTTCATATGATATTCCTCAATGGACAATATTTAAATTGTTATGATGATGAACCTCTTGTAGAATGGACTGCCAAAGCTATAGGACAATTGATTAAATCAAACCTAATCTCATAGGTCTAAAGAGCATAAACTGACATACAATGAAAATAATTTATAATAGATTTATTCCTTTCAAGGGATTCTCTGTAACTAATCTGTTTGGAACTCTCTTTGTAAGACAGGAGAAGGGAAAAACTAAACCTTATGTATCTCCAAGAACTATTAATCATGAGTCTATTCATACAGAACAGATGAAGGAACTTGGGTATGTATTCTTTTATATATGGTATTTTATAGAGTGGCTTTTAGAGGTACTATTGCCACCTTATAATAAGGCTTACCATGATATATCTTTTGAAGAGGAAGCATACAACAATGAGAATAATCCTAACTACTTAAAGAGTAGGAAAAGATACAGTTGGATTAAATTTGTCTTTAACAAGAAATTAAGAAGAAAGTTAAAATGAAGTGGAATGACCTTACAATGAAAGAAAGGTCAGACTTGATGAGCCTATTTCTGAAAGCAGGAGTAGGCTCTTTGTCTGATATGAAACATATATATGATGGTACCAAAGACACTGAGGGGGGATATTCAGAGGATACTTTGGAGAAAAGGAGAGAAGTTCATAGTAAGCATGACCCAACTGGAGGATGGGGAATAGAAAGAGTTTTTTATTCTAATGGAAATCAAGCTGAAGGAGAAGAGGACCAATATTGGAGAGCTTATCTGGGATTGGATAATATAGTTCCTAAAATGAATCCAAAAGCTAAAACTTCTTGGGATGATAAAATAGAATATGAAAAAGCTAAAGCTGGAGAACCCCCTTCTGAATTTTATGGTACAACTCCTAAAATGGACCAATATATTCAGGCTATTGCAGATACTACTAATACAGGTAAGATAGTAAGGAACTATGATGAATATAAAAAAAGATTTCCAAATCTTAGTAGTAAAACCCAAGTAGAGTATTTATATAGAGCAGGCAAGAAGGTGATGGATAATCCTAATAGATGGACTCAGGTTAGTGAGAAAGGAGAGAGATTTGGAAGAACTAAAGATGAAAGAAGAGCAGGTCAGTTTATATTAAAAAAAGATTTAGAAAATAATGAAATTGCTCCTTTAGGAATGCTTGCAAATTTTGGGATGATGTGGGACCCAGATGAAAAAGCTTTATATATACATGATACTTATGATTTTCCTACAATACCAAGAACCCTAGGAGGTATCCCAGAAAGACCTAGAGAAATGAAAATAAGAGGAAGGATATCTTATGACCCGAAGAAGGGTTCATATCTTTTAAGAGATGATATGAAGAATTTTAATAATGGGGCTAAAGGTATAGGAATGAGTGATTTGTATTAACTTCTATAGATAAATTGTATAAAAATGTAAAATAAATTTGCATATATCAAATTTTTTACTTACCTTTGTAGTACAATTTAAATAAAGAGAGGATGAATACAAAAAGATGGATTGCACTTGCTATTGTAGCAGTGGTAGTAGTTGGGTCACTTGGACTTATTAAGCTGTTCCCATTCTGGGCTACACTTGCCTGCCTTGTTTCAGTGATTGCTGGATTTGCAGCAGGTTATCTCTTTAAGAAAGATATTATCAAAGAGGTAGAAAAGGTAGTTGAGGTAGTAAAGGAAGTGCCTGTAAAGGCAACAAAGAAAACTATTAAGAAGGCTTAGTCCTTCTTATACTGAAGGGTGGTGTAACGGTAAACATTCCTGTCTTTGAAACAGGTAGATGAAAGTTCGAGTCTTTCCCCTTCAACAAACTGATTAAGAACCAGCCTACAGATTCCAGACATATATAATTAAAGTGTACATTATAGTTATATATGAATAGTAGGTACCCTGGGATGTGGTGTAATGGTAGCACTACAGATTCTGGCTCTGTCTGCTAAACATGAGGTTCTCTCAGGGGGATATGTTTCAAGTACATTGCTCTCCGCAATATGATTGTTATAGGGAAGTACAATAA